TGCTACTGGACCTCAAGGCGCTCAAGGAAATCAAGGCGTAACCGGTGCTACTGGACCTCAAGGAAATCAAGGTGTAACTGGTGCTACTGGACCTCAAGGAAACCAGGGTGTAACGGGAGTTCAGGGTGCTACTGGACCTCAAGGAAACCAGGGTGTAACAGGGGCAACTGGACCAGCTGGATCTACAGGGGCAACTGGAGCAACTGGGCCTCAAGGTGCAACAGGAGTTCAAGGCGCAACAGGACCAGCTGGTGGCGGAGGATCTGCTTCTGGTGCAGCCCTATTTCCAACCTCGGGTGCTCTATTTAACTCTGTAGCACACTGGGGTACTGCTCCTTACATTAAGGATAGTCAGGTCATTCTTGATGATGTTGGAAATTTCACGAATGTCAGGTCTATACAGTTCAATGGGGCTACCTCTGGTGTTGGGCCTGTTCCAGTTCCAACTTCTATTGGAACTCAAACTGTAGATTTAACAAAAGGCCAAAAGCTTAGAGCCTGGGTATCAACTGATACGACTTTTCGAATAATCCCACCTACTGGAGTGGGAAATTATCAATTACAGATTACCCATCTTTCGGACAACATTAACCTCTTTTGGCCTTCGAGTGCTACCGGAGTAGTTTGGCAGCACAACTACATCCCATCTTTTAATTCAGCATCTGGATCAAATGACTTCGTAGCCTTGATAGGCGATGGCTCAGTTGTTTATGGCTCGTTAGCTCCAAACTTTGGTGCATCTGGACCATTGCCTGGAGCTGGTGCTACTGGACCTCAAGGAGCTCAAGGCGTAACTGGTGCTACTGGACCTCAAGGAGCAACAGGCGTTCAAGGCGCAACAGGACCGACAGGGGCTAGGGGTGTAACGGGTGCTACGGGACCACAAGGCGTAACTGGTGCTACTGGACCTCAAGGAAATCAGGGTGTAACTGGCCCAACTGGACCACAAGGCGTAACCGGTGCTACTGGTCCTCAAGGAAATCAGGGTGTAACTGGAGCAACAGGACCCGCTGGACCTCAAGGTGCTACGGGGGTTCAGGGTGTAACTGGTCCAGCGGGTGGTGGCGGGTCAGCATCTGGAGCTGCAATAGCACCTACAGCAGGAGCTACATTCAACTCATTAGCCCGTTGGGGTACTGCCCCCTCCCTCAAAGATAGTCAGATAATTCTTGATGATGTTGGCAATTTAACAAATGTCAGATCAGTACAATTCAACGGTGCTACGATAGGGATTGGACCTGTTCCTGTACCCACAGCTATTGGAACTCAAACTGTAGATTTAACAAAAGGTCAGAAACTTAGGGCTTGGGTATCAACTGACACGACTTTTCGAATAATTCCACCTACTGGCGTGGGAAATTATCAGCTACAGATTACACATCTCTCTGATAATATTAACCTGTTCTGGCCATCAAGCGCCACGGGGGTAGTTTGGCAGCATAACTATGTCCCATCCTTTAGTTCTGCCTCTGGTGCGAATGATTTTGTAGCTCTAATAGGCGATGGCTCAGTTGTTTATGGCTCGTTAGCTCCAAACTTTGGTGCATCTGGGCCACTACCAGGGGTTGGTCCAACAGGTCCAGCTGGAGCAACGGGAGCAACGGGACCTGCAGGTGCTACTGGAGCTGGTATTCAAGGTGCTACTGGAGCTGCTGGCCCAACAGGCCCTGCTGGTGTAACTGGTGCTACAGGACCTCAGGGTGCTACAGGACCTCAGGGAGTTACGGGTCCAGGAGCTGGTGCTACAGGACCTCAGGGAGCAACAGGTCCAACAGGACCAGCGGGTGCTACTGGAGCATTACCTGCTAGCATAAACCTCCCTATAGGGACTGCGTCTTTCACTGGTATTTCGATCCCTACAGTTAGCTCTGGAACTTTTACAGCAGTAGCAACTAGCTTCGCAAATGTAACGAATAAAGCAGTAGGTAACCTCATTGGGTTATTTATTGGCCAATTCTCGTCTACTGGCCTTTCGACTGGTCTAGGTGCTCCAGTTCAAGCAAGAGTAGTTATTGATAATATCCCAGGCATTCCGTTTACACTGTCTTTACAAGGTGTAACTGGAATCAATGCTCCTATAACTGCTCAGCATGTGATTAGTTCTACAAACGTAGGTGGACATACTGCTTGGATTGAGGTATCGAAGCAGGGAACATCAAGCAGGCAAGTTTTCGTATCAGGTAATCTCAGTTTAATCTCTCTTGAGGCTGCAATAGGTGCAACTGGTGCTACTGGCCCATCTGGTGGTCCTCAAGGAGCTACTGGGGTTCAAGGAGTAACTGGTTCTACAGGTCCAGCTGGAGCTCAAGGGGCTACAGGGCCAACTGGACCAGCTGGTGCTACTGGACCTTATGTAGGTACATTTAACGGGACTAGCTACCAACTTGGAACAGGAGATATCCTTTTTGAGGCAGCCCTTTTAAGTGGTCGAGATTATTTCGCTATGGGGGTTAGGACTGGATTATCTGAGATTCATGTCCCATCTGGAACAGGGCATGGTGTTGGCTTTATTGGAAATGCTGCTACAGCCCCACTAGGAACTGTTAAACCAACTGGTGGTATTTTGATCTGGGCATATGCGGCTACATCTTATTCAAACCTGTATATGATGAATGGTAATGGTGGGATAACAATCCTAGGTTAACATGAAATATCTGTATAACGTTCGTTCAGAAACCGATCCAAACACCTCTCAACCTTCTACTACAGGTGTTACTACAGTAAATGTAGCAACCTTTAATAGTTGGCTGCAGCTTGGTGGTGTTCCAAACAATGCGATCATTTATGTAAAGGGAATCCTAATTGGCGTAGATGGTTCGGGAAACGCAGCCACTATTGAAGTGGCCAGACCATTTAAATTCTCGTCAGGTGTTTTATCTGCATTAGGCACCTTAAACGTTATTACAGGTGCTACTGGAACCTTAGCTACAGCTATCGCATCTCTTGTGGCTAGCAGTCCAGCTATTGTTCTTCAAGCGACTGGGGTTTCAGCTACAACCATAACTTGGTTTGGGCATATTTATCTCTTTTCTAATTCATATTAATCAGTGATTAGATGTCAATTAATGTAGGCGCACATACTCATGCAGGGGCATTATTTGGTGCATCATCTGTAACTTCGGGAGCTATAACAACCCAAGCTACTGGAAGTACCTTTTTTATTGGGGTGGGGGTTTACAGTTCTGCGAATACAATTACGATAGCTGATAATAAGTCGAACAGTTTTCCCCAGGTTGGGACAAACGCTTCATTTGCTCCAGATAACCAGCTACAGCTAGCAATCTTTCTCTGTGTAAATGGCTCTGGTGGTGCTGGTCATACATTTACTGCAAATTTATCACCAAACTCTGCAGTTGGGTTGTGGGTGGTAGAGATTACTGGAGGAGCGTTATCTGGTATTTTAGATCAAAATCCAGCAGCTAATAGTTCAACAACTGACCCATACACCTCTTCAGTAACGGGAACGTTATCCCAACCCAACGAGCTGTTAATATCCCAAACCTTAACCTATACTAGTGCAGATGGTGAGGTTCTTAACTGGGGTAACAGCTTTACACCGTTAGATGCTGAAGGCCATGGTTCAGATTCAGTTACCGGTGGAACTGCTTATCGGATAGTATCTTCAGCAACAACTTACCAAAGTTCTTTTTCAGCTAGTGGTGGGGTTACATCAGGAGCTCTTACTGGTATATACTCATTCAAAGAACTTGGAGCTGGATTGATATCTCGAACGACTCAAATGTCAAGCAGGAATGCATTGGGCTCTAGAAGCATTTTGGCTGCTTAATGTCTATTTTCCCTTTAAGTGTTAGCAGCTCTAGTCGATATTTTCAAACAGCTGCTGGTGCACCGTTCTTATTTAACGAATGCACTGGGTGGGGTTTATTTCAATCTCTATCTACAGCAAACGCTAAAGATTTTGTTGATAGGAGGGCAAATCAAGGTTTTAATACCATGAAGATTAGTGTCATATCTTTTGATACTAGTTTTCCTGGATCTCCTCCTGATTGGCAAGGAGTACCACCTTTTACTACTCCGGGGGATTTTTCTACTCCTAATTCAACATATTTTTCACACGTGGATGATATGTTGGATTACCTAAGGACCAAAGGTTTTTTTGTGTGGTTGGTGCCTGACTATTTAGGTTATTACGCTTTTACTAACCAGGGGTGGGGAGATACCATTAACACACAAAATAACACTACCAAAATGGCATCTTTTGGAACCTATCTTCAATCAAGATATGGATCAAGAGATCATGTCGGGTGGTTGCTAGGTGGGGATCAGGTTCCTGGAACAGGGGTGGGATCTAGCGTTAATCTTTCACTGCAAAACTCGCTAAAGAATGCACTTCTTACAGGTAATACACTTCCAGTAGCTGGTCACTATGCTGGTGATTATCAAATTGGTGGTGGATCAATTGATCCCATTCCAGGAGGGATGCTATCCACTGATTTTGCTAATGATGCTTCTGTGATGAGTTTTAGATCATTATATTCATATAACCCTTCTAGCGGTAGCCCACCTTATTCAAGAATTCTAACTGGTTACAATGCTTCACCAACTTTACCTACAGGACCTATTGATCAGAGTTATGAGTCAGGTCCTGGGATTGGGCAGCCACAAGGTGACCCATTAACGATTAGGCGAAAACTTTGGCAGGCTATGTGTTCTGGAGCTTGCAGCCTTTCTTACTGTTATGGTTCATTGTGGTATCAATTTTCCGATTGGGTAAGTGGTTCTCCAGGGCAAAGTCAAGCAGTTCTTGCTTATCAGTTTTGGTCAAGTATACCTCAGCATACACTAGTACCCGATCAAAGCAGTTCAGTATTCACTTCTGGTAGAGGGACGTATTTAAACGATAGCTACATCTGTGGAGCTTCAACACCTACTCTAGCGACTGCCTACTTCCCCAATGGTGTAGGTTCATCTTTGGTAGTAAATATGTCGACATTCTCAACTAAGATGAGAGCGAGGTGGTTTGATCCTACAGCTTCTAGTGTTTCTACAGGTTTTACGTTAATTTCAAATTCGTTGCCAAATAGTGGGACACATTCATTCAGCACACCTGGCGGAAATTCAGGTGGGGATAGTGATTGGCTGTTGATATTGGACTCAGTTACAAGTACCGTTTCCCCAACTTTCACCATGGCACCTTTTCTTTGTAATAACTTTTGATGTACATCAAATGTGTAATCAGGACAGACTAGGTACCAGAAGTTGGCTAATTAACTTATGACAACTTTTCCATTGAGTGTTAACAATTCTGGTAGATACTTACAAACAGCAAGTGGCTCTCCTTACCGAATCAAGTCTGATGCAGGGTGGATTACCCAATGCAATTTCGATACCTCCACTCAAAATTCATATCTTGATGGAATCAAGGCGTTAGGCTTTAACGCCACCACCTTGATGGGTATTGTTAAGAACTCTACTAGCTGGGGTGATGTAAACGAACCCGCTAATTTTGACGGTGATCAGCCATTTACTGGTGCTACTTTCTCAACCCCAAACTCTGCTTATTTTTCTAAACTAAGCGATTATATTGACAGAGCCAACTCCCGTGACTTAGGTGTTATGTTTTTTCACACCTATGCAGGGGCTGGATCTGATGGTTGGGATGCTGATTTAATTGCTGCTAGCAACTCCACCTGTTTTAACTGGGGTGCCTATCTTGCTTCTACATTCACTCAACCAAATATTATTTGGATGCATATGGGTGATCGAACAGCAAGTGGCACATCATTAACAAGGTGGCAAAATATCATAGCAGGGATTCAGAGTGTTAGTCGTAATCGATTAGCAGGATGCGAGCTAGACGGACCAAACTCGATTATAACTAGCCAGTCTGGTGTAACTCTCGGAGTAAACCCTTCAACATCAGACATGCAAATTAGCTCATTTTATGGGCAAGGTGCGAGTCAAAATGGGTGTACTTATGTAGAAGCTTATTCTTCTTACCTACTTTCAGTGGCTGGTACATGTGGGCCAAGTTATCAAACTGAGCCTAACTACACAAATGCTTTTTATGACCCTAAGAATTCTAGATCTGATATTAGATCTATGATTCACTGGGCCTTGTCCAGTGGGGCTTTGGGTGGGACGAATTTTGGTGAGGATTTGAGGTGGGATGGAAGGCCAGGAATTCTTACCTCTCTAACTGCATCTGCCACTATTGATCAAAGTTATTGCAACGCATTCTATGATTCGATAAAGTGGTGGTTGTTAAGGCCCAGTGGTACCAGTTCAAGTAGTCCAATCTCAGGTGCTGGTAGCTATGGTACTGCGAACTGTGGTAGAACCCTCATTGTTTCGGGTCAGGGGAGTGGTACTTCTTTTATTTCGGCTTGTATGACAAGCGATGGATCACAACTTTTCTCTTACATTCCACCAACTGGTACAGGTACAACTACCTTTAGTGTCGATTTACAGAGTATGGCAGGTTCTACTGTATTTCGATGGTGGAACCCCACTACTGGAATTATGGGATCGGTGATTGGTACTTACCCCAAAACTGCTTCATCACAGTCTTTTACCACACCTGGAGATAACGGAACAGGTACTAATGACTGGTATTTAGTTGGTACTTTAGTGGCTGATACTTTTCCAGCTTCGACTGGTTTGGTGACTGCCCCCTTTCTTTGTGCTAATTTTTGATGCAATATCAAACTAATTTTCCCTTAAATCAGTCGCCAATTTCCGAAGGCGGGGTGTGGGGACATGTAGGTCTTGATTGGACCTTGGTTAACACTTCTGGCGGAGTTGCTTTTGGAACACAGACTGGTTCAGATGGTTTTAATGACTCTTATGCCTTACTCCAGTCCACCTACGGGGACACTCAAACTGCTACTGGTGTAGTATCAAGAACTGGTGGTGCTATTACTTCAGCACACGCAGAGGTAGAATTACTTCTTAGATGGACAGATCAAGCTCACTTTTCTAGAGGATATGAATTCAACTTAGCTTTTGATGGAAGCTATGCCCAGATTATTAGGTGGCCAGGACCATTAGGCACATCACTCGGTGATTTTACCTATATTGCTACAGCTGGTGGTTTGGGTACAATTAATGACGGTGATGTTTTGATGGCAAAAGCTATTGGAAATAACCTGTTTTTGTACCTAAATGGATCACTTCTTTGTTCAGGAACTGATACTGTTTGCCCATCAGGGTTGGTAGGGATTGGTTTCTATTGTGATGGTGGGGCAGTTGGGAGTAAGTATGGCTTTAAGAATGCAACATTCACAGATGGCCAAAACTCTCAGAATTACCAACCATTTACTTCAGCTCCCTTTCTTTGCACTAATTTCTAGCTTGGTATAATTACGACAAGTAGGGAAACGATGCAAAGAAGTCTAATTTCAGCATGTTTAATCGTTCGAAACGAAGAACTCCGTCTTGAGCAGTGCTTAAAATCATTACGACCTCATGTTGACGAGTTAGTAATCGTTGATACAGGTTCAAACGATAAAACCCCAGAAATTGCTAGACAGTTTGCGGATAAGTTTGAAGTTTATCGATTTTGCAATGATGATCTTGATCGTATCGAAGACTTTGCTAAAGCTAGAAATCGAGCTTTAAGTCTTACCACCCACCCCTGGGTGTTTTGGGTAGATGGGGATGATGAAGTCGTAGGTGCAGAATATCTACGAGAGATGGCTTTTGAGGCTGATCAAATCCCTCAATACAAAGGCCATGGCATTCAGATATTCATGAACTATGAATATGATTACGATGCTAGTGGAAACGTGACCTGTCTCTTACGTAGAGAGCGGTTAATCAAGAATAAAGATTCATTTCATTGGGTAAACCCAATCCATGAATTACTCGTACCAAAGCCTGATCAGAATGTAGGGATCTTATATCGATTTGATAAGACAATTATCAAGCACCGACGGCAAGGAAAAACCTCTTCTGATCCCGAGAGAAATCTGAGGATTTTGAAGAAGTGGTATGAAAAGCATGGAGAGTCAGATCCTCGACAGCTGTACTACCTAGGGGTGGAGTATGGTGGAAGAGGGTACCATGAAGAGAGCTTATCAATCCTGAAGCGGTATTGTAGACTCTCTGGCTGGGATGATGAAAAGTGTAACGCGATGTGCCAAATCTCTGCAACCCATCTCATTCGAGAAGAATTTGATGAAGCTATTGCATGGGGTTTGCAAGCAACTACTGTTAGGGAAAACTGGTTCGAGCCTTATTATGCTTTACTAAGAGCCTTCTATTGCAAAGCAATGAAAAGCCAATCTACTCGTGACTGGGAATTGGCTGTTCATTTTGGGAAGGTTGCTACATCTAAGCCAGTTACCGATAGTTTGCTTTTCATTAATCCTATGGACCGGAATGTTGAGGTTTTCAGATACCTCAATTTTGCTTACAATCGAATTAATCAGGTTGTCGAAGCTTTGAACTGTTGCGAAGAAGCGTTGAAAGCAGTTCCAACAGACCCTCAATTTTTACTAAATGCTGCGGTATACAGAGCTGCAAAAACTGTATATGATCTGAAGGTTAACTCTCAAATTCTCCATAAGACTCTTCAAGAAATGCCATCTGATTTGCATCCCTTGAAGTTAGATCAGTTAAAAGTAATCACAGATCTGTTGGGAATTTCAGAAGCTTTAGAACAACCTAAGATAGCTCAATCTACTACATCAATTGCTTTACCAACCCACAAAGAACGAAAATTTGATGGTCCATTGGACATCGTTTTTTGGATTGGTGACGGAGTTGAAAAATGGTCACCAGACAGTCTAAAATCTGGCTTGGGTGGTTCAGAAACTGCTGCGATATACACCTCTAAGCTTCTAGCTGCTAGAGGACATAAGGTTCGTGTTTTTGCAGAAGTTGGTGGTGTATTTGATGGTGTTGAGTATTTACATCACTCAAAGTTCAAGGATGTTGAGTGTGATGTGTTCATCAGTTCTCGTCAGCCATGGGTAGTGCAGCAATCATTCAAGGCAGGTTTGAAACTACTCTGGATTCACGACGTACATTGTGGAACATACACTCAACAAATGCAACAATGGTTGCTAAAGTTTGATGCGGTATTGGTGCTATCTGAGTGGCACAAGAAGTTTATCCTAGAAACTTATCCCTGCTTAAATCCTTCAATTGTGATTAAGACAGCAAATGGTATTGACCACTCAAGATTTTCAGGTCCTGCTATTAAGCGAACTAACAAATTGGTGTATTCAAGCTCACTTGATCGTGGGTTAGAAGCACTTTTGCAAATGTTTCCTTCTATTCAAGAGCAAGTTCCTGGAACGGAACTACACGTTTATTACGGATTTGACTGGTGGAAGAAGTTTACCGAGATGAAGGGCAACCCTCCACAAGAACTTGCTAGAATTGACGCAGTTGAAAAAGGGTTGAAACAGCCGGGGGTTTTCTTTCATGGTAAGCAAAGCCAAGAAGTCATAGCCCAAGCTTTCAAATCGGCTAAGGTCTGGGCCTACAGCACCTGGTTCCATGAGTCCTTCTGTATTACCGCTCTTGAAGCCCAAGCTGCTGGGGCAGTGCCTGTTACTACAGCTATTGCAGGGTTGTTGGATACTGTGGGTAGTGGATTCTTGATCGAAGGAGATTGTACTCGACCTGGCTACCAAAAGCAGTTTATCGAACATGTAGTAACTCTGCTATCTCACGAAGGTATTAGAGAGCAGTGTTCAGAGACTGCAGTTCAATTTGCATCAAAATTTACTTGGGAATCAGTAGTGGATCAATGGGAACAGATCTTCAAGCAAGAATTTAACATGGTTCCACTACTACCAGCTGTTTAACCTGACGTAACCTAAGTTTTAGTTGTCGAGTTGATACTATTATCATGAGGAATCTCAAATGAGATTAGCGATGTTTTACGGGAAGTGGTCATCTAGCAATCGTGGTGGGTTTGCAGATTTTCCCAACCTATATACGAGCAAAGGTTTGACTGGATCTGAAAGTTCTTTTTTTAACCTAGTTAGAGGTCTTTCAGAGCGTGGGCATCAGATTGATGTGTTTTGTGATACACCAAAGCCTGCAAAATTTGGTGATGCTACAATTTACCCGTTGAGTACTGCAGTAGGTGAGTATCAAGCATATGTCAGCTGGAATGAACCTGACATCTTGAGAAACTTCAAAGGAAAGCGTATTGTAGCTCAGCAACTAAACGATTTCAACTACTGCAAACCTGGATTCGATGACTTCGTAGACTACTACATTAGCCCATCGAAAGCTCATGCTAATCGAATGCTAGAGTGGGGTTGTGTAAGTGAGTCAAAAGTTCGAGCTATCAGTAATTCAATCAACCTCGATTTGTTACCGACGGGTTTGGAGAGATCTTCAAATCGCTTGATTTACTGCTCTTCTCCAGATCGTGGACTTCATCAGGCATTACAGATTTTTGGACTTGCACGACAAAAGAAAAAAGATTTAGAGTTGCATGTTTTTTATGAATTCAAAAACTGGTTTGATGTCAACATTAACCAGTGGAATTCAGGAAACCCAATTTCGGACGCATTTGGAAACCGTGCTAGATACATTGCTGAATGCTTTAGCCGTTTAGGGGTGAATGGGGAGAATGGTTTATTTCTTCATGGCAATGTATCGAATAAGCAGATGCAGGAAGAGCTTGCAAAATCTACCATAATGCTTTACCCCTGCGATCCTGTAAACTGGACTGAAGGGTTTTCAGTTTCAACCATGGATGCCTGCGCTAACGGTTGTGTTCCGATGATTACTGGAGTGGATGCATTGGGTTCAATTTACGGAGAAAGTGGTGCATTACTTCATCCTGTGAATTCACCAAGTTATCTTGGAAATTGGGTCCACAACCTACTTTGGTTGTTGCAGACAAATTTAAATGCTAGTCGAGAACAGGTTACCAATTTTGCTAAGAATTTTGATCGAAAGATCATTGCTGGAGAATGGGATTCGTTCTTCCTTGAGGTAATTTGACTGTATCTGTTGATAGCTTAACCCGGTTTAAACCCCAACCAAAAGAGACTGTTCTTTTAATCACCCCACCATCAGCTTTTTTGCTGGATGAACGGGTGTTTATGAGTTTGGGGATTTTGAAAGTAGCTGCAGTTCTAGAAAAAGCAGGGCACTCAGTAGAACTTCTTGATTTATCTGGAATTGAGAACTATTTAACAGTTGTAGCACTTCAAGTAGCATCTACAAAAGCTAAAGTTGCAGCACTTACTATTACAACCCCTCAACTTCCAGCGGCCAGTCTAATAGTAGATCAAATTAGAAAGGTCAGACCTGATCTTCGAGTCATTGCTGGTGGTCCACACATCACTTTAGTCCATTCTGCAGTAAAGTTAGAAGTGAAGCTGGGCAGGGTCGGTAGAGCTCATAAAGCCTATGATCGACTTGTTCAGCTCTTTGACACTATGGTGTCAGGAGATGGTGAGATATCTATCTTTGCAGCAATAAGAGAAGATGCGCCACAGCTAATTGATGCAGATGATCCAAAAAGTGGGTTGTTTATGTCCAACGCTGATTATGGCGAGTCACCATTTCCTGCTCGACACTTAGTCGACGTAACCAGCTATAAATACAGCATTGAAGGATTTCCTAGCACCAGCCTAATAGCACAGTTGGGTTGTCCGTTTGCATGTGGATTTTGTGGTGGTCGAAATTCGAAAATGCTTCGAATGATACGGACTCGATCCACCGAATCGATTGTTAACGAAGTTGAAATGCTCTATAAAACGTATGGTTTTACTGGCTATATGTTCTACGATGACGAGCTAAACGTTAACAAATCTATGGTGAGTCTGATGAATGCCATTGGAGATCTCCAAGAACGCTTGGGAGTGGAATTTCGTCTTCGGGGATTTATCAAATCAGAGCTGTTTAACAAAGAGCAAGCTCGAGCTATGTTCAGAGCTGGGTTTAGGTGGTTGTTATGCGGGTTTGAGGCAGCGTCTCCTCGAATTCTTGAAAATATCAACAAGAAAGCTACCCTAGAAGATAACACCAAAGTCTTAGAAATTGCAGATAGGGTTGGTCTGAAGGTTAAGGGGTTGATGTCGGTTGGCCATCCTGGTGAATCTGAAGAATCCATCCTAGCTCTTAGGGATTGGTTGTTAAAGGTAAAACCCGCTGATTTTGACTGCACAGTAATTACAACCTATCCAGGTACACCTTACTATGATGAAGCAGTTCCTCATCCGTCGTTGGAGGATGTCTGGACCTATACCTGTAAGAAATCTGGCGACCAGTTACATTCTTATGATGTAGACTTTACTAAGGTTGCTGAGTACTATAAGGGTGATCCTGATGGGGGTTATCACTCATATGTATTTACAGATCACTTGTCAGGCCAGCAGATTGTAAAACTTCGAAATCAAGTTGAAACAGAAGTTCGATCTGCTTTAAACATCCCATTTAACCCTGGACATGCTTCAGTTAGATATGAGCATTCTATGGGTCAGTCAGAGTTACCTCAGTTCATTCTCCGTAAAACTCAGTAGTTGCTTGTTGATCTGAGTCTAGTGCATTATACAATCGATGCACTAGACTCATGATAATAGCACCTATTGGAGTGACTTTTCCATTAATTCTAACGATCTCTCAAGAAGGGATTGGTGGATTAGTTGGACAGAGCCCTACTGTAGCTCTTAGAAATACCTTAACCAATACCTACCTTGATTGGTCGGATGGGACATTCAAAGTATCTGGTTGGGGAGTTAAGTATCAACCTATGTCTGAGATCGAAAGAGGGAATTATCAACAGTTGGTGATTCATTCATCTACCCCAGGAATCGTATCAGGTATGTTCTTGTCTGCCGAGTACAACCTAAATGGGGCTTCTAATGTTAAGGGTGAGGCTAGTGATCTAGTCTACATCTCTGGTGGGGATAGTAGCTTAGATGTTGCTTTGCTGCGTAAGGGTATGACTAACCGAATGGAGGAGTTCGGTGGAGATCCCGGTCAGCTGATCTTGTATGACGACGACGGAGTTACACCTCTTATGCGTTGGGAGCTGAGAGATGAAAGTGGAGGGCTTGTAGTTTCTACTGTTGGCCAACCTTCTCGAAGAGGTCCTGGAGTATGAGAAGTGGGTTTATAGCTAGAACTGGTGTAAACTACACCCCACTAGGTCAAACATTTGGGTTGGGGTCTGTAGGGACTGAAGTTGTACCCACTCCAGTTCAACCACCAAAGCATCGAAATATTTGTGTTCCAGGCTATTGGGGTAACAACCTGAGATGTAGAATTGGGCAAGAGTCTACTCAGCTTAAGATAGCAGCAGCTTTAAATGATGAGTTGCTTGCAACAGGAGTTAGAGTTGCCTTATGGTTACCTGTTCATGAATACCTGAAGCTTACAGCACCCAAGAATCAAACTGGTGGGGATATTGCTACAGCAGGAACCTTGAAATGCTCTTGTGTTAAAGAGTCGGGTCAGCATGCAGATAGACGGTGCAATAGCTGTCATGGCACAGACTTCATTCCCGGCTACTTGAAGTTTGGTTATCAAACGCTATGGATGTCTTCTATCAGCCATGGTTGGACAGTTACGAATTTAACTCAGAATACAGTACTCAAACCCTACCGCTATGAACTTAAGAGTGGAGCTACTGTAGGCACTCTTGAATCTACTGATCTGTTTTTTACAAAATCAGTAACCAATGGGGACTGGGATTATCGAAATGATTTTGTTCTTCGAGATGCTGCTAATAATGCTGTGACAGTTTTCTTTAGTGTTAATCAAGGCGCAAATTGGTATGACATAGCAAACCTTCAGTCAATAGCTCCAGCTTCTGGCAGTATTAGGTTTAGAATCAATCTTAGCAGAACGTCAACATCGACTCCATCACCGGCTTGGGAGATGCTTAGAGTTCGTTATCCTACGATAGCTGAAAATGGAAGAGTAGGGCCATGGATTTTGATCTTGAAGAATGTAATGACCAAAACTGATATCCAAGATCTTCGAGGGATTATCCAGGATGGTTCGATGTCGTTTTGGACAGCTCCACTGTCTTTATTTGACTGCAACATTCAGAAGCAGAGTTCGATTGATGACCCAATCAATCTTTTTTCATTAATTAAAGAGCCTGCTTTTATCGAGTTTCTGGATAGCGTAAGAATCGGACAAAGATGGTCGATAACGAAAGTGAATTATTCCGACTCACTAGACTTTTTAACCAGGCAGTTCTTTTCCAGCAGACTACAGCAAGAACTGGAATTTACTTCGCTAGTGTTTTAATCATCGAGTAAGGGTTAGAACCTTACTAAACTCCGTTAAAACAGTGTCTAAGATCAAAATCACAATCAAGAGAAAAGAGGGAAAACCTGCTTACGATTCTCAGACATTGAAGAAGGCGGTTTTATGGTTGGAACAGATCATCCCACCAACTATCACTTCTTGGATCTTCACTAACCAACCATTTAAGTCTCAGTCAGGTATGGCTGCAAAAAGCTGGAAGGTTACTGTTGATGGTAACATCCTCAAGATAACCAATTTGATGCCTTACACATATTGGTTAAATGATGGGGTTAGGCCTCACGTTATGACTTACCTCTTGAATGGGAAACATACCCAAAGGCATGCTTTTGGTAAGTATGCTTATTGGGGTCGAACTCCTGTCCCAATTCCAGGAGCTGCTGGTTTCTTTTTCAGAACTCCCACCCCAGCCTCATTTGCAGCTGGAAAGTGGAAGCATCCTGGAACAATAGGTTCGCACTTCTTAGAGAAGTCGTTGTCTGAACTTATTGAAACAGTTAAGACTCAACTGCCCAACCTTCAAATAGATTTGACAACGTTATGATCACTGAAGATCTTGCTAGTCATAAAAACATAGCCACCACTCCGCTTGATCCACAAGATCCCGCTAGATTTAGTCAGTTAACTGAGACTGTGAAGGATTGCATACAACGTGAATTATGTCAATTCTTCAAGTTTGTAGGATCAGGTTCTAAGCATATTGAGATACCTACAATAGAAAAGTATAGTCTAGGTTCTGAAGGTGGTAACAATCCTATCGAAACCATGACTAGGATTATCCTTCAGCACCCTGATATTTTAGAGCGATTACCGCTTATCGCCATCACGACTTCGACTGGTTCGAATTTAAAGCTGGGCTTTAACAGTCAGATGGTTGGTGCAACTCAGCAACCTGCTAGAGTAAAGGGAACCAACAAAGGGCCCTTTCATTTTGTAGAGGGTGATAAGATTGCTTTTAGAACGAAGCCTGATGGCATCAACTTTGCAATATCAACCATTCTTTTTCCATCGAAACTAATAACAAATCTAGCTGCTACGACCGTAGAAGAAGTAGTTGCTCTTACTGCTGTTCAGGCTTTGCATGTTACAGCTCAGGTTACTAATTTTTCTGATCCAGTTGGGGTAATACGGTTTTTAGCCTTTGGTCCGCTTGCTAAACTCTACCCTAACCAGATAGAAGTTTTACCTCCTCCATATTCTACTCAGAATGCTATCGACCAGTTAGGGCTGACTATAGAGGTGGTAGATAACAGTGCTAATAGACCACCAGCCAATCGTTACCAGTTAGCAGCTAATCTAACAGTAGGTTTAGATATAGGTTGTGAATCAGAGAATAGTCGTCGAGAGTTGACAGACTTACTTCTGAATTTTTTCAGCCTGGAGATGGATAAGAGGGACTTTACCTTTTATGGTAGATCCATCTTTGATGATGAATTTATCCAAGATGATTCTGGCAGAAAAGAAAACTATCAGGTAATTCTAAAAGATCAGCACGCACTAACGGGTGAAGCAGAGGTACCTCGTCAAGCTAGTTCTGGTGAGCAGAAAGATCTGATTTATATAAATCGGTTATCAGTACCCGTCACAATCGTTGATTACATCGATCGGTACGTAGTTAACCTGCCAAGGCGACTGAACGAGGCCACTTTGATTCAATCAGTCAACGATTCTGGTGGAATGCCAGAAGGTGATCATGTTGGCTTTGGTGAGACTTCTGGTTAGCGAAAGATTAATCGAATCCTTACGACGATCACTATAATCGAGTTGTAGGGTAGGTCCTGCCTCATGAATGCAATTCAAGCAAGTCTTTCTTGAAGTTGTAAAGAAGGTTGGACAAGGTTCTTTAGTATAAAGACTGAGTTACACAAACATGACTATCGATCTTTCAGTATATACAGACCCAGGCGTGTACCAGCAAGAGGTTATTCAACCTCAAGCATTAGCTACAGGTCAGGTGCCAAATGTACTGGCTGTAGTTGCTATCGGTCCTCGGTCTAAGCGATCGACTAACGAGATTGTTCAACGTGGTATCGTACTTAACGAATCTGTAACTTTCAGTACCCCATCTCCTTACAATTACACATTGTTGAGTCATGGAAATCGTCGTAAACAAGATACAACGATTTTAAGGAATGGTACTGATTCAATCCCTCTGGGTGGTTATGATTATCTTCCAGCTTCAAAGCAAGGAGTAGCTGGACCCTACAACATTCCTGCAACTTCATATCTTACCTTTGAGTTAGATCACAAGGGTTACCTCTCAGTATTAATCACAGCGTCAGCTACTCAAACTGCTGGGGTAATTGTAGGCCTAATTAATGCAGCTCTAGCAGCTGATGCTAGGTATGGGGTACCATACAACGCTGTAGCTTCAGTTGCAGGTGGCAATGCAGTCAAGATAACTTCACCAGTTACTGGTGCTACATCTGACTTTAGAATTATTCAGACCCCAGCAGCCACTGGTGGTGATGTAGGTGTTGTTATTTTTGGTGGTTCGCTACCATTTATCGCAGACACAATCGTTCAACTGAATCCACTTCAGTATGTTACTGGTGCTACTTATACGATTTCCTACGTATCGACAGATAACCAAGTCGATCCATTGACATTTAGTCCAGTTACCAGCATCATCAAAATTGGTAATACTGCGAATGTCACTTCTTATGCTAAGAGTGTTGATTACACCTTAAACGGTAACAATGTTGATTGGTCACTAAATACTCAAGCAACAGTTACTGGTCCTGCTGGAACCTTTAATACGACGGTGCTTAACAGTATCAAGTTTGCGGTTAATGGTTTAGCAGCTCTTACAGTTGCAATTCCAACTGGAGCAACGACTTCAGCTGCAGCAATTGCAACAGCTTTAAATACCGCTTTAATTGCTAGTTCAGCATATGGACCTCTGTATGGTTCGGTGTTTACTGCACCTAGTACTTCAGTTGTAGCTACTGCTCCAGCTCAATTTCAAGACGAGCCTGTAGCTAGAGGTGTGAATAGCATCATTGAATTCTTTGATACACCAAACAACTCTGCAAACTTAGTGTTTGGTATCACTTCCTTTCCTTACCAAACAATTGGTTCAGCTGACCAACCAACATATGGTTCTCTGTATTTCATTACTTATGAGTACGTTCGGCCTACTTCTGATTACAACAACCCAAGTCCTGTAGATCATAGATTCTTTGACGAGACATCTGCATATCTTTATACAGAGCCACTAACTGCTGATAATATCTCAGTTAATAAGTTGGCGATGGCAGTGAGAGTAGCATTTGAGAATAATACCCCACAGATCATCTTGATTCAGGTGAATGATCAGAATCAGCCTGGTTCTCCATCAATTAATGAGACCAAGGCAGCCATTGACTCGGCTAGCAACAACAGCAGCATTACAGAGCTGGTGGTTCTCGATACTAGACTAGCTGTTCAATCTTACTTGCTGTCTCATGTCACTACACAATCCGCGATTCTCGAGAAGAATTATCGTAGAGGTTGGTATGGCATGGCACGAAACACTCCAGTGGGTGACATCGACACGCCCAACACTTTCGTCTACAGAGCACAGATCACACTTCAGGTTCCACCAGATAGTCCTGGAAGAGGTCGATCCATCATCTCTGCTCCAGCAAATGTTTCCAAGACATTTACTCTAGAGTCTGGAGCTGAGCAAAAAGTGTTGTTGGATTCGACTTATCTTAGCTTAGCAACAGCAGCAGTGATGTGTAGCTTTCTATCAGTAGCGACCTCTCTATTGCGCAAGACGATTGTTGGATTCGATCTCGATGATTTCCAGGTTTATCAGAAGGGTGAGCGTAGAACACTAGCAGCTAACGGTGTAAACGTTGTAACTCTTGATGGTGGAAACTTTAAGCTAACTGATCCGGTAACCACTGAACAGGGTGCTGGAAACCTTAGAGAGTTTACTGAAATTAGTGCAGGTGCTCAGAAGGATAAGGTTGTCAGAGGGATTGATAAAACTCTAGACACCAACGCGGTCGGTATTGTGCCTTCAGATCTAGCCGATTACATTAACGACATCAAGGGGCTGATTGCAAATGAGCTTCGATCAATGATCGAAACTGGCGACATTGCACGTTACAAAGATCAGAATGGAAACCCTCGAGATATCAACCTCCAGACTGATATGCAGGTCTTCCAAAGCCCGACTGATCCTACCAGATTTAATTTCAGGTATTACTTCAACCTACGCTATCCAGCCAAGAGATTCTTTGGTGAGTGGTCGGTAGACAATCCGTTTTTTGGTGCAGCAAATTCAGGACAGCAAACATCTTGATTCTTTTAGCGTGAACTAGAGGAGTTAAGAAAGATGACACCAGAACAAGAAGCTAAGATCGACCAACTACTAAAAATGGTTGGAGATGTTGCCAACGATCAGATAGCCCTTCGACAGAAGTTAGAAAACTGTGTAGGGGTAGTAGAAGTTCTGGTGCATAAACAAGGAATTCAGCAAGAATCTCTAAAATCTGCTTGGGATGCAATTATGCGAGCAGTTGATAGAAGAAAAGACTTAGACTCGAAGATTCTAAGTCTACAAGAAGTTACAGGAAATGCTTTTGATGCCATCAAATCGATAACAGATCATCTTGGCATTCCAGCACTTACAGAAAAAAATGACAGGTCCTCGGTGTCTTCTGGTTGATGATGAGCCAGGGCTATTAAGACTAGTTTCTAGAATTCTTGAAATTCACTGTAATATGACTGTAGTTACTGCATCAAACGCTATAGTAGCACTTCAGCGACTTCATGCTGAAAGTTTTGATATCTTAGTTACTGATGAGGGTATGCCTGGTCCTTCTGGTTTGCATCTTTTGAAAGTTGCAAAAGAGAAATGGCCATTAATGCGAAGAGTCTTATTGACTGGGGCAGCAAATAGTGAGCAGATGAATTCTGGCATTGCTGATGCAGTAATTGATAAGATCTTCAACTCCAAGGTAATAGCCTCAAAGATTTGTCGTCTAGCCTCAAATGCTAGGAATATCACTTAAATGGGAATTGCAAGCTAGTCAAAAGCTAGCCCGAGAACCGAAAGAATAAGCTAGTGCCTACTAATCCTCCAAATACACTGGTTAGAAGCTCTCATGCTTTGACCATCAGAGCAAACGGTATAACAGTTGGCGTTATTCAAGGCTGGTCTCCAGCTATGAATCGGGCGATTACACCGGTATATGAAATATCGGTCGCTACCAGCGGTGAACCCATTGAGAACGTACCTGGAAATGTTGGTGGGTTAACCATCTCCGTCTCCCGATTTGATCTATACACTAAGCGTATGGAGTCAGCATTTGGTACACCAGATGTAGCAATGCTAGGAGATCACAACAACCCATTCCAGGTTCTCGAAATTTGGAGATTCCCTGATAATACTCAAGAGGGCTGGCTTTATCTAGGCTGTTGGTTCTCCAACATGGGTAGAAACTATTCTGCTACCGACCAACGCTTAGTAAATGTTTCAGCATCTATTTCGTATGTTCGTAAGATTCGGTCAATCTGAGGTTAAGATGAAAAAGTTTTTCTCGCTGTTTTTAATTTTTGCAATCATCCTTCCTGCCGCAGTACTCGAAACTGGCTGCACAGAGGCCTTGTCTGATGCAAACATTGGTAAGGCTAGTTCTGTCTTGAGTGCTATCGAAACAGTTGTTTCTGTGGCCTCAGTGATTTTTGGTGATGCAAAACCTTTGATTCCAGCAGATCATCAAGATACTGCTCAAAATGCTTTCAATACTTTGGTCTTGAATGTTGAAAAAGCAAAAACTGCTTTGGCAGATGCTTTGAGTTTAGCCAAAGATTCAAAGACTCGTCCAGATACTAGAAAACTGGTTGATGATGCGATCAGTGCAATTAACGATCTTCAAGACTTTTTGAAGACTTTGAAAACTTCTAAGTTTGGTATTAAACCAAATGGAGAAGATGATGTCAGTAAAGTCTTTGAAACGTCAAAAGGAATCCTTGCAAGAAGTAAATAGTCAGTTGGTAAACCAGTCATTAGTAGGTTTATAATTGACAATGCTAAACTTATATCTCACTAGAAAAACGACTTAGTTTAGCACTGTATGGTAACATAAGTTCGAAGGATTCCTGAGCGTGTAATAACGCGATGACGGGCTCCAAGGAGGTTAAGTCTTGTTACTTAACCTCCTTCATCACGTTTAGTAGGAGCAAAAATGTCTGATCAAAATGATATCTCAAACGCAAAACGACAATCAGCCTTAAATGTACTTGACGATCTAGCATCGGAATTGGATCAGGGGTTTCTTGAAGAAACATATACTGTAAAAGGAGTAGAATGGACAATTCGTCTACTGAACGACCATGAGAGAAACTGGGCTAATGGCTATCTGAGAAACGCCTCTCTTACTTCGATGGCAACCTCTTTGAGATCCCCAACATTAGCTATCGCTATTCGTAAAATTAACGGGTTAAGTGTTGAGGCATTTTTTACACAAAAATGGCAAGAACGAGAAACTGCGTTGAGCGAGGTTGAGAAGGCAATTTTAGCTGCTACCAACCAGTTCGTAAAACAGTACTTTTTTGCTGAAACATTATTTAAGTGGTTATCTGAAAGACCTCCACAATTTGTTCAAGAGTTATGGTCAAAATACACAGCTTTAGACGATCGTAGGGAGGCAGCAGAAAGCGCCATGGGAAAATCTTTGGGGCAGGTTGGGACATCGGAGACTCCCCAGACTACTTAAAAGATGATCCATTTCTAAAAACATTACGTGAAGATCCAGCTCTTAGCTGGAGGTGGACTCAACTAAAGATAAAGGCTAGAGTTTGTCATTCAAAAGGTTTACTATTAAGCGATGACAGGCTGAAGTTTATGAACAAGTCCAGGTGGATGTTTGAAACCTGGCAAATAGCCTTATCAGAGACACAAAAAGCTAATCAAACCACAAAGATTGGTGAACTAGGGTTTAAAGCTTTACAGAACTTGCTGGTAAATCTTATAGGTTTGAACATTGAACCCGTTGTTGATGATTCAAAACCACTTGATAAAGATGGTAAGCCAGCATATCGATGGCCAATAGGTGAAGAGTTTACTCCGTTGATCTTAGCAATTGCCCGCCCTGACTACGTAAAACAGGCAATGGATAAGATAACTACCCTTACTGAATCAGCAACAGCTGAATCTACTGAAAGTGACTATTCAGAAGATGATCTGCAATTCTTTGATGACTTACCAATCAATGAGAAGCAAACAGTTTGGAATAGTGCGGAATTCCAAAACCAGCTAAAGTCTCTCGTCATTATGAAAGATTCGGCTTCTGTTGACCCTTTTGCTGAAAAGATAGAACAACCTGTTGGTCCTACAGCTGAAGATAAGAAACGTTTAGCAGAAGAGCAAGCTTTTAATCGACCAAGGAGAGCACCAGCATTTAAGGTTGATGCTGATACTGAAGATTTGCTTGATTTTGGTGAACTTAAGAAAGACATTTGATGGAACTAGAAGCAGAGCTAAGTGTTGAAGGTTTAGATTCAACATCCTCTTCCTTTACTGATATGGGTAAAGCGGTGGAGGAGTTTGAGCCACTCGCTGAACGACTTGCTAAAGCATTAGGCTCTGTTTCTGCTACATTAGATTCGCTATCTAAAAAAGTAGATAGCGAGGTTAAGCTAAGTCAAGAGCAGCAAAAGAAACTTGACGAAAAACAGCAGGATCAGGAACGTAAAAAGAGTGAAGAAGATGCAAAAAATGAGCAATCAAGGCTTCAAAACAAAGTTGCTCAGTTGATTGGTGGTGGGATTAACACTGCTGCTTACGCTCAAGCTCTCGATAAGGTAAAAGAGCAAGAAGATGCAATTCAAGAAGCTGCTAAGAGAGGGTTGATAACAACTAAGGAAAAGGTTGAAGCTTTAGGTAAGCTAAAGGTTCAATACAGCAAGTTAGCCACCGAATCTGCAGTCTACAACGCACTAGGTCAAGGTGCTATTGGTAGGATAGCAGCTACAACGACTAGTAGATTAATGTCGGTACCTGGCAAAGCTGTTGACGCGGTTGGATCACAGATTTCAGGTATTGGGACGGGGTTGATGGGTTTAGCAGGCTCATTACCCATCGCTGGTGGACTTTTTGGGTTGATGCTATATGGTGTAATGAACCAAGACAGACTCAATAGAGAAGCTGGGGAGATCCTTAACATAGGTTCAGCCATGGCTGGAAACCTTACCTCTGCTGGTTCTGGTTGGTTATCCGGATTCCAAGAAAAGGCACAAAAGTACTACGCAATTAACAAGAGCGAGGTACAGGGCCTTCTTTCAACGTTTAAAGAAGCTGGATTCTCAATAAACGATGTACTAAAGAAGCAGTCGGGGTCATTAGGCGAGGTTGGGTCTAACATTATGACCCTGACTTTAGGTATTGATAAACACTTTGAGCTAGCATCTGGGGCATCTGCAAGAAATGTAGTTTCGCTAGTTAACGACTTTGGCATGAAGGTAAAAGATGCTGGGGATCTTTACGAGAAATTGGCTTTTGCGGGTTCTAGATCTGGTATCGGTGTACAAAACTTTGTTAACTATGTTCAGCAAGGTTCAATGACTCTACGGCAGTATGGTGTTTCTGTAGAAAATACTGCTGTAGTTTTGACCAAGTTACAAGACGCTTATGAAGCAATGGGCATGCCCAAGGCTTTGGCTGGTACTCAAGCGGGTATAGCTTTGGGTCAAATTTCCGGAGGGATGGCCAATCTAAATTCTGGAATGCAAGGCTATATGGCTGAACGAATGGGGATGGGTCAGGGTATCGAAGCTAGGATGCATTTTAGGGAAGGGATGGAGCGGTTATCAAAGGGTGGGGCTGATAATTCATTCCTGAGTGATTTCATTCGTCAAGCTAGACAAATGGCGCTTGAATCAACTGGTGGGGATTCAGCCATGGCGAGATATTTCCTCGAGCAGCAGGGGTTTGGTTTTGAAGGAGCCAAGGGGATAATGACCATTGGTGATAAGTTAGATAAGGGTCAAACCTTAGATCAGCTATCACTAAAAGAACAACAATCCCTTAGAGATTCCTTTATGACTGAAGGTCAGAAACAGGGGGAAATCCAGAAGAATATGAATAAGATTCTTGCTGGGATGGCTGACATAGGACAAGGTCTCTTAAAGATTGTAACCAACTTTGTAGGGTGGGGAATCGTATTTTTCAAGACATTGATGGTTCGTTTTACAGGAACAGAAGAAGAGAAGCAGAAAGCTCAAGTTGAGCTCGATAAGTTCTCAAAAGGTATGCGGGAAGGCGCTAGTCAAATTTGGGGTGGCAAAGATTCAACTGGTGGTTTTAAGGGTTTAAAATCTGGATTTGGTGGGTTGTTAGCACCAATTGCTAAACCATTGACAGATGCTATTGAATGGGATCCACATTCAGCTAATTCACCTCCTCCCATTCCAATTGATGAACATACAACTAAAAAAGAAGCCGAAACTAAAGCTGCTGAAGCTGCATACCAAAAGTCAATGGTAGGTCAAATTGATAAATACTCGGATGAGTATTACCACAAGTTAGTACATGATTCAGATTCAACTGCAATGCAAGCCCTATATGCTGCTAACGCTGGGTTAGCAAAAGTAGAAATTGGTGCATTGAAGGCTATATCCCATCCGATTGAGAAGTTCAACAATTGGCGAAGTGGCGGAAGTTGGGAATCGGATGACGAAAAAGCTGCTAAGGATAGAGGGGTGCAGGCATATGATGCATGGCAAGCAGCTCATGGCAAGAAAGTTGTCATAACTGTTGAAGCAAGTAGTAGTAATCAACAATCACGACCATCAACTAGATCAATAATGGATCATTAATGCCCGTTTCCCCATCGTTAGCACAGGCCCTAGACCTAGCAAACCGTTTTAATCGAGGTGATGGGAATGCAGGTCCTCGAATTCCCATGTTGATATACTCTGATGCTACTGCCGCCAGAGGCGAACCTCCTCTTCAGTTAAGAATCAATCCGCAGTCTGTAGCTTTTAATCAACCAAAGCGCATATCAAAAAAGAATACGCAAGCTGGAACTGTGTATATGCATTGGTCTGACGAGAATGGAAGTAACAATGACATTCTTGAAATGCAGTTTAAGGGCAAAACTGGCAACATCAACCTGAAACACGATAAACCAAATCAACCAACTCTAGTTGGTAATGCTCTTCAAACGTTAGCAAATACACTTTCGAATACTCCACCAAATCAAGGTCCAGCGCCTAATCAAGGAGCTGGAAAACTTTACACTTGGGCTAGGTTGTACCAAATGACACTAGCACCAACTCTGGATTTTTTGCCAGTTGGAAATACTGGTGGAACTTCCCGTCAAAACATAACTTCTTACATAGTTTATCGATCTCCCCTCCTACCACGAGCTATTAGATTTGGTGGATTCTTTAACAACGCTTTAACATTTGCTGAAAATGCTGAACAGCCATGGTTAGTAGACTGGTCATTTAGCTTTATTGTCCAAAAGACAAATCCACCTCTCAACCAACTTACTTCTTATCTAAACAACATCCTAACTGGTGGAGACAATGCTTTTGTAACCACCATTCAACAAGCTCAGAGAGATACAGTAGAGATGGCAGAGACTAACAGAGCTGCTCAAGTAAATACAAATTTCAAACAGGGTTAAGTCTTGGAAAAAGAAGTTGAATTAGACCTGGAAGGAGTTGCTTCTAGTTTTACAGATTTAGGTAAAGCTATAGCCTCCTTGGCTAATTCAGCTGAAAATTACTCTGAAATTTTAGCTCAAAAGAAACAGAAAAAGACTCCTGAGAAAGAAAACGATACTTTAGACCCGCTACTGCAACTTCAAAAAGATCGTCAAGTAGCTCTAAGAGAATTTTCTTCTCAGCTGCAGTTAGCAGGACTACCTCAGGCTGAAATTAGAGAGTTAGTGACCATTCAAGAAAACATACTAGCTCTTGGCGATGCTGAAAAAACAGGTTTAATAACCCGTACGGAAGAAGCTGCTGCAATAAAAAGCATGAGAAAAGAGTTGGTAAAAGCTTCAGCTAGGGCTGAAGGAATTGACGAAAATCAACTTAACTCTGCTATGAATTCTGTTGGGGTTTCAAAAGGGTCTAGATTGTTAGGGAAGGTTAGCAATCTTGGTGAGCAGCTAGGAGAAATGTCTGGTGGCTTTGGAAAGATTTTCGGATCTTTCACTGGGTTAAGTTCACTGGCAACAGGAGGGTTTGCTAGTGCTGGAGTAATGGGTGGAGGGTTAGCATTGTTTGGTGCGATGCTATTTGGAGCTACTGAAACTAGCAGGTTGGGAGCACAGTATGGACAAATCTATAATCTAGCAGTTGCTGATGGCGATTCTAGCTATAAGGCTGGTGTTGAATCTTTAGCAGCTTTTCAAGAAAAAGCACAGCATTATTATGGTGTAGCTAAAACTGAAACTCTTGCCAACATAAAAATCTTCGTTGATGCGGGTTCCACGTTTAAGAGTATTTTTTCTGCTGAAGCTAAAAGCTGGGGTGAGGTAGGTGAAAATGCTGTTACGATGTCAATTGGTCTAGATAAGTTTTTCGAATCTGGGGATGGGTTTGCAGCTAAAACAGCAACCTCTATAACTAGAAACTACAACCTTGATTTAGAGAAGGCAATCAAGGTTGTAGCAGGTATGGAATTTCAGGCTAAAAACCTTGGTTTTAGTGTAAGCTCCTTTGTTAGCTGGACCCTACAAGCAACAGGTAATGTCAGGGAACTTGGCGGGAATTTAGAAGAAACTGCAAGTGCTCTAATCCAACTCAAGAAAAAATACATAGAGTTGGGGTTTACAGGTGAGTCTGCTAACAGAATGGCAAACGAGGCTTTACAGTCATTGGTTGGTGGGTTAGCCCATATGTCTACTGGCCAACAGATAAGCATGGCTACAGAACTTGGCCTAGGCTCTGGGTTAGCAGGTAGACAGGAATTGTTAAACGGTATTGCCAGGGGTGAAGACTCAATCTTAGAGAAAGCTACAAAAGTACTTCGTGAACGAGCAATGAAGGCTGGTGGTGGTAGAGAATTTGAAGCTAGATTTGTCCTACAGGAAACTATGGGATTTTCTGGTGAAGGGGCGAGAGCTGTTTTACTTTTAGGTGAGAAATTCGATAAGGGTTTGAAACTTACCGAGCTTAAAGCAACAGATAAAGCCTTACTAAGAAAAGCGTTTATAGACGAAGGAACGAAAACCTCTGCTATTGAGAAGAATAACAGAGAGATGATGGATGGCATAGCTGAGTTAGGTAAGGGCTTACTAACCATTATTGGTAGTTTTTTAGGTGTAGCTATTGTTGGTTTTAAAGCCACTCCTGACCTGATTTATGGAAGCGCTGCTGAAAAGTCCGCAGCAGTGGCAATGTTAGATAAAGAATTACGATATATGGATGCTGGGTTAAATCTAGCAGAAGCAGGTAGTAAAAAGGCCTTATCAGGTGTTTGGCATCAGATTGAGCCACTTTTAAGACCTGTAAAAGAGGCTCTTAGTTTTAACGCTATAGGTGTAAAGTCACCTGAACCTGTTGAAAAACCTTCTCCTATATCCTCAGCTAAACCAACGAAATCCCTACCTTCGTCTTGGGATGTTGCTAAATCACCTTCTCCTTCATCATTCTATCAGACAGATAACCAAAGCAAAGCTCCAACCACAAAACAACTAAAAAATGGTTACAAACCAACAACACAGGCTATTAAGGATTTGGGTAAGACCAAAGTCGAACAGACTGAAGATGCTATAAAGAATGCAGAATGGCAGTGGTTACCTGGATCTTCAGACCCTGACAAACAAGTCAAAGTTCAAATGACCATTCAATGACTGATCATTTATCAGACTTAAGCAAGGCGATTCTGTTCTTTGCTCAGAGAACCGAAAAGCTGTATGCTGATTTGGGATCCTTATCTGACTCTTACGGTGAAAAGGGTAATTCCTTAGTTGATGAGAACCTACCTGATGAGGTTAGAGAACAGCTTGAAACAGAGCATAAAGAGCTTCAAACAGTTTCAAAATTAGTTGGCAACGATACCTCTGCTAACTTATTAGCAGATATGAAACGAATTGAAATTCGTTTATACGAATTAGACTCTGCTTACCAATTAGGGCTAGTTACTGATTCAGAACACCTGAAGACTTCAGAAGAGTTAAATCATGCCTATGATGATTTAAATGCAACATTAAAAGCCAGCTCCTTAACAGGAGTTTCAGCAGCAAAGAAGCTCTCATCTTTACCAAAGAAAGCTGGAGATTTAATAAGTGGGCAATTAGGGGGTGTACTAACTGGTACTGTTGGACTGATAAGCAACCTCACATCCCATCTACCCGCAGCGGGACTATTCGGGTTGCTTTTGTATGGAATCCTAGAAAAAGATAGGCTAAACCAACAAGCAGGGGAAGTTGTAAACCTGCTATCAGCAACAGGTAGTGAATTAACAAATGCCTCGATTAACCACTTAGCATCTTTTCAAGAAAAAGCTAGTAAGTTTTACTCAATCTCAAAAGAGTCAGTTCAGGGTGTTGTAAAGGAACTAGTAGATGCTGGTATGTCTGTTGAACAGATTACCCGAGTTCAATGGAAAAACCTAGGGGAGGTGGGGGAGAATGTAGTAACTGCATCTTTAGCAGTAGATGCTTTCTTTGAACATAGTCAAGGGTTTACTAATTCAGCAGCAGTAGAGTTGATAGACCAGCATGGTATTGCTTTAAATAACGCAGTTAACCAAATTGTAAAGATTGAATTTGCTGGAAAAAATGCAGGGGCAGGTGTTGAAGAATTTACTAAAGAAGCATTGGAAGCTTCTGCAGAATTGAAGAATTATGGTGTTGAAGCTGAATCAGTAGCATCCTTATTAATTGCAGTTCAGCAAAGTTATGAAAAGACTGGTTCAAGTGCCCAATCTGCTATGAAGTGGGCTTTAGATGGAATGTCTGAGATAGCGGGTGGGTTCAAGAATTTATCAGTGGGTATAAACTCTAAATTAGCTCAGTCTATGGGTTATGGATCTGGAATTGAGGGAACTTATGCCTTAAGGGATCGAATTGCAGTTGATGACCCCAACCAACTAAAAGAGCTGGTAGACCACCTATTCGATATCGTTAAAAGTACCGTTTCAGATACTGCAAACCCCATGCTATCTGATTCAACCAAGATGCGTCTGTATCTTGAGGGGTTAGGGTTTGGGCAACAAGGTTCAAAAGCTTTAGTTGAGGTAGCAGGAAAACTAGACAAACCACTAGCCGAAGTTTCCAAGGAGGAATGGTCTGGTATTCGACAGGCTTTTACCCAAGAAGGTACTAAAACCTCTGCCATCATGAAAGATACCGAGCAGATCTTAATTGGTATGAGAAATACTGGTCAAGGTTTGCTTGGTATGTTTACTAATTTTGCTGCTTATGCAATTATGTCAATGAAAGCATTATTGCAGTTAGATTGGGCTGATGTTGCGGGCATATTTAACCTTCCCGGTAGCTCTCTACTTCCACATAACGATGAGTTGAAAAAGTCAGTCTCAACTGCATTAGATCAACAGTGGCATAGAGTAACTGATTCGATGGATCAAGTTAAGCACGGGTTTTCAATGTCTTGGGAGGGAATAAAAGACATTGCTCAACCAGTTCTTGAACCAGTAGCAGTTGCTAGAGATTTGAAGGTAAATCCAGTTTCTAGAGTTGGTGGGGATGGGGGACCAAAACGGATGGTAACTATGACAACCACCAAGCTTTCTATGAAGCAAGCTGTTAATGTTTTAGCTACGGCATGGCAAAATGTTTTTGGAGAACAGAATGATGAAGCAGTAGCTCTTCTTGCTTCTCAGTGGTCAGTAGAGACTGGAACTGGCTCTAAAATGTACAATTACAACTTTGCAGGGATAAAGGGGTACAGCTACCTGGGTACAGCGTTTTCATCAAAAACAAAAGAAGGGTATGACAAGACTGAAAAAGTGATTACTGATAAGTTTCGAGCTTATGAAACGGTGGAACAGGGAGCTGAAGATTATGTTCGATTTCTAGCTTCTAAATACAAAGATGCTGTAAATGCTGCTGCCGAGCATAATGCTAACGAATTTGTACACCAACTAAAGGCTCATCATTATTTCACAGGATCAGAAAAAGTGTATACAAAGTTGGTTAATTACTATTCTTCGATAGCTCTAAAAACAATTAAAGAAGTTCGAACTTCAATTTCTAGTGCTGTTGTAACTAACAATGTAAATGGAAGATCCGTAAAGTTGGTAGTGAATGTTCAAGAAGCAGGTCTTTAATGCCTAGATTAACGCGAGGGGAAAATCAAGGATATGTTAGAAACTTGTTCCCTGCTTACCGGGTGTATGTTGGAGGTGAGAACGTTACAGAATTAGTAACGTCGGTCAGGACTCAATGGCCGGATGGTAGTCCTTCAGAAGCAACCATTGAGTTGGTCAACCCCAACAAATTGTTAACCATCACTAGATCAGACATAATCACAATAGGTAATGCTAGATTTGATCTGATAAACCAAACTACTGATCAGGGTATTGTAGATAGAACTAATCAAATTCTGTTTACCGACGAGGATGCCGATTTACGCGAAATTATTGAAGCTAATAATGAGATTGAAGCTAACCGTCGAAATGTTTCTGTAGGTGATTTTACGGAATCGGTAGATAAGCTAGTTTCAGATCGATTTAAAGACGCTAGTCGACGAATTGGAATTGAGGATGTGATTGCTTCTACTCCACTGTCAGCTAAGGTAGCAGGGCTAAAATCTCGTATGGTTCAAAAGAAGCAAGATTTGAAATTCATACAGGGGACTACCAGCTTTGATGGATCCGCAGCTACTTCAGAACCATTTTTTAAGTGGCCTTTCTATGAGGGTTTATGGATTTTCCACCATCAAGATCCAGTTAGAGTTGCTTTTCGAGATCCTTACGACCCCTCCATTTGGTACTGGATGCATGCAGGTACCATTACCGATATTAATGAACGTGAAACTGATAATCTTCAATCAACGGTTACCATTAATTCAGAAGGCGTTTTAAAAGACCTTAGATATGCTAGAATTGCAAATGTCACTACTGCTCTGTTGACCCCTGATCAAATTACATCGATCAAGGATCAACAGACAGGATTTTCAGGTGAGCAACTGTCAAAATTGCAGGCTACTGTATTTTCTAATTTCTTACAGAATAGCACTCTAGACCAGGTTGTGGAGTTAGTCGTTTTTGGCTCTACTTCAGTAGCAGATCAGTTAAAACAAAGTATTAACGCAATTACCAATGGTACCGTAGCTCCAGAAGTAGCTTTGGTAAGGTTTGGTTTTAACCCATCCCTACTCAGCAAAGATACAAGCACAGGGACTTCTGGAAATCCCACCACAACAGCTAGTAACACTACTGCAACTTCTGGAAATATCAGTCAGTTGATTCAATCAGCTCAAATTTCTGAAGAACAGTTTAGAGGAATGAATATTGATGCAATCTCTAACTTCAAGAGATTTTCAAATCAGCAGGGACTTGATGTTAGGATCATAGGTGGACCAGTTGGTCCCGTTGATGAGTTGATCGGGGCACCAATTGACGGGCTATTCGATTGGCAGAGCCTGCTTGATCATCAGGTAAGACTGTCTGACATCCAGACGATGGCTTTTCCTGAAAATACTAACAGAAGAGGAGCTACTTCTGACGTAGCCTTTGGTTCACAACCTTCTAATCCTAATTCCTCATCAAACTCCACCATTGGTATAACGACTTCTAGCATTGAAGACACCATTGATCAAATTGGTGAAGATATTCAGACCTATCCTATACGCCAGCGGGTTAAGATGTTGTTACCAGCAAATCTTGGCCCTTCTTTAGGTAGAGAGGTTCTAGATAGAGACTTCGCTGCTTCACCTGCAATGCAGGCAGAGTATTATGATCGACTTTCTTTACTTCAGCAGATTGTGGAAAGAATTGAGTTTTCACTCTACGACACTCCAAGAGGCGATATAGTCATAGAGCATCCCCTGTACGACTTTGAACCTCGTCATTTTTCTGGTGGAGGAGGGACGAATGCTTTTAACCAATCTGCAGACTCTTTTGACTTAACCGACCAACAAATGGCTGAATTACTTGGTGTGGAGGATTTACCAACTCCTTCAGCTGCCACTATCCAACAAGATAACATTGGAAATAAATATCAGAACAATTACGTAGTTGGTTCTTTTGAAACCATCAGTGTAGATATTGGTAGCTCTGAAGAGAATGTAAAAACAGTAATGGTCTGTACGCCAAGACTCTTACCATCAATCTCTGGTGATAACAGTAGACGAGACAACAGACAGGTTCTTGTTTCTTTACCTAACTTAGTACCGCTGTATGGTTTTAGACTTGAGCAAGGTGATGTTCTTGGTTCTATAACTACAGTAGAAGCTGCTAGGCTGTGGGGCCATGTCATGCTAAATCGAATGAATGCTGATATGGTTAGTATGCGAGTTCCAGCTTTACCTAATTGGTGTTCTTGGCCAAATAGGCCACACTACATACAGACTAGAAATGTGATGGCGGTAACTAAATCAGTATGTCATACTATAGCATGGCAATCAGACTGTAGCACAGAATATGGTGTAAACCACTGTAAATTTTGGGATGGCAGGACTCAAAAATCAGATGTCCTAACTGGTAGCGTAATTTCAAAGCCATTGGTTCCAAGATTCGTCCCATTTGGTGGGGTTAATGCTAGACCATTCAACTATTCAGACATACTTCGTGTAGAATTTGATCAAAGAGGTCAACCTACACCGTACAATGCTGCAAATAAGGCTCCACAATGAGCGGTAGACCAATTATCCCCACTGATAGAAAGAATGGGCCATTATCAGCTACAAGACCTGCTGATTTTTTTACTACGATGCACAGAGCTATCGTAGTATCGGTTGATGCTGAAAAAGGGAAACTTACAGCACAGTTTGAAGATACCGCTGGTCAAAGAGACAACATCAATGTCCCATTCGGGTTTATCAGTTCACCAATAAATAATCGAAGAAAGTCTGCCTGGAGTAGGTATATACCACAAGAGGGTGATATTGTAGTTTTAGGTTTTGATACAAACCACACACCTAGAATCATAAGTTACAGCCTGATTTCTTATGAATTACTTTCGGTGTTAAATAGCGAAACTGGTTATCAGTTTAGTACTCTACAGCCAGGTGAGTGGGATCAAAGATCTAGTGGTGGTGCATATTTTAGAGGTGATAGGACAGGACTACTATTCCTATCAGGTGGCTTAACGAGTATCTCATTAGACAAGAAACGATTTGAAATACGATCTTCAGCGGGACTTGAAAAGTTTTCAGCAAATCAATCAGTATGGAGACGAGGTCAGGTTAAACGGTCTTTGGTACCTTTTACCCCCGAGACTGTCATTAAGTTTCCAGCTGGTGGTGCACCTGCTACCCCAGCTAATGCAGTACAGATGGATTTGTACGAAAGTACCGTAGATCTTCGGTCTCCTGTTCCGGGAACTCCCTTAGGGTTCCCAATGGCCTTCAGCTCGTTGGGAAATGTAGTAAATCCGGAGCTGTCTACAGCAGCAGGAGATGCTTATGGCGTTGGTCCCGTAGCTATAAAAAGATTTCCTGCTACTGTGGCAGCTGGAGCACCAGCAACCGCTACAGCTAGGTTTTTTGCTAGGATCTATGCTTCTGATCCAGTATCTCAACTTCCAGCCCCACCCACTCCACCAGTCCCTGGAACTCTACCATTTGAAATTGGTATTGACCAACTGGGAAATGTTTTCATAAACAATTTAGGTGTAGGTGCTTTGGGTGGGGTAAGGTGGTTTACTTCTGGAACTCTTTTTGAGTTAGCAGGTGCAGTAGCAATACAACTATCCTCCCCAATCATTCGACTAGGTGGTCCATTAGCTACCGTACCAGCAGTAAAAGGAACTGAATTTGCAACTGCATTTACTGCTTACTTTACAGCAGTAGCATCTGCAAGTTCTACTTTAGCCGGAGGTAGTGGTTCACCACAATCTGTCATTACCTATGGAACAGCCATGGCAGCTGCAGCTACTGCCATGGCTGCTACAATAGCTGGTATGCTAGCTCCACACATCTTAATGACTGAAGCTCCAATTCCTAGCCTTCTACCTAACATATTGACAGGTTAAAAGGAAATCTAAAATGGCTTGTACCGACCTAAGCACATTCGAACGCTGCCTAGTTAACACACTCTTGAATTTAGGAGCCTACGGTTTAGAAGCTCTACAATCATTTATCAGAACTGAGCTGATACTAATTGATGCAGAACTTGCAGCTTTGTTGATGCAATTGCTTCAATATGATCTACTAGGGCAATTAGCGAAAAAATATGGTGATATTGCTAATGCTGAATTTAATTCGCTGATATCAGTTTTAAACGGACTACCTCTAGGGTTGCTTGATAAGGAATGTCTTGGATGGGCAAACCTCTCAAATGGGATTAACGGGTTTTTACAAAACGAGATTCAGCCACCATTTCAGCAAATCATTTATGAGGTTGAGAGGTATGCTAGTTTCCAATCGGAGTTGGCTGCATTACAATCTGATTTTGAACAGCTGAAAGAGCTTTTAACAGGAACCTTAGATTTACTAGATACCTTGATCCTTGAAGCAAAGTGTAGAGCTACTGCCGAAGGACAGAATGTAGTAGCAGCATAAGCTTGAGAACATCGTTGAAAATCACGATAAACTACTAGTGAAATCTATAGCATGTCTTCGACTTTTCTTGTTCAAAATAATGACGCTGTATATGATGTCTCTGGTAGACCAAAAACTATTGTAGATCACGCAAAAGTTCGTCAAGACATTGCCGAGATGCTATCTATCGAAACTCAACCATCCGGGTTTGGTTCTGGAATTATCTCACTGCTTGGAAAAGTTGATGGAGCACTCTCGGATGGAGTAAACAGTAACATTGATTTTTCAATACGAGATAAGATTGAATCTGCTACTACTCGATTTATTGGACTACAGAGAAAGAATCTGAAAAACCGACCATTTACAGAACAGATTTCCGGTCTAGACTTTTTTGATGTTCGTCAAAGCTCAACAGATCCCACACTGTATATCTGGAAAGCTGCTTTTAGTACCGTTGACGGAAACTTTATCAATAGAAGTGGTAGCTTTAATTTATGAGCGTACCTAAGCTTAATGCAGCTGCATTTGAAGGCCAGCTTAAAACTGGAATAAATGCTAGAGATACATCTGCTGACACTGATATAGGCCCCATTAGAGACTGGGTAATATCACCAGTTGCTAGGGTTTTTGAAGGGCAGAATGAGAGAATCAGGCAACTATACCAACTTCTGGCTCTTCAACGCCCTAATGAACTGGATCCAGCAGATGTTGATGCTTTCGTTTTTAATGAACAGGTTATCCGTAGTCCAGGTAGTCCAGGATTTGTAGATTTAATCTTTTACCGTAAAACTACACCAACTGCTAATTTACCGATACCTGCTAATTTTCCAGTAGCTACGGATCCAGACCCTACCACTGGTGCCCAGGTAGTTTATGTGACTTTGCAATCTCAACAGTTGTTGGTTGCTACGGCTGGTGCTTACTTTAATGGCATAACTGGCAGATATGAGCTAAGAATTCCAGCTAAATCATTAATTATCGGAGATTCTGCTGGGGTCAGTAAGAACCGATTAGTTAGGCCACTTCGACCACTTCCTGGATTTGATGGAGTAGTAAACGATCAAGATTCTAGAAGTAGCAACCCGGCTGAGACAAATGTTGATGTTGCTGATAGATACTTCCTTAGAATCAGAGGTACAGAAATTGGTACACCAGCTGGTTTATCCAGGTATGTACTCCAAACATTTGGAACGGTGGAGGATATCGAGATAATTTTTGGTAACGATTCTGCTTTGACAAGAGCAGACATTGATGCTGGAGCAGTAGATGCCTACATAGTTGGAGAGGCTCCTTTATCTATTACCCAGACGTTGCCATTTCCCGGTAAGCTGAATTTGATGGTGTTGGGAAACCAACCATTAGTGAACGTGATTTCAGTATCATCTGGTCCTTCCTTCACTGAAGGTGTAGATTTCGATGTCGTATATGATTCTGGTATCTACTCAGGTAGTACTAAAGGAAAAGATGGAATTCGGTTTAGAGCTACAGGTGGATCCCCTAACATAGGTGATCCTGTAAATATTACGTACACATATGATACACTAACAGTAGCTTTGCAATCGTTTTTCAATACGGTAGAGTTTGATGAAACTGGCAGAGACCTACTCTTTCGAAGAGGGGTCAAGGTTCAAGTTGCACTTCAAGGCAACTTGAAGGTAAAAGCTGGTGACCCCAACACTGTCTTATCAGTTGTTAATCAAACAATTTTGGACTTCTTCAATGGCAGCACAGTACAAAAAGGGCTGAAACTTGGAGATGCAGTTGAAATCTTTGATATTGATGCTCAGCTATCTAGAATTCCAGGTGTTGATAACTTTGTATACACACTGCTAGCAAGAGTCGGTAGTACTGGAGTTGCAGATATCCCAATCGCTAGGTTGGAATATGCTCGCCTAGATCCAGCAAATCTTAGTGTTTCTTTAGTTTAAGCTGTCGAGGAGTAGTTATGAGTTCTGCAATCATCCTAATTCAGCAGAGTGGAGCCCCTGCTGGAGTAGCAGGGAAAAGTCGTGATGACCTAGCTCTGTATTCTGGCGCCAACCCAATCCAAATTTCCTCGACTGATGGAACTGCAGGAACTGTTGCATGGGCGTTAATTGATAAACCCCCATCATCGACTGCAGCTATTGCTAATCCATCAATAGCATCTACTACATTTAATCCAGACGTACCTGGGTCATACTTTATCCAGCTGACTGTAGATGGAGGTGGAAGTCCAGGTCAGATCCAAAGGTTGGTAGCTGCAGTACAAATCGCCTTACCAGTCTGGGTTACAGGAACTTTGGATGCACCAAAGCTCAGAATTCCAGCAAAAGGTGAAACGATAGAGTTTAACGTCCAGTCATCTCCAGCTAGCGGGGCAAATACTAGAGGCTGGGCTCAAGAGATGGACGAGTGGTTTAGATCCATCTCTCAGTATGCTTTTGGTGTTGCTATTCAGTCAGCATCAACTCCTGTTACTGGAACTGGTTATTCCACCTTTTTCACTCTCAACTTTGGATCTGGTTTTACAATAGTAGATGGTGGAAATGGTGTTCTTAACATCTCTACCTCAGGTGGTGGCGGAGGTGGTGGTGCACTAAGTCCTGCTAACTACACTGTAGCTCTTCCCGGTGGTCCGTTTTCAGTTTTAGATGTTGAAGCATCCTTCTTTGCTCCTTCTGGTTCTAACATCTACAACTCTGCTGGAAATGCTAATTTTGAAGCATCAGGATCAAATGCTCAATTAGTCGTCCATGCAGGTCATCATCAGAAACTCTTCCATAACCCAGGGATTCTCCCTGACCCAAATACTACGTTGGGTTATGCAGCTACTATCAACACAGGTTCAAACCCCCACACAGTAACATTTACAGACCTTGCTGGAACCCAGATTGCAACCTCTGATGGAAGGGTAATCAATCCTGGAGTACTTGGAGCTGGTCCGCAGATCAACATTGGGGCACCAGCTTCACCTCGATTGATTGATTGGACGATTAACCCAACTTCTCTTCAACCAGAAGCAACTCAAATAATTGCAGTTGCAGCATCGGTTAATGTAGAAGGATTGATTGTAGATGTTTCACCAGGCCATCCAACTGGAGCACAAAATCTAGCATATAGTGCTAGTGGGTGGAGATGGAGTAATGGTCAAACTACTCCACCCCTAGCTGCTCCAGGAATTTTAAGACTCTTCCACTCAAATGGGGTGGATTATGTTGATGTCTATCAACGAGTTGCAACCCCCTCAACTGGAACTGACAGCTGGACAATTTCAGCTCCAAGCCCAACTCTTCAAAGGGTTGGTAGAGCATTGTATTGGGTAAATGGATCCACATCAGAATGGGGGTTTTTACTCAATAGCGAGAGAAGATTTATTGATGCTAGACAAACTGGATTTTTAGGTGATATTGAGCTCCAACCTGTTGCCTTAGCCAGGATTGATCAGCTTGGCGCTGACTTACAGTTTCAAGCTGGTGTTGTTTTTGACCACCGGAGAACGGTAGCTGTTAGCAGCCTAGCTGACATGTATTATGATTCGTTTGGTTTAGTTGGAACTGGATCATCAGTACCAAACGATGCTGTATCGATTGAGGGTGGTTCTTGCTGGATTTCTGGGAGACGCTATACGCTCAAAGGATCATTAGCAATTAACACAATCAGCGGAATTGGTTCTGCTGGAAAGAAGATTATTTGGGCTGAAGTTGGGGCTGATGGCAAATCAATCTCTCTTAAGGCTGCAGCAGCAACCGATCCGATCAATGGCTTACAAACTGCACTTTTGAATGGGTTTGATACACAGCCTCCGTTTGCAAAAGATTCCGCTGGTGGGACTCCCAGAAAACGTTGCCCTCTGTGGTATGGCAACTACGACGGTACAAACCTATTGGGAGCTGGCAGAGTTGACTTGCGAAGAGATGTGGCGTACTTTGGAAGCTGGTCTGTAGGTACTCGATCTTTTTACGCTTACACGTCTTTGGATGGCTCACCCACTCAGCAACCTTTAAGCAGAACAGCAGTACCAACCCCTGCTGGTGGACTGGGGACCGAATTTGAGAGTATAGCTGCCGCTTTAGCTTGGCATGCAGTTTTGACAGCTGGTTCTTTAGCAGGGACTGTTAACAACCTGCTAGACTCTGGTGGTAGAGGAGAAAACTACCCTTGCTGCTTGAATATCATCAAGGATACCTTTGAGACCTATCCTTTCACAATCTGGAATAACATAGAGATTCGTGGAGGTGGTAGACCTAATGTCCGATTGATGGCTAGGGCAACCGCTTTTGGGACCTCTGAACCAGGCTATTTTTGGATTGGTTCAGATTCTTTAGTTTACGGATCAGGTGGTGGTAATCAACTGGTTTACAATGTAAAGATCACTGGTTGTAATTGGGTGGTTGATAACCCAGTTGGTGATGGCGCATCTAATGCTGAGTGCATTAGAGTGAATGCGCCTTACTGGCTTGACTCTGCTTTCCCGACCATCGCACCTCAAGCAAGCTGTCAACATGTGACAATTGATGACAATCGGTTTTTTGCTAGAGTATCAGCTCCAACTACTTCATTCGCAGGAATACGATTTTATGCGGAAGCTGGTCCTGGGGGACCTGGAACTCATGCAGGAACTTACCACATCATCTCAATTCGAAAGAATAACCTTGGACTGAGTTATGGTACGACGGGTAGTTCAAACACGACTCTGGGAGTAGGTATTGGTGGTATATTTACAGCACCAATTAATGGCGAGCTTAGCCAACAAATAGAGATCCTAGATAACACCATTCGGGCAGGTCAGTTCGGTATTCGATTGGGTGAAGGAAATTGGGGAGTTGATAGAACTATCATTAGGGACAATTTTATAGGTGTAACCCAATCAACTGGAACGTTGATCTCTTTTAGAGATAGCTCAGATTGGGAGGTTTCTAGAAATACAGGAACAACCTCGACATCTGGTGGTACTGGTATCTTTATGTTTGGATCTTGTCCAAATGGACGGATGTTTGCTAACAGGTTAACCGGTCCATCTAGTGCTACACCAACTGGTAGTGCTATAACTTATAGCTCTTGTTCCGATATCAGAGTCTATGACAATACCTTGGTTGGTTGGTTGTATGGTATTACAGCTTCTGCTAGTGTGATTAGAGGTAGCTTTAAAAATAACAAACTTGTTGAAGGTGGGACATCGGATTCATGCTCTTTCGGGGTGAATTTCCCTGTTACTATCAACGACTGTGAGTTCGTTGGAAACGTAATTAGCGGTTATAGGGTTGGGCTGATTTTAGGAGCAACTGGTAATGTTACTCGTCTGTCGGTAAAAAACAACACCATTGCTGGTCAATCTATTTCAGCAGTTACTGGTGTAAGTGAATTTAGTGGTAAGGGAATCTTGATAGCAATGCAGTCAATACTTGGAACTGACCAAGCTATCGAAATTCAAGGAAATACCATAAGAGACATTGTCACTAGTGATACACTAAGTCATGATCTTTTCTCTACACCTACTGGTGGTATTGTAGTTCGAGCGATAGATAATGCTTCCAAAGCATTATCAGGACTAACGATAGAGGGTAACCAAATCCACTGCTCCAACTCGATAAGTCCTGGATCTGCTTTAATCAACACATTAGGTTGTTGGGGTATTTGGACAAATGCATCTCTTTCAGCTGGTTCAGTATGCAACAATACTATCAACAGTGATGGTCTACAGATAAATTGTAATGATGCTGGAGGAACCGGAGATGGTGGGATTCGAGTTGGTTGTGGATCCAGCCCTCTTAGTAGTTCAACTTTTGCCATCACAAGTGCTATCATAAACGGAAATACGATTACGTGGACTTCAGGATCTGTTAGTGCTAGTCAAGCAGCATCTGCTGGTGTTAGAATTTTTGGTGATCAGCTAAATACAAAGGTCACCAATAATCAGATGTTGTTGAATTCCACAATGAATACAGACGCCACTTCGTGCGGTAGATTACACGGTGTGGTTGTAGATACAAACGGATCAAGAATCGCTTCAAATATCGAAGTTTCAAACAATCGAATTTCTTCTGAAGGGTACATGGCTACGCCACTCGGAACTGGTGGGGTTCCAGTCTGGATTAGATTTAGTAGCAATAGCTGCTCAATCAACAACAACAAAATTTCTGGGTCTTGGCACCACAACATTAATACCTCTGTCGGATTGACAGAAAATCTGAAGTGGGCCTTTATTGCTGTAGGTATTGATGGTGCCAATACTACAAATGATTGCACCATTAATGGAAACACTATTATCGTTCCAGATATACCAGTAGCTGCTGGCTGGAACATGCTATGTGGCATACGTGTTGGGTTATCTACTGGTAGTGGTAGTAACCTCCAGATAAACAACAATCTCTTGGATGTAAATCTTTACTCAACTGATCTTGCGGGTGAAGGTTCAGGAGCTCTGGATTCTGGGGCAATTCAAGTTAGTGGTAATGGTGTAAGTTGTGAGTTTGTTCAAATTATGAACAACAGAGTTTTTAGGTTAGATCCACGAGGTGCTAGAACTGCAACCGCAATTTCAAATAGAGGTTGGTGTTCTGCCCAAGTGATTGGCAATGATACTAACTCTTCGCCAACCCCATTCCCTGCTGTTCGAGACTTGCTTGAAGTTAACGTTGGTGGGATGCCCCATTCGGCTAGGTGGAGTTTAAATAGAGCTGGTACACCTTCGAGCGTTGGTCGTATTGATTTAGATCCCACCTCATATCTAGCGGATCCAGGTGGTGGAACTAACTGGGATGGGAGCACTTTTAGCTAATGGCCTGGGGTACTTCAGCCTGGGGTGGAGGTGGTGGAGGAACTGGACCATGGGGAGCATGCATTCCTGGTGGTCCAGATTTAACGCTACCAACTATCTCTTTACAATCTCCAGCTCCCACATCGACTGTATCAAACAACACCAACATTGCGTTTAGAATTTCTGATGATGTTGGAGTTGATTTTAACACCATTGTCGTAAAAGTCACTGTCGGTGTAACTACCTACACTGCATTTTCGGATGGTGTTTTTGATCCTCTGTTTAATGGTGTTCAAAACTTTCTTAGTGCGAATGCTACAAATGGCTTTGATTTCATCATACAACCTAGTATCGTATGGGCTGCAGGTTCTACTGTTAGTGTTACTGTTGTTGCTGGTGATACTAGCTGCAACCTAGTAACTACTAGTTGGTCATTTCAAATTGAGGAGACTGAGTCAGTTTGTTGTGGTCCAATCAATTTCATAGATGTACCCTATCTAGGTGGGTGGGGTGATCATGAGTGGGGTACCTCATATTGGGGTGGGGGTTTAACGGTTTCTTTACCAGTAGATGGGGGCGGTGTTCCACTAATCGGAAGTATTACCCCTAATCAAGGCTTTACTACTGGTGGTGATAACTTCACTATCATAGGATCTAACCTAGCTAGTTTCTTTTTTAATGACCGCTTTTCTGATGCTATTGTTGGATTTCTCTGGTATCAGATGGGTGGCTTAATTACTGAAGGACCCATTGGGTTCAATGGTTCATTACACTGCAAAACTGTTGGGTTTAACTCATACTCTGGAGTAGTTGCGAATTATCTAAAGCCTAATGGCGATTTTCATGTAGCTCTAGACTTTTTGGTTAAAACTCCATTCTTAACTAAAAAGCCACCAGTAGAAGTAGTTCTTGCAGCGGTTGAAGCTTTTGTTGATGATGGGAATCGTATACGTTTCTCTTATGTTGCAAAAGGGTCAACTAGCATCCTAAGGATGGAGGTCTGGAAGACAGGAATACTTCGACACATAAAAGAAAAGCAACTATCTACTTTTAGTGGAAATCTTGGTATTATGCGATACTATGACAGTATCCATAGTGATGAGAAGGTTGCTTTTTGGTTTAACGGAAATAAGATTTTTGACTGTTTTGATGGTCCAGTCGGTACATTGCAGATTAGATTCTTTACCTACAATAACAATAGTTCCTATGAACTAGAGACATGGTTTGACAACTTTATCTCTCATACTGTAATTGTCTTTACTGGTCCATTTGGTAGTGATGTAGTAACTAACGTAGTTGAAGTAAATACTAATCGAGTTAGGGGTAAGACACCAGCTACTGTTGAAAACTGGGCTGGTGATGTTAATATCAGAGTTACTAATGGGTCAGGATCTGGTTGTGTAGGAACTTGTTACGCATCTGTAACGCCTTATGTACCTGCTAGCCCTTCTGACTGGGAATCACCAGCACCTACAACAGTCGAAGAAGCAATGCTTCGAATTCAGCTGGAGCTTTTAGATCATTTTGATGGGACAGTCTCAACTCTAGGAGTATGTTCTAACTTGGTTGATTTGGCTGCAGACTTAGCCTTGCATATCGACTTTGCAGTCTCACCGACTTTAGATGATATCTCTCATAAGCTATTCTTACATACAGAACATCCAATTGGACATCCCGATGTGCTAAGTAGTGGTGGATGTTTCCAATATGAGTACCCACCAGGTTATATCGTTGGCAGGTCTCAGCCATTCCGACCAACCCTAAGAGAAGTATCAATCTGTAATGACGAGGCTCTTAGGAATCCGGGACCAAATATTGGTCTGGGTCTCCGTGTGGAATATTGATGCCAATAAATAGCTTAATCAACAGATATCGAGACCTTGTCAATCAAATTCCGAAGGGGTCTTTCTATAGTAATGATGGAAACATTGTCCCTATGCGGGACAATCCCTATGTAATTCGATTTACAACTAACTCACCCAATACACAGTTTGGGGTGTTTGTCAATAACATCTATACAGGTGTAGTTCAGAGTGATGCTCAGGGGAATGTAACTACCTCTGTTTTACCGAAGTTGGGTGAGAACGAGCTATCAATTGTTAACAGCGTAACTCAAGAACGAACTATATCGTATCTTACTACTAGAAATTACGCTACCTGGCTAGCTTCTATAGCTGAAGTTTTTGAAGAACTAGATAACTTCATAGATCTAACTCAGTTAGATTCTGGGTTAGCCACTGCATCAAGTTCTGGCTTAGATGAGGTTTGGGGGGTTAGGGCAAACCAAAGCAATGTAGGTTATGAACCTGATGCTTATCGGGAAACACTTCAAGCCTTACTTCTTGGTTATCGACTTTTTGGTGCAAAGTTTAGAGGTATTGAGCTAGCAGTTGCAAGTTTTACTCAAATCCCTCCTCTTATTTATCAACGACGATTTGATGGTAAACGATGGATTCTTGGGTCGGATTTCCTAGTCAACCGTACTTTCGAAACTATTGAATTCGCTTTTAACCCAACCCCTTCACTGCCTGGATTAACCTTAGAGAGTATAGGGTGGATTGCTAATACAGGATCAACCACTCTTGGTTGGGTGTCTGGTGGGACTATTAGTGTATCTGGAACTGTCGATCTTAATACCCTAACTTATGGTAAAGGTGGAAGCGTTGATGGGCTAACGTTAGTAATTTCTAACGAAGCTGGAGCATTTCAAACAGTAAAGTTTAATCAACCCGCTAGTGGTGGGGATCTTACGGATCAAATCAACCGAAGTATCCAGGGCATAGAATCGTACATTGGGGTTGGAAATGTTTTGGTTATAAAATCAACTTTGCTTGGTTCTACCAGCTTTATCAAGGTTGAGCGTTATGGAACAGCCCTGCCAATAGTCGGATTGTTAGAGCAGCTAATAACAGGTAATGATAATCTCATCACATACATAGACCCTATCTTGGGGTTGTTTACAAAACTGACTTCTCCAAGATTTGATGGGCTAGTAGATATTCCAGGACCTAGGTTTCCAGCAAGAAGTCTCAGTATTGCAGGTCCATTCAATATCACGCCTGGAAATCAGCTGCTAGAATTTGATATTGACTCAAGAGGGGTAATTGATATTCTTTTACCACTTGGAGCTCAAACAGCTACTAGTTTAGCTACTTTCATCAACACTGCTTTACTTTTAGATGTTAGGTATGGAATCACCTACTCGAACAGTATTCAAGTAGCAGTTGGAAGTCCAAGAATAAGAATAGACTCTTCGGATGGTGGTTCTATTGAAATTTACCCCACCACCGGATCTATCTACCTATTCAACATCACAGCTCCTGAAAAGTATTTAGGGTACCAACCAATCATTGCTACTGTTCGAGTAGTTAATGCAGCTACAGATGTTTCAAATTCTGTAGTTTTTCAGACCTATAGATCACCACTGCCAGAGAATTGGTTTGCTTTTGGAGCTTCAGCAAAAGTTGTCGCTAGACAGGGACAACAGTTTTCTACTGGTCCCCAATGTTTACAGCTAACTGCAACAGGATCTGGTGAAATCACTCTTTACCAAAAGGCAATTGTCCAAGCTAATAAGTATAAGGAATTTCTTTTTGATTGGGGTATGTGGTTATCACCAACGGTAAATATATCAGCTACGTTAGGTTGGAGTTTTGATAATGGTACAACCTGGAATGAAGGTACTACGATTGCATTATCAAAACTAGATGACCCTAACCAGCTCCCAAAATTCATCAGAAGTACATTTAGGTACGATGCTGACGCTTTAAGCTTAACAGTTAGGGTAAGAATATCAGGGTTGACAGCTGGGCAGACTGTTGTGGTTGATTCTGCTAGATTATTACAACCCAATGTTACTGCAATGTTTCTGGCAAGAAATACAATCATACGATCTCGTAAACGATCGTATTTCGGAGAACTACTTTGGAGTTGGTGTTCTGATCCATTAACTGCTGATGAATCTACCTCAATTGGTTTGGGATCACCTCCCAATTGGCCAGTAGGTACGATAGATCAAATAGCAGCAGCTCAAAACCAAATCGATAGATTTGACGTTTCGGAATTTGACCTAGTTTCGGGATTGTCAAAAAATCTCATGGGGGTTATTAATGAGTCAGATTGGTCAATGGCAACCTTAACCAATCTAGATCTTATCCCCAGAGATCCTTCTAGAGCTTCTTTTGTTCAACCATCTGTTGCAGATGTAGTAACTGATTCTTTGACTTTTCCAAATGCTCCACCATATAGAGCAACTCTAAGTTTAGTTTCAGATCAAGATCAAGGTCAGGCTGTATTATTTGAAGATGGTACACCATTACCCAACGACAAATGGTTTTTTAGCTTAGCGAACCAAATTACAGTAGATACATCATCTTATAACCCCAACGCTCTATACACTGTTAGTTATTTACCTCTTTGGCAAGCTGAGACTCAGATCATTGATTTGGGTAGTGGGTTTCAAGATTATGTGTGGTATGGAGATCACTATCGATTCACTAGATTTGATACAGATAAGACAAAAACATTGAAGTCACGATATCTCTATCTTGATTTCACTACCTTTGAAGCTGTTTTAGATTTTCCAGCAGTTCCCGACATTAACCTGACTACAATCGTTAGGGATAATGGTTTGGATAAGGTAGAGCTAACAAAAGATTCTTTCATTTGGGTTGATCAATACACCGTCCGATTAGCAGCACAGGCAGTTATACCTACGGCACTTTATACTATGACTTACTACGAAGTAGGTATGAAAAACGAAGAGCTTCCTCAGGTTTTATTTGAGACTAGGGGTGGGGCAACTGCCTCTGATTGCCAATCAGCTAGCTACAAGACAATAACGAGAAATCAGGCATTGAGGACTAGCACTGGTTTTAGATACCACCAATTTAGGTTAACAGCAACCAATATCAAATATGTTACTGATTTTAGGTTGTCATCAATTGTTGCAAAAGGGCTAAATGTTTTTGGCTCTCAGTCTGTTCCTGGTTTAGTACCGTGAGGTTATGAGATGGAAGGCACTAGATATCGAGATGGCACGTTAGTTGACCAGAATCAACTACAAAGAACTGAGTCAACTAAGGCAGCCCAGATTTTAGATAGCCGAACTGATGAGTGGGAACTGGGGATTGTAGGCGGATTAGTAGTAACCGTTAATAGCGTAAATACTAACCGAGTTGATTTATCTGCAGGTCATGGCTATGCAAATAATGCGGAGTTGGTTTTTATTGGGGTTGACCAGCTAAATATAGCTTTAGCAGATAATACACTTGGAGCTATTAACCTCCTTTACGCGTTTTATACTGAATTGGGTGGATCACCATCACCACATGAGACCAATGGTACTGCGCCAGACACCGAGAATATAGCTTCTTTTAGGGTTAGGGTTTTAACAGCATCTCAATTTGCTGCCTTACCGTTTACCGACCCTACCTATTCTCAAGATGCTCAGGATAGGGCATTTTTGTTGAGTAAGATAACCGCTACTGGAGGTGCTTTAACTTCAGGCAGTATCACTCAACCCCCACCATGGAGAGGGTTAAAGCAAGCAACTTTAGGGTTGCCAAATTTTGGCGATGGTATAAAGATCGTTATTGTTTCAGATACTACCCCAGAAGGACCAAATGGTCAACTATCTTTTACCCAATCTCCAAACGCTTTAGCTTGGGCAGCTCCGGGAGATACCTTCGGTCCAACGGTACTGATTCCCAACGATGGTTATTACACACTGACGTCTAGTGGTGGCTCAACAATTCAGGTTAATGTTCAGGTTACCGGATTGCCAGTAACGCCTCAAATAGTTACGGTTTCTATTTTAGGTCTATATACTCAAGAAGTTCCTAGAATGTCGGGAACTGACCTTCATCATAGAAGTTTAGTCGGAACTGGAACACCAACCAAACAAAACCCGCATGGTTTATCACTAGCTGATATTTCACCTGAGTTCGTTGATGAAATTCGATTTCATCAACAGCTGATGCATAGTAATGGAATTTGGAGAGGGTCAAGTGCAAATTGCCTAAAGGTTTCTATTAACGAATCCCCATCTCCAGATAATTTGTTAATTAACACGCCAACTGGAGCAGATACCTACTTTGTTGATGGTAGACGGTTAGTTAGTATCGTCAATTCTGGTGTATCTTTTACCGACGTTGTATCAAATAACAAATCACTGTATGAGATTTTCGTAGATGCTAGTGGCAATGTAAAGAAATCTGAAAGAGCCCGCCAACCCCAACCTGCAGTATTAGCAGGTTTGGAGAATGGTATAGTCTTTGTTTCAGAAGACTTCCCCGCTGGAACTTACCAACTGACATGGGATACCACAGGAGCCCCACAACTATCGCTAAACGATGGCCCACCTGTCTTAATATTAGGAACAGGTCTTTACAATCTCAGGTTTGATTTTGGTTACATACAATTCTATGTAGGCTCATACAGCAACTTACCTGGTGTATCTCCAAACCCCCCAGGAACGTTTGTTGAGGTGATTACAATAAACCCTGCTGTTAGCAAGAGTAAAAATCTTTCATTAGCTCAAGTTTACTTTTCAGGATCATCGTCAGGGTTTTTGGGCTATACACCAAATAGGGGAGTTGAGGCTGCCAAGCTAGTTGATACTCGATTATTTGGAAGCATTGAAACCTATCATTTTAGAGATGATACTTTAAGAGAGTTAGAGCTTCCGACGGATGAACATAGCTATGACGGAGTAGTTATTGGCAGACCTGACCCACGATATACAGAAGGGCTAACTGTTTCAATTCTGGGTGGTTTAACAGTAACGGTAAATGGCTTCGCACCAGCTTATGTCAAAGGACGTCGTTTTGAGGTTGAAGGTGGAGTGAACATTACTGTTCAAGGAACTTCTAGTACTGTAATCTATGTAAATGAGCATGGTTCGATAAGTGAATGCCCTATAACTCTAGCCTCATTTTTGAGTGCAAATAATGCAACTGATGGGTTAAATCAAGACGGGTCATTAATCCTTCGAGGAGCTGCTCTAGCTCTAGTTTTATCAGATGCAGGTTCTGTAGTTGATGTTATAGATTTAAGACGAAATCTTGGAGGTGGGAACGTTTCTGTTGAACCATGGACTGTTGGTTCAACCAACTTCGTTTATGGTGAGTTCTTTGATCTTAGAGGGGCTATTGTTTACGCCTCTGCTAACAAGATGTCGGTGATAAAGGTTCTTGAAACTGTTATTGATGATCAGATATCTCTTGTTGATGATTTGGTTATTGATGGTGGTGTGATCATTCTTGACTCAGCAGTCGCTTCACTTTCTAGTATTTTTGAAGTACTAAGCTCTGCAACTATAAGAAATGCTACAGTTGTGGCAGATATAGGCCCAATAACAGGGCCATTGCTAAACGGCAATTCAGCCAGTAATAGACACCTATCACTTGAAAGTGTTGCTTTGGTTGGGGCAGGTCTAACAGGTATAAAAATTGGTCCTGCTTCAAATACCCAGCAAGTTACCATTCGAGATTTAGTGTGCAGAGTTGGTGTTGCAGGTCCTGCTACTGCAAATCCCGTAGTTGAATTGCAAGTAAACACTGCAGTTGATGTTGATGGGATTACGTATGATCCAGGCCTATCACTTACAAGTGATGGGATAATCAAACTATCGGGAGCTGGCATAAATTACGATTTAGGTTTATCTGTATCTGGAATACATTCAAAATCAACAGCTTGGGTAGTAGGGTTTGGTGGAAGCGGAAACACTTTACAAAATCTCAAAGTCTCTGATTGTGTAGGGATCAAACTAGATACCTTCTCTACCACACCTACATCTAAAGTTGCCTTTGCTAACACAACATGTCTTGGAGCTTTGGTATTAACATCTCTACAAGATTCAAGTTTTAGCAATTGCTCAATGCCTAATGGGTTTGGACTAATTTCTGTTCAAAATGTGACCTTTACTAGCTGTATTGCTAGTAATTTAGGCGCGATCAATGGCTCGAATATTACTTTTACTGATTGTCAGCATACAAGCCAGTTACATCAATCTGGAACTGTAGATACGCTTACAATCAGAGGCGGGAGATATCCAGCTGGATTTTTAGCAGATCCAGCTGGAAATCTATCCATTTTCCGAATTACTGACTGCAGTATAGGCCCAATTGTTTTGGATGGATCTGCGAATAGAAGCCAGATTTGGATTGAGCGTAATCTTTTAAATGGATCAATTAGCTGTAATCTTTCAGCAGTGACCAAAGTTGGTTTATTCATAAAGGGTAATTCACAGCTGGTTAATTCTAAAATTCAATGTACAAATGTCAGCGAAGCATGGTTGACGAATAACAGATTCTTTTCAGTGTTTGCTAGTTATGAATCCGCCCCTTATTGGTTTCAAGCAAGTCCTGGATCAAAGATAACAGATATTAGCATTGATGATAACCGTTTCGACATTGTTGGAACTGCAGGAGCAGCACCTCCAGCTACCTGGGCTTATTACGTAATTAACATGCTATCAGCCCCTGCTCCAAACAGAACAGAGAGGGTTAGCATTCGGGGGAATCAGTTTCATTGGACTCCAACTTCCCTCCAACCCATTCTGTGCTTTCATAGTGGGCGATCATTAAGTCTCCAAATTTTAAACAACCGTATGAAGTCCGAATCAGTGGGTACAGTTACCTGGTCGACATACGGTGGAGGTTCTACCCCATTTACTGCCTTTCATATGGGGTTGTTTACTAGTGATTTACCTTTTAGTGACCCTTCAGCAGAAAAATCTGCAACTGGAGATTTGGCTATTGTTTCTGGAAATACTGCAGAAGACTCTGGAGGACCTATCTCAGTACCTTGGTTGGTAGCCAGCACTGGGGTTGGTGGGCAATATTTTGTAGGTTCAAATAATATGCCTCAAATTGGTAACACACGATACCCGACTGACGGTTCTTTTGTTGGGTGGTGTGGAGCTCTCAGTAATTTTACGCTTAACAACAACCTGTGAAACAATGGAATTACACAACACAAAATTATCCTTCCTCTCTTGGTTACAGCTTAGCCTCGAACAGAGAAATCTTGTAAAACAAGCTTTAGTTAGGTTAAGTGCATTCAACTGGACAGATCAAACGGTACAAGATTGGTACTCAGCTAGAAAAATTGGTTTTACAGATCATTTAGGAATTCAGCTGTGGGGGTTGGTTGGTGAGAATTACAGACTTCTGGCAAAGTTAGAATTAAAAAGAATCGTATGGTATGTTGGTCATGCATGGAAATCACAGCCAGAGTTGATTATCGAAATTTCTTCATCTACTTGATTCTCTAGTGATCATTATTATGATCATTGTATGAAGGTTTCAATGATTCGATATACAATGGTAGCTTTGATGGTCCTAACAGGATGTGGTCCAGCTTTTACTGCTGCTGAAGATTCTGGTGGAGCTTCTGGTCGAACAGCAATTGATGAAGTTGCAGGTCAACCCTCAGAGCAAGATAATGCTGGCATGGCTGGGGTTAATCTATCATTAGCTGGATCTAACGGAATCGAAAATCTTGGGGGTTCAGTTTCAACTGGTGGTGCAGACACTGCAGGACATTCTGGAAGCTCTAGTGCAGGAGCTTCTATAGGTGGTTCGATTGACTCCCAAAATCCCACTGAATCCTCTGCTAGAATTTCAATTCGATTGCCAGCTAGTACGAATGGGGGTAACTGCCCGGATCCTGGGACAACTTATATTGTAGGTTCAAAACCTCCTACTCAATCAGATCCAGGAACTCCAGTATCTAATGGAGGTAGTGTTGAGACTTCTTGTATCTTTTCTGATACAGGATTTGGTGGAAAATTAAAAGCATCTCACTTAGCATTTGATGATAGTATTGACCTAACGATTAGAAATGGAGTTAGGGAGCTCGATGGATCAATCGATGCAGACTTTACTTTCGTTACTTCAAAGCTAGGAAGTGAGTTTACAGGAAATTGCAAACTTACTCCGTTGGTTAAGTTCAGCCAAGAAATGGTTTGGGGTCAGTTCTCTTGCAGCAGTATTACTAGCGCTGATGGAGATCAATGTCAAGTCGGGGAAAGTGTAATTGTTTTTCGTAACTGCTCAGATAAGTGAAAATTTTCGAGGCTTCATACTTGATTTCATTCTGAATCATTATTAAGATATTTGTATGATGCTATTTACAGAAACAGAACTTCTCCCTCTTGAAGAAATAGCTTGGCAAAAGTCCAATTTGAAAACCATGTACGACGAGGAAACTAAAATGCACGATCCAGAAATCTCAGAAGAAAACATCAAAAACGCAGTGATGGAAATCAAAGAATTTGATTATACTAACGTTGAAACAGCGGTCATAGAAATGGTCAAAGCTGACCTGAAACCAAAGAAAGTTCTCAAGAAACCAGCTCCAGTTACTTGCTCAATCTGTGGTCGAGAACGTGATTGTCGTTCAATGAAAGCAACTCTGGTAGAAGATTCTGCATTGAATCAAGTTCGGCGATATGTTTGTCGTAAGACAGTCAAAGCTGAAGATGGTTCGGTAAAATGCTTCATCAAGGAATAAGATGAAGTACACAGGAAAATTGGATCGGGCAATCGGTGCTTTGGTTGGTAGTGCTATTGGTGATACATTTGGAGCTCCACTAGAGTTCAGGCCAGCTATCACTGAGCCAAAAAACTGGGTTACCGAAATCACTGGTGGAGGGGGGTTTGGCTGGAGACCTGGAGAGGTAACTGATGACACGATTATGGCCAACGCCATAACTCAAATGTATCTCCAACACGGCCGTTATAACCAAACCTTCCTGGTTAATCAGTGGTTAGACTGGTTGCATCGAGGTCCGAAGGATATTGGAAGTTGGACTCGCCAAGCCTTGCATCGAATGGAACGAGAAAAGACTCGAAGTGGTATGTTCGATCACTTTCATTGGGGATCGAACCGTCACGGACTTAGAGATGAAAAGCATCCAGCTGTTAAGCTATGGAAATCTGCTGGTTGGAGGGATGCAGGAAATGGCGGAGTTATGCGATGCGTTCCCAGCGCATTAGCAACCCCTCGAGCAAGGGATCGAATTCGGGAGGTTCGATGGATTTGTGAAGACACTCACCCTGATCCTCGAGCTATTGCCAGCTGCATTGGAGTAGTTGAAACTTGCGCTCAGCTAATTGCAGGTGATTCTGTAGAAGTTGCAGTTGGGGCGGCATTTTCAAGAATCAAATTCAAGACTGTAATTCCTTGGTGTGATACATGGAAGTCTGAAACTATTTTCGAAAGCTATGAAAATACCTTGTTTCTTGTTAAACAAGCGATGCTGACATCAAAGTCACTTCCTTGGCATAAGTGGACGAATAGTGGATATACGATTGGGACTATCGAATCAGCTTTCGCAGCTCTGCACCAATGCGACTCGTTCGAAGATGGTTTGGTGATGATCGTCAATCGCGGTAATGATGCTGATTCGGTGGGAGCTGTTGCTGGATCTCTGCTAGGAGCGAAGTTTGGTTTTGAGGCGATTCCCAAACGTTGGTTTGACAAGCTAGAAAACGGACAACAGTACGTCGATAATGCTATCCGACTGTATCAACAGATTCGGAGTAACCGATAAATGGTTTACACACCCGCATTACAAATTTTGCTAGGATCTTTCTTAGCTACTGTAGATCTAAGTTGCCATGAATATTGGTGGGTCGCTTGGTGGCTGTTTTTCGTTGCCACGGGTATCTTGATAATGTTTGTTGATTGTTGTGTAGAAGAAAAGCTGAATGAGATGATAGCCAGGCGAGAAGAGTTTCTACAAGAGCTTGAATTGGAGGAACTACAATGAACGCAGGTCAAAAGATTCTTTATGATCTGTTTGAAGATATTCTTCATGCTATTCCTGAACTACCAGTTAAGGACCAGGTAAAGTATCTGCAGGTTAGCTTTAATTATGCAGCACCAGAACGGGAGTTTGAGTTTTGGCAGAGGTTGTCAGTAATTCTAAACCAAAACTCAAATTCTGGAAGCTGGGATGGCTGGGAGTACAGGATTGCTTTTCTTTACAACGACGCGGCAGAAAATCGAAACAAGCTGTCTAACGAGGCTGCATGATCTCATGGGATTGTGAATTACTGTACGAAGACGGAGTTCGTCTGTACAACAGTAAAAAACTTCGTAACATTAAGATAATGTCTGATAATCGTCAGATAGGTGACTTGGTTTACAAGACGACGGAGGGTATCATACGAACTCTTATCTCTGGCTACAAGGTTGACCATTTCAGTATTCACTGGCTGACCATTTCAGGGTATGAGCTAGGGCTAGATGGCCAAACAATGTTTAAGCAGGTCCTTGCTATTCAACCAGCAATTCTCGAAGCTAATATAGGACAAGAGAAAGCTGAAGTCCTGGTAAAGACTGAATTAACCAACCCACTTTTATGCATACGGTGTAATCTTGAAAGAGATGAGCATCCCCATCCTAGTGTACTTAGGAACTGCATAGTATTTTTAGAGTGACGGTAATATAGCTTGAACGGGGTATGGCGCAGTTGGTAGCGCGCGTGCTTTGGGAGCATGAGGTCGCCAGTTCGAGTCTGGCTACCCCGACTATAATCTGCCACCTTAGCTCAGTTGGTCGAGCAGCTGTTTTGTAAGCAGCAGGTCATCGGTTCAAATCCGATAGGTGGCTCTAATGACTCTTTGTAAAAATCTTGATTCTGCTACTTGATTTGTCGTTAATCATTATTATGATGTTTGTATGGACAAATTGGAGCAAGGAAAGATCAAAGTTGAAGCTAGCAGGCTTAGGCTAGCTGGTTATGAAAAACAGGCTGAAGATCTTCTTGCTAAGATGTATAGCAAAGTCAAAGCAGAGAAGCTCAAGAACAGGAAGAAATTCTTGAGTAGGAGTCGTTGAATGAAACTGGAAATTGAAGTAACTCAGGTACAGGTAATTCGTATACCTTACCATACAGATACCATTTACTTCTCTTTTGCTGGACCAACCCCCTTTCCAAAAATGTCAGAAAAAGAGCCTGGTAAGTATGGGCCCGTAATGAAAGTTGAATGCCAGAAAGGGTTTGCAGAAGTGTGGTTGAGATCAATGGGCATTACCTCTTGTGAATTGATCACTCAAGAAGGTTCTAAACAGGTTACTATCCCATGAAAACCATCAAAACTGTCTGGAAGTTTCCCATTGTTAATGGTGAATTTACTCACAAGATTCCAGTTGGGGCTGAGTTCTTAACCCTACAGCGGTGGATGGAAACCCCTGTATTCTGGATGTTGGTAGATCCAAAAGCGAAGAAAGAGGAGCGAAAGTTCTTCCTTACAGGAACTGGAACCGATATTGAGGTTGATAGTAACTCAGTCCTAACTTACCTTGGCACATTCCAGATGCAAGGTGGTTCCACTGTCTTTCACTTATTTGAGATGACTGGAGTAGCTCCTGTCCTCAAGTTGCTAACCTCAAAAGAACCTCCACTAGAAACAGACGATTCAAAATCCGGTAACATTACTCCAACAGACCCTAAAGGAACGAATCAATGGTAAACAGCTTGACTCGACAGCCTCAGAGAGATTTGATCAGGTATCGATACATTCGTGAAGTTGGGACTAGAAAACCAATTGGTTGTGTTGCATATGCCCTGGGCATAGAAGGGATTCAGTTTGGTTGGTCGTTTTGTAGCCCATCTGATAAATGGGACACTAGCAAAGCTAGGATGATTGCTAGAAATCGTTTGTCTTCTGATTCTTTTCAGGAGCTTAGCTACGATACCCAGCAATCCCCTACAAGAATGCTTCGAGATGCTTTGCAGACAATCGCAGAGCATTTTGCTAGTCATCGTGAACGAAATATGATCTCAATTATTCACGCATTGAGCAATGACTGGGATCTCAACCCAGACCGATAAATGCGTCAATGGATGGTTAACCCACGGATACTCTGTAAACTCCACCTGGGAGGAGAAAATCTTGAACATTGGATGTTTTTAGGTTCTATCAGGGTAGGAAAAACGAAGTGGGGTCACTACCCAGGTATGCTAGAAATCAAGAAGCTACATTCTCGACACGTTGAACTAGCAGCTGAAATGACAAGTCGAGGTTGGAATCATAAGAAGCCAATCACCAACCCAATGGTACATCATGCCTATGTCATAGGGCATGGAAACACAGCTTTTTGGGATGGGTTCTTTCAGCCAGAACCAACTATAGACGTTGCAGCTAATGAACGAGAGCTTTGGAGACGTTGTCAGCGATGTAGAAATCGCATGGCAGTTTTAGGTTACAGATTTCCTCTAACAATCAATACTTAAAGGAGCACTTTAAGTATTGGTATAATAGTACGTGAACTTTAGCTACGCATCACTACTTCAAGCCTCATTAAACCAACTTGAGCTGGAAGTAAGGTTTGAATCACTGAGAAAGATGTTCTCACATATCAGTGGAATGCCTGAACACCAGATCCCTGATCATTGGATCTATCTGTGTAATCAACCAGAAATTGCAGATGCTGTAACTACCAAGAATGCTATTCAAGTTCGTATGCAATACAACTTCAGTATTCCGGTGAATACCAATGATCCTGCCTGGAGCTCTAAGTACAAGGGAAGGGTTGTAGATATGGTTCAGCAACTACTTGATGAAGGATATTTAAGACGTCTCGTTAAAAAATCTGCCTAAGACTATTGATTTGTTGAAAATCATTATTATGATGTTTGTATGGCCGATTTGAAGAAAACAAAAGTCGAAAGTAGAGACGCTGTAGAGAAGAAACCAACTTTCAAAGATCTAGGCTTTGCTTCAAATGCTGATATGCTCTATTATCAAATTGCAATGGCTAAAGCAAAGAAGCGAGGTAAGAGATGAAAACGACTCTAGAGCCTGGACAAATTACTTGCGAGATTGATGGTTGGAATTTTGGTCAATCTTCATATGCAGAAACCGATAGCTATGACAAGGGTTCTGCAACTATCGACTCACAAGGTAGGTTTTGTATAGAAATTCTCAACACCATCTACGATGATCGAAATGGTGACTCAATCGAAGAGCATTCGATAACCATCCCTAAAGAGGTTTGGCAAGAACTAGTTCGTCGGTTTAACTCTCAAAAAATTGTAGAAGTTGGCATGGTGGTTGAGAGGCACGATTGATTCTTCAATGGTAAAAATAGTTAACCCAACTCCAGACAATTTCAAATCTGCTCATAGCAGATTTCCAGTAGTTCCAACTCAAGCAGAGATCCCTGGTGGGACTGCCGTTGAGGATTCGGTTGATTACTTCACCAACGACCATATTGCTAACCACCTGGAGAAGATCAAAGATATTCTCCAACGATCAGGTGATCTACAAAGAGTTTACGCTTACTCAAGAGCTGTAAATGCTATTCGTAGCCACAGTATACCTGTCTCTAAGATGGATTTAAAGGCTGGTGATATAAAGTATGTTGGACCAGCCATCGTCCAGACTATTGAGGAGTTTATTGAGTCTGGTATGTCAAACAGGCTGAGAGACCTTGAAAAAGAGTTTCCACCACTACCAGATAGTTTGAAAGAGCTTGAGAAGGTTTCAGGCCTTGGACCAGTGAAGATTGCCAAGCTTCACAAAGAGTTTGGAGTCCTCAATCTAGCAGACTTGCAAAAACTGATTGACAGTAAACCTGATTATGAATTTGTAGCAAGTTTGAAGCAAGCTGTACACATTGCGTTAACCGAACAACCTAGAATCCCGATTGATGATGCTCTAGTAATCGGAGACCCAATCCTCGATGTTTTGAGAAATTGGGCAGAAGTGATCAAAGTTAGTTACGCTGGATCAATTCGACGAAAGCTTCCAACCGTAAAAGATATTGACATTGTTGTAGCAGTATCTGAGCATAATCGTAAAACGGTTAGAGATAAAATCAAAGCGGCGTGGCCAGAAGATGTTTATGCAGACGGACCCAGCAAGACTCGTTTAAGAGTAAAAGGTCGTCAGCTAGACATTGTCTTTAGTGGGTTAGATTGCTGGGGAGCCAGCTTGGCATACTTCACTGGATCTCAAGCTCATAACATTCTTGTTAGAGAGCATGCTGCTAGCAAAGGTCTAAAACTCAACGAGTTTGGCTTAAACGAACGAAAAACGGGTATGTTTGTCTCAGGATGCCCTGACGAAAGGTTTCTTTATCAGTTACTAGGACTGAAGTATGTAGAACCTGAAGATCGAACCGATAAAAAGCTAGAAACTTTATGAAGATTCTATTTCAGGTTTGGTCTGTAGGGGCTATTGTTGCTGCCAGTATAGTTGACGTTGAAGCAGTAAACAAAGTTGGCTGGTACAAATTACGAGAGATTTTAACAAATTTGGTGATTTCTTTAATCTGGCCTGTTTTGCCACTTCTTTACCTCTATGGTAAAATACGAGGGAAATGAGTCGTCTGCTAATCTGTGATGGAAATCCGTTGGCGTGGCGGAGTGCTCAGATTTATGAAAACCTAAGAACGAAATCAGGAATCCAAACCGGGATTATTTTTGGGGCACTTGAAAACCTGATTCGTGGAGTTACTGCTACCAAGCCAGATTCAATTATCGTAACCTGGGATATCAACCGATCTCGATGGCGTAAAGAATTGCTTCCTAGCTACAAGTGTAGTCGAGATGTTAAGAAGTCTGCTTCTCAGGTAATCACCATAGACAATGTTGCAGAACAGATGCTCTTAACAAGAAAGATTCTTGATCGAGCAGGTGTTCATCAGATTGGTGTTCCAGGAGTAGAGGCTGACGATCTTATTGGCATCCTCTCATCTGCTTTTGATCAGACGGGAAGCTATGATGAGGTGGTGATTATGTCACAGGATCATGACCTTCATCAGCTGATTCGCGGTCGAGTAAAATTCTACGAGCCAGTAAAGAAACAGTACATCACACCTGACTTTGTCAGAGAGAAGTTTTCTGGATTTGGCCCAGATGATCTAACACAGATCATGGCTTTGACAGGAGATGGTGGAGATGATATACCTGGCATAAATGGAATCGGAGATGTATATGCAGTCAAGTTTCTAAAAGAATTTGGCTCTTTGGAAGCTCTTTTAGATCCTGCAAATGATGATAGACTTAAAACTAGCAAACGTGGTCAGTCTATCATCGATGGTCGAGATATTATTCGAAAAGCCTTAAAGTTGGTTACTGTACCTAAAGTTGATGATTTCTCTCAATACCTAAACCAAGCTGAAATTTCAGCGTTTGTCGAAACTGTACGTTTACCTCCCCAAGCAGATCGATTTTCCTTTATTGGACTTGCAGAGCAATACGAGTTGAGGAAGTTTATAGGATCAGTGGATACAATTCTTCGAGATCCTCCAAATTTCTCTGGTTTTGAAAAGTGGTTCGAAATGACTCCAGAACGAAATTTCGAATCAGATGCTAACCTTTTCTGGGAGAGGTAAACATGTATTTATCATTGATAGAGACAGAACGAGTTTTTGGTTTTAAACCTAGATTAGCATTTGAAATCTACCAAAGAGAGGCTAGCAGTAATCATTTTTGGTTACTACAAGAACCAGGAGAAACCTTCTTTTGGATGCGACAGATCTTGTACAAAGAGAGGGATATCAGTGTAGAGATTACTGGGTATCTAGGTAGGACAGTTCCTGAAACCCGAGTAGCAAATCAACCTAATTTGCAAGATCTTTGGAAGAAGTGGTATAGTCAAGCAGTTCAAAGCAGGGCTGGAATTCTTTGCCAGCCAGTAGTATACCCTTGCTGAAGTAGTTTTAGCTCCATTGGCGTAATGGCAGCCGCAGAGGACTTAAAATCCTTTACTAGCAATAGTGTCCCGGTTCGAGTCCGGGATGGAGCACTGAAAGAAAGGAGGTTCAAAGTGTCACAAAGAGATCGTAAGCTAATCGAAAGCTGTATCGCAAGGCATAGCATCTTCAACCCTGTTCGATGGTTATTGAGGATTGGTATTGTCAGACCATATGAGAAGTCTACTCTAAACCTGAAATTAGGTAAAGTTGAGATTGACTGTCAATTAAAGGGACCTTTTAGTTGGGAACCTAAACACATATGGGTTTATGTCTGGAAGAGTGAAAGACGTATAGGTTTTTTTAGAAACTTGCCTGGGGTTGTTAACGACGTTGGAACATGGCTGCCACGTAGGTGGGGATTTTACATAGTCGGGTTTGAGTTTGGACAACGAGGTTAAGTCTGCTGAAACGGTGGTTAAAGATTGGTATGTATATATGCTAATCAGTCAGAAAGACCAATCGATATACACTGGTATAACCACTGATCTGAATAGAAGAGTTAACCAACACAATTCTGGATCTGGTGCTAGGCATACTAGAAGTAGGCGACCATATCGACTACTTGGTTATGTCACCATTGGTGAATGCCCTGCTTTTGTAGAATCACCTCAGTCTAGAGCGTTGAAGCTTGAAGCTAAGGTAAAAACGCTAACTCATCAGGAAAAGTTAGAACTAGCATTGTCTAGGCTCTGGCAAGGGCCCCTGGTAGAATTAGTTAACAAGAATCTTGTTTTAGGTACTTGATTTGTTGCATATCATTATTATGATATTTGTATAGGAAGTTGAAGATGGACCTCAAATCAAAGTATCAGAACAAAGAAGCATTCGAACTTGACGAGCACCTATTTAGCTGGTCTGATACGTCGGCTACTGGAAGCTCTCACGGGGTTCTGTTTACTGATATTGGAACTGACGACCATTTCTCTAAGGGCTTTTCTGTAGAGTTTGATGAGTCACAGTTGCGGGTTTGGGATTATTCGCAACAAAAAGTCGTAGAAGAGTACGACGCAGAGTTTCTTATCAGCGTAGTTGAGGAGTTGCTGTTGAAGTACAAGGAGATGAGCGATGAAGGATTTGGGGAAAAATTCAACGACCCACCACGATGATGGATTCTCTCAAAGAATTGACAGAATCAAGAATCTTCTAACCTATGAAGTCGCTTTGCAAGATTTCCCTCTAGATTCTAACCCATATGAAATTATCGGAGCAAAACTTTTGTTGAAGTGGGGAGCCAATGCCAACCGTATTTGAAATTTTTGAAGCTCTTGAAGCCGAACCTAGCAGGTTGGCAAAAGAGGCAATCTTGAAGGAGAACAAGGACAATGAGCTACTTCGTGATTGCTTCTCTGCAGCCCTGGATCCGTATCGTCAGTATGGCGTAACGAATTTTAACAAGCCAGTTCCAGTTCCAGTTAACCAGCAATCTAGCACTGATGGTGTAGTTAAAAATTGGCTAAATCTGCTGACAATTTTTCAACGCAGGATTAACGTTGGTAATGCAGCTAGGACTAGAATTTTTGAATTCTTTTCCGCATGTACTGCACTAGAACAAAAATGGTGTGAGCGAATCATTACAAAAAATCTACGGTGTGGAGCTACTGAAGCAACCGTCAACAAAATCTGGCCAAAGCTCATCCCCAAATTTGAAGTTCAGTTAGCTGAAGAAGCAAAACTGGATGAGGTTAAGTACCCAGTCTATGTAGATCGAAAGATCGATGGGCTTCGATTGATCGCTTTTATCAGCCAAGGAACTGTTACGCTGATGACTCGTGGTGGTAAAGAGGTTGAAACCTTGCCAGCACTTACTGAAGCTCTTTCCAAACTAGTTGGAGATTGGGTTCTGGATGGGGAAATTTACGGTGGAAACTGGAATGACAGTCAATCAGTAATCCACAGCTCCAAGACTCGTAAAGACGATTCAAAGATGGTTTACAACGTTTTTGATGCTATGAGTTTAGCTGAATGGCGATCTCAAAATTCACTCGATTTTTTGAGTCGACAAAAACTGCTAATGCAATTGGTTCAAAAAATCGATTCCCCACTAGTAGTTCGAGTTGAGGGTGATATTGTAGTCGATGAAGAAACTTTGATGCTCTTTCACAAGAAGAGCTTAGAGCTTGGCTATGAAGGTACTATGCTGAAGACCTTAGATTCAAGCTACAAGTTTGGCAGAGGAAAGAACGTAACAAAATTAAAACCACTTTCTCGATGGACGGGAGTTGTTGTTGGGAGTTATCGTGGCAGCAAGGGAGGAAAATGGGAAAACGAGTTTGGCGGGTTCTATGTGATGGTAAAAGGGAGCAAGCGCCCAACACAGGTTGGGGGTGGTTTTTCTGATGAGCAACGAAAGACTTTTCTAGGTGCTGGGGTTGGCAGAGTAGTCGAAGTTGAGGGTCAGGAGCTTACAAAAGACGGGATGATTCGATTTCCTGTTTTTGTAGGTTTTCGTGAAGAAGCGGATCTTGATTCTCAAACAGTTTATGAGCTGAAAGAGTTGGTTAGTTACTGGATGACTAGAAATGGCTGATATAAAGACTAACAAACAGTGGTTTAAAAGCTTAGACAGAGAAGGTAGAAAGCACGTCCTTAGCATGCTCCATGAGGTGAGAGTATCATTTCGTCATTTTGAAGGGATTTCTAATCCCGAGGACGTTGTTAGCTCATACATAAAAGAGTTTGAAGATATTCACATCAAGATTTTTTAGACCTGACTCTACTTGATTTCTTTGTAGTCCATTATTATGATGTTTGTATGAGGATCTCATGGGAAGAGTAGATAGAGGTTTAGTCAAGAAAAGAGCTGAGCTTTTTCTAAAAGAACTCAAACCTGGAATGACTGTAAAGGAGATTGAAGCTGCTAGTAAAATCTCAGCATCTCTTAGAGGTTTACCTAAACGTGCTGTTAGAGCAGTTTTGATGGGTACATATGCGTCGTTGCAGAAAGCAGGAAAAGTCAGAGTGATAGCTGGAAGGGATATGGCAACTAGTCATGAAAAGTTTCACATTGCAGATCCAAAACCGAGCTTTCAAGAAGCTAGCAGAGCTACAAAAGGTTTAAATGCTGGAACCTTTTCAACTCCTTACAAAGGAGTTGTGGACCAATCCCCCATTCAAGAACTAGATAAGGGCTTCTCTTCAGGCCCTTTGACTCCTGAAGGACAGGCAATGTTATCACCCCTTTCTTCTCTTGGTAGACCACCAAAAGATGAATATCCCGAACGTGCTGAAGAGGATGTCAACAGGTGGTTAAAGTTCAAAACTCTAGATCACCAGCAACGATTTAAAACAGAGGTGGAAAAGTTTGAGGCTGACATTAACAAAATTGTAGTAGATGCAGGCCTTCAATACTTAAACGATTTTGAACGGGTAGCTTTTGCGTGGGTTAGTGGAGAGAAACTAAGTGGAAGCTTTGACCCACTAGCTTTAGCAAAGCTAATAGCATCTGTCTACAAGATCTCTCGTCATCCAGTTTGGTGTGATCAAAAACAAAGTTCAAACACTTTTGAAATTGAGACTACCCTAGCTGCTAGAGTGATCTCTGAGTTGCAAGTAGTTAAAGCGGATCTCGTGGAGGTGTTTAAGGGTGTAAACGCCTTACATACCTACGCTGACAAAAAGAAGCTTCCTGGCTGGGACTACTACTTTAGCTCTGGAGCATCTTATGTAGAAGTATCAAAAGGAAGATTTGATACTTTTTTGCAGCTTTGGCTAAGGTCAGGGTTTGCTAGATTGAATGTAGGTCACAAATTAGCGGCAGCTTTAGCCTTAACTGATGCCCCAGAGATTCCTCTTCATTCGCCATGGGACGCTTGGAGCCTGACTATCCCCGATGGATTCTTTTCAAACCTTAAGATTGAACCTGTAGCAAAAAATGGTAACCCAACTAAAAGTGAGGATGCTACAGTCTCTCTCAGAAGGGCATGGTTCATAGGAACAGAAATCGTTTGTCTTCTGGGTGATTGGGAAGGTGCTACTCGAGGTACTGCAATCACTTGGAATGAACATATGGATCTGTGCTATGGTAAAGACATCGTCCAGATGGTTAAAAACCTTGGGATGGGAGCTATAGCAGCTATTGAGAATCACCCAGTTAAGCAGTCAAGTAGCTGGGGATCTACTAGGTCAAAAACAAATGAGAAACGACTAGAAGCTCCAGCTGTTGGAGCAACTTACGAACTAGCAGCTCCTGTCACAATTGATCTCCGAGATGATTTAAAGCGAATTGTAGCTGGTGAAAGACGTGGCAAAGGTACTTCGCCAAAAGCTTACTGGATTGTCAAAGGGCATTGGAAGCAACAAGTCCATGGTCCAAAACGAGGTCTTAGAAAGACGATCTGGATCGAACCTTACCCCAAGGGCGACCCCAGCTTAAAGGTTCTTATGAGAACGGTTGATGTAGATGAGTGAGCAAGAATTTATCGTGATGCTAACCTTAGGTTGGTGTCGGTCATTCTCTGCTAAACACTTAGGCCAAAGAGTTCAGGCATATAAGATATTCTCTGATGGTTCAGAGGAGTTAATGACTGGTACATCGGTGGTAGGACAGTCATTAACCTCTCCCAAGGATAGAGGTTCCAAGTTCTGGTTTCTAGCTAAGGTTCCATTCTGTAACCAAGACAAAATCAGGCTGGAAGTTTTTAGTGGTTACAAGACGAAAGGTGAAGATGAACGACTAACCTTTCGAAAACTATATATCGTTGTTGCTGATGCTCCAATTAGGGAGTTTTCAATACCTAATGTTGGTTACAGGGGTGTACCACTTTTGAAGGGTAGGCTACTTGAAGTTGCAAGTTTGTCCAACGAAGAGGTTAAAAACCATGCTATTAACCAAATTCTAACCGATGAAGAAGGGATGTAGCAGTAGGTAGAATAACTTGAATACGTCCTAACGGAGTGATAAAGTTTGCCGATCGACATAGATGTTCTAGACGAAAAACACCTATCAATCAGTTTGGTTGACCAAAGACATGCACAGCAAGTAAATCTACTTTGTCAGTCTTTACTGAATAGTCAGTTTGAAAGGCTAAAAAATCACTGGAAAATAACATGGCACGATCTGGTTCATCTAAGATCAAAGATGGACAAGATGGGGTTGAATTCTGGTAGATCCGCTACTGATGAGGCTATTGCCTGGTTTAAAAATCAGGAAGCTGAGGATGCTAACATTGATCACATCAAGGCTGGATTACAGAATGATCAGCTGAATGGGATTCAGAAATTACTCAAAACCAATCCCTATGCAGATCAACTAAGCGGGATTAGGTTTTTAACCACTAGACCTAGAGCGGTTTTAGCAGACGAGATGGGGATTGGAAAGACTCTCCAACTATTGTCCGCTTATGCTTGGTTAAAAGAGACTGAAGGGGTTGGTCCATTTTTAGTGATCTGTCCTAATGCAGTCAAGCAAGGGTGGGTAAAAGAGGTTGCAAAGCATACCAATCTAACTGTGAAAGCTTTAGGGAATGGTTCAACCCAGCTTGCTCTAGACTTTGCAGAGTACAGAAAGAACAGAACTGATGTTCTTGTCATCCACTTTGATGGGATGGTAACAGTCACTTCGAAGAACAATAAGCGAAAGAAGGCATGGTCAGAGCTAGTTGAAGATATGCTAAAGCTTCCATGGGGTGGCATTATTATCGATGAGGCTCATCAAGCTAAGAACCTAGAAGTAAAGAGAGCCAAAGCATCACTTTACTTCTGTCAGAATGCCAAGCCTATGAAGCGCGGCCAGCAGGTGAGGGTTTGGCTAGCAACAGGAACACCCATTAGCGAATCTCCAATGGATGCTTGGGCTGTTTTTAGCTTTCTTGAACCTACGATTGTACCTAAAGTTTTTAACCGCTTTGAGTCTTATTTCACAGTTAAGGCAAAACGAAATTATGGCAATTTTAGATTCACCGAAACTGTAGGTTATCGAAATCTTGGTGAGCTGAAGCAACTGCTGCATCGTCTAATGATTAGACGATTGAAGTCTGAAATTAAAGGGATGCCAGAAAAGGTTGGCGTTGTTCGCTACGTTCAGATGACTGGAAAGCAAAGGCAGCTTTATCAAGATATCAAGAAAGGTGTTTACGATTCAGTAATTCAGGAGCCTGAAAACAAGTTAAGCATCGCCTTCGCAATGACAAAGTGTATCAGACTTCGTCAAGCTCTAAACCATCCCTCTATTGTCGATAAAGAGGGTGGAAGTGCAAAATACGAAGAGCTTGACTTGATTTTAGAAGAGGTCTTAGCAGATCCTATGGCTAAGATTCTGATCTGGACAGAGTACAGAGCTGCCGTAGATATGCTGTTTGAACGCTACAACGAAAAGTATGGCGCAATCAAATTAGTCGGTGGTGTTACCCAAGCAGAGATGGCAGAACTGTCAAAGAATTGGGACACTATGAAGCAACGAGTTGCAATAGCGATTCCCATGTTTGGTGGAACAGGGGTTGACTTCTTACAGCGTTGCCGTACTGCAGTATACGTTGAAGCTCCATACTCAACTATTATGTTTCGACAGTCGGCAGATCGAATTCATCGAAGAATTGGTGAGATTAAGACCGAGATCGATAAGATCAAATCCTCACCTTGTACGCTTATCTTCCTTCAGGTTGAAGACTCAATTGACGAGCTGGTTTATAAGGCGTTGGGTCAAAAAGGGGATATTGTTGATGCGTTGCTGACGACTGACGACACGCTGATCAAGTTAGGACGAGAAGAACTCTTATCGTATCTTAAGTAATTGGTTAAATCAATGAAAACTATCAAAAATTTCAGAACCGATTTTCCTCCTGGTATAATCCTTAAAAACGCTGAAATTTGCATTGCAGTTAATTTTATTACAAAGCTGTTTGTAGGTTGAAAAACCAAACGTTGCTTCTCATACGACATTTCTTGATGTTTTTGATCAACTCAATGTTATCGAGACAGTTACATTCTTGGAATGACTCAAGTATTCGTCGATTTCAGCATAGGTTTTCTGTGGTGTATTTGATTGTTACTACAATCAGCTCCTATATCTCTAATCCCTTAGAGATATATCTTAACTTTTCTTTCGAAAGAGAGATTTTAAGAAGAGATAGAGAGCTAAAGCTCTCTAGGGGAAATTTGGTGGAACGTCGTCGTGACGTGACGGAGGCGACGTGGGCATAAGTAGATCGAATTCGGAGGTTCAAAACCTCCTGAAGAGGGGAGCAAAATGCTTCGTAATTCATGGTAGGAAGTTTTGGCCTGTTGTAGCTAAACAGGAAGAGATTCCTGTTTTCGAAAAACAAGAAAAACCAGTTGTTGAAAAACCAACCCCCTCAGTGAAACCAAAGATTCCAAAGCCTGCACTCCCGATTAAATCCTCGGTTGACGCATGGGAATCAATCCTAGATGATATAGCAGAAGATTGTAAGACAGTCTTTCTAGCTAGAGGAGGGGTTGGTACAAAACCATGGTTTATGCGTTGGAGTACTCAAAGACAAAAAATTCTTGATAGCTTGATTGGTATGCGCGTGATTGGCCTGACTGGATTTCGAGATTCGATAGATAGTGAACTTTCAGATAGAGAGCTTCTCAAGAGTGCTGGTAAAATGCTTTGCAGGTTGTTAGACATGCGAACTAGCGTTTTCCATTCTCCCCGAGCCTGGTTTTCAAAAGCAAAAGATGGTCCGTTCTGGTTCCACGGTCTACCTATTCTGACTAGAGCTAAGTGCAATAACCTAGTCTCAGATATGAATGCAGTGGATCTTTACAACCAGTTTGTTGTTAGAGTCTTGCATAAACCAGCAGAGAAAGTTGTAGAGCTGGTGCCTAGCACTGATGGGCATCTTGGTTTTGATCTCTACCCAATCAGCGAGATATTCTCCTTTGCAAACCAACATAAGATGCCTTTCGAAAGCCTGCTTCGATTGTTGTGGTTGAGAGAGGTTGATCATTGCGAACGCTTTGGTGGAATACCGTCGTATTTAGCTTGTAAACTTTCAAGACACTTACTAAGAACAACACCAGCAGAAATCAAACGAGCCTTAGCAAATAATGGTACGTCAGAGTTTCTGACTATTCTGCAAGTTCCTGGTGTTCCATACTTACCAAAGAAATTGCGATATGGTTTGGACTGTCGAAATATTGTGGTTCCAACTCTTGGAAGATTGACAGCAATTACAGATGGTGGTCAAGCAATTCTCGAAGACGAGAAGGGCAGGGTTTCAGCTGAGGGAAATCAGCTTCCAACTCTAGAGGTGGTTAAGGGGTGGGGGAAAGGTATTCAGATCTGGGCTACTGAAGAGAATTTCAAAGAGCTAGGAAAATTCTGGTATAATCCACCACCTAAATGCCCTTGGGAGTGGTACAAGAAGTGGGGAGACAAAGCATACTTGGAGTCAGGTAAAGCAATCCACCCAGATCCAAAGTTTCGACCTGATGTAGTCTGGCTAGAGCAGTCTGGTATAACTATCGAGGAGTGGGCTAAGCAAAATGCTGTGGGTTGAGAGTTATGGTTCGTATTCAGAATGGTGTTCTGAGTGTCCAATCTGCAAAGGGCAGAGATTTTTAAGCGAGAGTTCACCTCTTCAACTTGGTTTAGCATTTAGAGAAGCTAGTTCTGAAGCTTGTCCATGCTGGTTTTTATACTGTGCTATGCAGAGGTTGTGGGCTCAAGAGTACCCCAAAGGTTACTTGGGTTGGAATTGGGATTCAACTTACCCCTTGTCAGAACTTCCACCGGAACACCCGTGGTACACTAGACACCCTGAATCATTCGCCTGGAGCTTTTCCGAAGCTGATGAAGAGGCTTTACGATTTTGGGTTAACAATCCTCTGGCAGTGGTTTCCAAAGGACTTTCTCTGGTTATACATGGCGATAAAGGAGTTGGGAAGAGCTCTTTAGCTACTGTATTATCGAAAGAGTTAGTTAAGCGTAGGGGTGTTGATGCAAGTGGTTACATAAGCGAGTTTGTTGTAAGATTTCTTGTTGGTGATGAACTCTATCAGTACCTGAACATGCGGGATCGAGCTGGTCACGAAGTGCTAAATACTGCACTAAGAGCAAGCTTGTTAGTAATAGATGATCTACGTTTAGCGTATACAGGGTTTGCAAATACTGAGTTAGTTGAACGCGTGCATTCTCTTCTCCAGCATAGAGCTGGTAATAATTTACCTACAATAGTGACTATGAATAAGTTGTCAAAGTCAGCAGACTTCAAGCCCAACAGCGTAACAGAGTTTTTGGGGATTGAAGCTACTGGCATTCCAGATAAGTTTGGCAAGTATCGATTCATTCAGGTAACCAATGAGCCTATGCGTCCAGCACCAGATTGGGAAATCTGATACAGAATGTCTGCTGGCGAACAACAGAAACTTTACATCGATCCTGAGACCGAAGAACAGCTCATAGCTGGAGTTGTTCAAAACAATCCAGTAGTGATGGGTTCTGGTATCTATGAAGAGCTGGAAGATTGGCACTTTTCGATACCTGATTATCAATGGTTGATACGAGATTTGAGAGCTGAGGGTAGAGTTTTACCAAAACCTTTACTGATAGAGAAGATTCATCAAACGTTTCAGAAAGTTGACGATAGAGATCGAGCGTTGATGGTTCTGACAAGATTGTATGATCTACCGTTAACTTTTCCAGAAGATGCTGCTAGCTCTTTTAGAAAATTTCTAGCGTTTCAAACAGCTACAGCTGCTGTTCGTAAGTTTTTTGAGAAGTATCAGACAACCAAGAATGTAGAGCTTTCGATTAGAGACTTGACAGAAGGTCTTTCGAAATCTGCTTATCTTGTTGAAAAGAAGAACACAGCAGTATTTGATTACGCAGCTGGCTGGGAACAAAGAGAAGCAGATCGTAAACACTTACGGGATAACCCAGACCTTAGCCCAAGATTGAGGTTGGGCATTGCAAGGTTTGATGCTCAGGTGAAGATGAAAGTTGGTACAGTAACCAACTTTTTAGCACCGATGAAGCGGTACAAATCCGTGATGCTAACCTCTGCAGCCTATGCAGGGATCTTGCAGGGATTCAACGTTTTTCTTGCAGTGCTTGAAAACACGCCAGAACTTACTATGAATAGGCTTGACTCTATGTTTACTCAGATCAACTACGATCGAATTGTAAACTACCTAAAGAGTCCCTCGGAGAAAAAGTTTGCAGATGATCTGTTTCGTCGAATTGATTCATGGCCACAGAGGCTGAAAATCATCAAAGGCGAGCCAAAGAGAACTGGTGTAGTTGAGCTGGATAGGGAGTTGAAATCTCTATCAAGAGACGGTTTTGTGGCGGAGTTGGGTGTTTATGATTATGCTAATCTGATGAAACCTTCAGTAGGTCAGTCAGATGATCACCTAGGTCAGACTCAAGTGATCTGGGATATGCAAAACTCTGCTAAACAAAATAACCGAATTATTGTAACCGCCTCTCAGGCAAACGTTGCCGGTGCTGGTGTTGATAAAGATGGCAAACCAATCAAACTTCGGGAAGATATGCAGGGCAAGGCTCTAGGTATCTCCCAAGCGGTTGACAATTCGATTGCAATCAATATCGAACTAGGTCAAGTTGATGAGCATGGCAGGGCAAATCCAGCTCAAATCATTCTCTCTATTTTGTTTATGAGGGATGGTAAGATTACGGAGCCTGATATTAGGCTCTTAAGTGAAGTTGACAGGATGTGCTTGGACCGAGGGATGAGAGAACTCTGGTCCGAAGCTCAAGAGTTTGATGGTGTGACAATGACACTTCCGTCGTAGTTGTATCATCGTTTATAGGAGAGAAGAACAATGTCTGGTCGTGAAAATCTTCGTGTTGAAGCTAACAAAATTCTGAAGACTGCCAACCTGCCAACTCTGTCTAGTGAAGCCTGCGCAGCTGTTTTTGATGCATTGGTTGGCATGCTTAAGAACGGTGATCGGGTTATGATTCAGGAGTTTGGCACCTTCTATCGAAAGCTCCAAGCTCCTCGAGTCGCTCGTAATCCCAAGACTGGTGAGCAGTTGTTGATTCCGGGGAAGGTCAAGGTTGGTTTTTGTTGTACTGTTCCAGCTTTTGAAGTCAACGAAGCTGAAGGAAAGCAAATTGAGAAGTTGACTGCAGCAAATGCTAAATTTTCAGAGCAGGCAGCTAAGCCAGCCAAGCCTGCTCCAGCTCCAAAGCCTGCAAAAGCACCTAAAGCAGCCCCTGCTACTGCTCCTGAGGCTGAGAAGAAATGAGTGATTCTAAAGTAGCGATTTTAGACTACGAGCCATTTCACCACTATTACTGGCTCAAGAAGGTCCTGCTAAAAGATATCACCTCTGCGGGTGGTATTGCCCTTACTACTGAACAATCTGCAAAAGCAGCTGTTTTTGAAGTGCTCAAAGCTGGCCCCGGGTATTTTGATCCAGTTGCTGGAAAACGTATGCCAATGTCAGCAGCAGTAGGCGATTACGTAGTAGTATCGCTTGAGTCTGTTGTTGATTTGATGTATGTTGGGTTGGGTCAAGGTGCGCTTTTGGTTTGCCCTGATACTGCAGTTTTGGGCAAAGTCAAAGTTACGAGTCCACAGAACTGACCATTTTAAACCTGCTTTAGTTGAACGCTAAAGCAGGTTTTATTTTACTTCATGAATATTAGAACTTATGTAGAGACTCATAGCAAACTATCCCATCTAAAAGAAGGTGGCAACAGAGGTGAGTTTAGGGGTGAATGCCCCTTCCATTTCGGAGGATACCAAAACTTCGCGATTAATGTAAACACTGGCTTCTTTATTTGTAGAGCAGGATCGTGTGGGTTACGTGGAGGATTTCCACTCTTCTACAAACTGCTTGAAGGGATTCTTGACTGGTCTGAAGTCAAGAAGAAGCTATCAACAACTCTCCCAATTAGAAACTGGGAAGAAGTCCTTAACTTTCAAGGAAGTTTCGGATCAAAATCGGCTGATATTGCTTATCAACCATTACCCTCAGAAGACTTTCAGTATAAGCTGACAAAAGATAATTTCCCCGATTATTTGAGAAACACTCGAAAATATACAGAAGATCTATTAGACTTAGGATTTGATATTCGTTATTGTTATGCTGGTGATTATCGAAATAGGTTGATAATCCCATTCATTGATCTTGATGGAAGACAGTGTACGTTTACCGCTAGATCTATAGTCCCTTCAGAACAGATTCGATACAGGTTTCCAGAAGGCGCCACAACGACTCAATTTCTCTACGGTGTCCACAGGTTGAATGTTGCACTAAAAAGGTTTTTCATAGTTGAAGGTCAGTTTGACGTGTGGCGTTTAGCAACTTATGGTGAATACGCTGTTGGTGCTTCTACCGTAACTCTCTCCAGTAGGCAGCTGATGGATATTGCAAAACTCGCAGAATTGAACCAGTGCCAGGTATACGTGATGTTTGATTCTGGCGCTTTTCACCAAGCACAAAAGATTTGGGCTTCTTTAAGATCGATGGGTTGCAAACGAAGTGATCCAGTCGATATTTCTGAGTATGCTAAAGATCCTGATGAGTTAAGCAAAGAGTCACTAATAACCCTAGTTGGAGAAAGCTAATGAGTAATCCGCGTTTAAATGAGTTGTTTACTTTGAAAGAGGCTGCTGGTATCCTTGGTAGGAAGGAGTATGTTCTGTGGTACCATGCAAAGACTAATGTCCATCACGAAGAGATGGGTTACAGAAAGTTTTTGACAAAAGAAGCGATGGTGAAAATTGCCAAAGAACATATGGTTCTCCGTGATGGCGAGAAACTTGAAGATATTTTGGCTAGAATCGAGGAAGCTGCAAAAGCAAAGAAGGCTGCATAATATGTTTTAGAGCTTTGTGAGTCTCCTGACAACAAAATATTAACATAGCATTTCTGCTTACTACTTGATTTCCGAACTTACCATCTTTATTATGTTGTTTGTAGAGACTGACTTACTGAGGGAAGATGATCACAGAGCAATTTCTAGAGCAGTTGCAAGTCCAGTCGCCCGAATTAGGGGCTCAAGTCAAGCGGTGGCTACCAAAATTACAAAACATTGCTAACGATCTCTCTAGGGTTACGGGAGAGTCTTATGAAGACTGTCTCATGGACGCTATGGAGAAAATGCTGGTAAATGTGGGAGATTGGAAACTCCCACAAGTCCGTCACAATAAGCGAATCTACGAGGTAGTTGAAGATGGGCCAAACATCACAATTCGTCGTTATGGTTCAACTGAAACTGCAGTCGTAGCAAAAATCGATTGCGAGCCAATTCAGAAAACAGCCCTTGGTACTTTTGTGTATCAGGGGCTGTTGCAATTTTGCGCTGATAAGTTCGCTAAGCATTATACAGAACGAAATGGTTATCGGCTAGACAAAGAAAATCCGATGATTGAGAAAAGCTTTCTCGATCGTTCAAAACATGCTGTGGTGAAGAAGAAGGTTAAGAACTACGCTAAGGTGTCAGGTGCCAGGCCAACAAAGACTATTCGACGAGAAGATGGTAGTGAGTTTGACGAAATCGACCTAGCTGAAGGTTGGATTGAATCTGCTGAAGATCGACTGGTATTTCAAGGCTATGTCAACTTTATTGAAAAGAACCTATCGGAACAAGCAAAGCTTCTGCTAGAGTTTTTGCTAAATGAGAATGGTGATTATCAAGCAAAAGCAGACCTACAAATTCTAGAAGCTCAGCAGCTAGGAACTCAAATTCCAACGTATAAAAACGACCTGACTAGTGCTGGGAAGTATTTTGGTTGGAACAGAGTACAGCTTAGAGCTTACTGGTGTGAGATCGTAATGGCGCTACCGTCTGACTTTTCGACAAGGCAGTCTACTGTTAAAAACAGTAATGGCAGGTATAATTCAGTGGTGTTGACGAAGGAAGTTGCTTTAGGGATTTTGGACTCCAATGACTGAAAAAGAACCTGAATCGAATCTAAAATTTTCAATCCTCCCAGAAATACTTCGAGTACAATTAGCTAGGTGTAGTAAAGTAGCCTCAGATGGGGCGAAGTCAGGTCTTCGTCCAATCTATGGCTATCTGCTGCTGATTGTAGGCGATAGTCTGTTAACCCTTAGAGCTCATGACCCTCATGTCACTTTTGAGGGAAGGTGTGTTTGTAGTGAGATTAAATCTGATGGTGAGGCTTTAGTTGAGTGTGAAAAGCTAACCAGTATTCTCAAGACAAGACCCGATGGATTTGCTATTGACTTTTGGGTAGAAAAAGAATTCTTAAATATCCGTCAAGGAGAGTTTAGAGCTAAACTACCTCTACTACGAAAAGAGACGATTCCAGCAGTCTCTTTCAAAGGACCATTTCAATTCGAGCTTGAACTAGAACCTCGAATGTTAGATGGGATGACTCGCTGTAGTAAGGTTATCGAAGAGAAGGCCGATTCTGCCTATGCAGGGCTTTTGGTGGATTTAACCACTGAAGGATTTTTCAGAATTTGTGGGTTTTCTAGAGCTCTTGTTCATGTGGCTCAGTTCCCTCTAGCTGAAAAGTCATCGCTATTTAGGATGGTGATTTCTCCAAAAGCGTTACCATTGATTGAGACACTTTCTAGGGTTAACCAAACACATTTTGGGGTTGACGTTACAAATGCCAAGATTGTGATCAGCTCTCCAGAATGTTCGTTAAGAATCGCATGTGTTGAAGATACATACCCCAAAGCCTACATGGAGTTTTTGGGGTTGCACAAGATGCAAGACGAGCAGTATTTCTTGACTAAGCTAGACGCTGATGGTCGAGTTATTGATGAGAAGGGTCGAGAAACGATTAGGTTTAACAAGAACCAGTTCTTAGATGCCCTTGCTTCAGCTGCCAGTGTTCTTGGAAAAGAAGATTTGGCGGTAGAATGCAACATAGCTAAGAAACTAGCTGATGGTGGAGTGATCGTTGACTTAGTCGGGTTGAATCGATTTACTAAGGCAAAAGCGGAAGAGAAGATCTTAGCAGCTTCTAGTATCAGCTCAGTGTATCAGCTTGGAATTCACTACGCCAAGGTAAGAGAATGTCTTCGAGATTTTGAAGCAGAGGTAGTTACCTTTCACGTAGGTTCAGCACAGGATCCCTTTTTGATGATCGAAGAGGGAAGGTCAGATTTTTGTAGCGTCGGAATCCCTCTAAAGGTATCGTGATTAATAGTTTTTCTGGAGAGTACTCATTTCTGTCGAATTTTTATCAGATCAATCTGAACGTGATTGATGTCCAGTTAGGACCAATTCTGGTAAGATCTGTTGAGCATGGTTTCCAAGCAGATAAGACGCTTATAGCCAGCCAACGTAGACAAATTTTAGAATCGCCTTCAGCTAAGCTAGCCAAGGCTGGTGGAAGAAAAGCGACATTGAGGCCTGATTGGAAGCAAGTCAAAATTGCTTCGATGTATAATTGGCTGAGTAAGAAGTTTGCTATTCCAGAGCTAAAAGAGAAGTTGTTAGCAACCGGAGTTCAAACTTTGGTTGAAGGCAACACTTGGGGAGATACTTTCTGGGGTGTTTGTGATGGTAAAGGTCAAAACAATTTAGGTAAGCTGTTGATGGAACTACGGGAGCAGTTACGTGGAACCTGAAGAGAAAACGAAGAAGAAATACCCACCAGACTTAGTAAGAAAATTGGCCATGTTTTTGACTGGCCACAAAGGGAATGAAGCACTAAACCGATTGGCGAAACAATTGGTAATTGGCGCTGTAAAAGATAAGGGGTTCACAGATCATCAGAACGATAATCTGCCAGAAGTCTATGAGCGCCCTTATGTAGTGTTAGGACATTTCAATGTCTTGACAAGATTTTCTATTGCTTCAGATGCTGGAAGGTTCAGCTGGGATTTTGCTTCAGGAATTTCTGATGGGCAGCGTCTAGCGGGTTTTGCCTCAGCAAAGGGACGATCATCTCATTGGGTTGGAGATGGAGCAGAGAAACTCTGGAAAGAGTTAAACATAGCAGGGGCTGTGTTAGTAGGTCTTTACGATGGGGATATCCGGTTCTTTTACATAGATAAAGAAGAGTTTTTTAGTCTAGGTACAGACAGGATTAACCCAAAAACAGATTCTGAGAATTTGGTAGTTTGGGAAGAGAATTGGAATAGATTGACGTTTCAACAGACTTTTGCTGGCATATTTGGGAGCTAAAATGGGAATTACTGATTCGGTTAGTCGCACAGAAGCTTTAGAATTATTGCATGCAGATTATCTAGTCGACCTAGAGTCATCTAAGAAAATTCTTGAGATTAGAAAAACAGCTCTTGCAAAAACTCCAAAACATGATCCTGTATATCCAAATTTGGAAGAAGATGTTGTTGCACAACAGGCCTTTATTGAAGGGTTGCCACTACGTCATTTAGAGGCAAAGGTTAAAATCGAAAGAGATTTCCTAGCCATTGAATCCAGCAAAGCTTCGTTAGGAAGTAAGTTGCAGGGTTATCGATATCTGTCTACCAAGACGTTTAAAGTTGGCTCAGTAGCATTTAGACAATGGCGTGCGAAAAGCCATTGCTCGTTTGTCCACGGTTACCACCTGTCATTTAAGGTTTGGTTTGCTGCAAAAACCTTAGATGACAAGAATTGGGTGGCGGATTTTGGTAGCTTTAAAGATAATGGTATCAAAAGTTTTCTAGCGGAAACTTTTGATCATAAGACCTGTGTTGCAGGTGACGATCCACTCCTCGAATGGTTTAAAAATGGAGAATCAGCTTTTGGCTTAGTCCTTAGAGTTTTTGAGGGAGGGGTGGGTTGCGAGAAGTTTGCTGAATTTGTATTCAAGCAGATCGGTGGTAGAGTTTTGATAGATTCTTTGAATAGGGTTAGAGTTGTTAAAGTAGAGTGTTTTGAAGATGGTACTGATAATTCAGCAATTTATGAAGAGCAATCTCTATGACTGATTTGAGTAGTCTAAAAGCCCCGATTACTGAAATTTATACAGATACACTTCAGGGAGAAGGATCAACTGTAGGCAAGCTCTGCTCTTTTATCCGTTACACTGGATGTCATCGAGAATGTTCATGGTGTGACTCCAAGCAGACTTGGAAACCGGGTATGATTGAGACTAGGAAAATGTCTGTTCAAGAGCAGGTAGATTTCTTAGTTGCTGGTAAAGCAAGAAGACTTATCATAACTGGTGGGGAGCCATTGTTGCATCAAGATAAACCTTACTTTCAAGAGCTGATAAAAGCTCTGTTTAGTGAAGGGTTCTGTTTTGAAGTGGAGACAGAAGGTACTCATGCTCCCAATCGATTTTTAGCTATGGCTGCTCATAGCGGGTTGCAGTTTAACTGCTCTCCTAAACTTAAGTTAGCAGGGATGGGAGATCTTTCCGATGAGTATGCAAAGAAGCTACCTTTTTATGTATCAGCAACCTCCTTGTCAATGCTGTACGGATTAGGTGCGATCTTTAAGTTTGTAGTGGTTTCTGCTGATGATGTGGTTGAAGCGCTAGCTTTACTGCATAAGGCAATCCCAGACTCGGATACTAACCAACTGAGGAAACGGATGTACATTATGCCAGAAGGTGTTACTAGAGAAGTTCAGCTAGAACGAATGCTAGCTGTGATTGATCTAGCAATCGAGTATGGTGTAAACTTTAGTCCCCGTCTTCATGTACTTCGCTGGAATGATAAGAAGGGCGTTTAAATATGTCTGAGTATAAACCCAATGAGAAGCTACGTGAATTAGCTCTTAGCATGGCTTCATTTATTGCAGCTATTGATTCTTCTAGCTCTGACGTAGCAGAATATATCGAACGAAGGCTATCACCTTTAATCGAGTTGATGGAAATCGATGCTAAAGTTGAAGAAGTTATAGATCGTTGTGGTTGGGATGGAAGAACATTGGAAGCAATGCGAATTGGAGCTCCAGTTAGAAAGTTGAAACACTGTCCAGCTGGTCTAGAAGAGAAATCACGAGAACTCCACCGTGAGTACCAATTGTTAGCTAAAGCTCAAGAAGCTGGAGCTGATAATAGAGCTGACGTTATTAGGGTGACTGATGAATGCAACAGACTTGGAATCATACTAGTCCCAAACGGAGAGAATCTTTAACTCTAGCTCTGGTAGAATTGATTAGTGCTAAATCCAGTTATTCCTGACGAATCTGAAATTGTTAAGTACGAACCACATAAGGTATTTCCAGTAAATGCAGAGCTATCAGAAACAAGTTCAGTAGTAGGTTTGCCCTGCGAGTTTTGTAATCGATACTGCAAAACAGTAGGTAAGGCAAAAGACGAAGTTCTACAGGTTCAAGTTACACCAACTGGCTTTGAGTATAAGCGTTGGGGTGGTGGTGAGCTTGTTTGGCGTTGTGGAAGATGTGAATCGTTGAAACGTACAGTGACTTTAAAGGGAATGATTGTCGTTCCTGGGAAAATTCCGGAAAACAATCCAGAGGATGTTAAGAAAATGGTTGGAGATAGGGTCTTTTCAGAAGTAAACGGGAAGAAATGGTGAATCTGATGGAAATTGCGCCTAAAGTAAAACTGACGTTACCAATTCTAGATGAGGTAAACCAATTCTCTCGATTGAATTTAAACCCTGAGAGGTTAAATCAGGTGCCTTGCTTTTCTGATGCATTGTTAAACGTGCATATGTGCAACCCTGACGTTCCTCCAGAGGGTAGCGAGCCAGTCTGCTCTATTCATTGGATTTGTAAATGCTTCCTCGGTGCTAGAATGGGGGTTGGACTAGCTCCAGACGAACCCTATAATTTCGAGAAATCTAAGGCTTTTTGTAAACAGCTTACATATGCTAAGCTAATGGAAGCAATTAAAGCTAAGCAGGGTCTATTGGTGGAAAAAGATGCTCCAACATTGGTTGAAGAGAGTATCTCAGAAGAAAAGCTAAAAGAGGCTGAATTGGCTAAACCTCTTACTGAATCAGTAGAGGTTAAAGCCCCAAAGAATGCCACAGTAGTAGTTGCTAAAGAGCCAAAAGAGCAAGTCTCTAAAGAAGCTATAGGCAGTTATAAGCCTGGTTCTCAGGGTCATTACATTCTCTCCAATCTTCAGGTATCGGTAGAAACTCCCAAAAATGATATTTGGGTTAAAGTTGCAGCTAAGGGTTGGAGTTCAGAAAAGACATTCGAAAAGACGTTAGCTAAGTTGATTGAAGAGAAGCTACTTGAAATGCCAACTGCAGATACGCTTGTTCGAAAGGCTTGATTTATGGCTGATACTCGTGTTGATTCGATTCGTGAGATTCTTGAAGATTTGGTTATGCTGTTGGTGGACTTTCCAGATGAGGTAAAGGTTGAGATTGCTGGAACTGCGGATACTGTGGTATTTACTCTGAAGGTTCATGATGACGATATTGGTAAGGTCATTGGCCGACAAGGAGTAGTTGCACATAGCTTGAGAACCTTAGTAATCAGCTGCTGTGGTAGGTTGAAGAAGCAGGCTATCCTTGAGATTCCAGCTAAACCTAAAGATGGAGTTGAGAGAGGGAAATAATGTCTCAACGTTTGATTGAGAGTGGACCTCATAAGGGTAAGCCAGCGCTAACAAAAGCAGAGGTTCTTTTTACCAGAAGATGCCCTCTTAGATGTTCCGGGTGCTCTATTTTCAGAGTTGACGAAAATGGGGTTACCGACAACAATCAAGCTGATGCTGAAGAAGCAACAATGGATGAGTGGTTCAGAACTCTTGATAATTTATCAGAGTTGGGAACGCAGTTCATAGCTTTGTATGGTGCAGAGCCTGCCCAAGTACCTAACAGAGTTGCTAGTTTTCTTCATTATGCAGAGAATATCGTTAAGATTCCAACATCTGTGATTACGTCTGGTGTTGGGCTTACGACAGACATTCTAGATTTATGGTGGAATTCTGGTCTTAGATCATTGACGATGTCGGTTGATGGCCTGGCTGATGATCAGACTTCATCTGTTTCAAGTAAGGTTAAGACGAACAAAGCCTGGCAGTTTTTGAAGTACTGGGTTGAGAAGTATGGTTCTCAGATGCGGGATGCTGAGGGCTGTATGACCTTAACCAGGAAGAATGTAGCAGTTCTTCCAGAGCTAATTAAGGTCATGACAGATAAAAATGTCTGGCTGCATTTCGATATGATTCACTCAAATCGAGGTCAACCTTATAGTAAGGTTGAACGTCATGTAGATTTGACTGGTCTTATGTTTGAGTCTGATGAAGACGTTCAGATTTTGAACGAAGCAATTGACCAAGTCATAGCGATGAAGTCTGGGGGTTATTTGATTCATCCATCGGTTGAATCATTGATTGGTATGAAAAAGCATGGACCAAAGATGGATTGGCAGTGCTGTCAAGGGGAAAGTGGCTTTTTAGGGTTTGTTACGGTGGATCCAAATTGTGTGATTCGACCATGCGATGATTTTCTTCCACCAGAGATGGATACACCAAAGGACCATGCTAGAGTTAGTCCTGAACGACTTGGAAAGCAAGTAGTAAGGGATGGTAACAAAAAGGTGTTAAGACTGCTTCCACAGTCGTATGACTTGGATGTGCCTAGTACTCCAGTCTTTGGTTGGGAACTATCTGCCAGGTTTGAAGAGTACAAGAAACGTACTAAAGAAATGGTTGAGAAGCACAATTGTCGTTGCTATTGGGCTACTCATGCTGACGCTCAATCCATCTATGAAGGTAGAGTTTCGATCGAGCATTACATCCATCGACAAATTTCTGACACGTGAAACCAATTGAAACAAATGGAAAACAGACTAAAAGTTGTCAAGAATTCTGTAGTAGAATACCAGTATCAGTTTAGGTGTTACACTGAGCCAACGGTATTGTCTTCTTTGCACCCCAGTTGGTATACTCACGACGATGAACAAGAAGTTAGAGATCGTGTCTGGCATATTGAGAATGGTGCATGGATTTTTGATGTTGGGGCTGCCTATGGAAGCTATACTCTAGCAGCGTTGGCACAAGGTGCAGAAAAAACTTTTAGTTGGTCTCTAGAAGGTGGGATCGATGAGTTAACTGAAGTTGAGCTCCTCAAAGAGTCATTAGCTTTAAATGGTTGGCAAGACAGAGCTAGGTTATTTAATACAGGACTGTATAGCAGGGATGGGTGGCTAGATGTGATGTCACAGCAGTTCTACTCTATAGCACCTAGCTTAGAAGAAAGAGTTGGGAAGCCAATTTTTAAGGTTAGTAAGCTTGACACCTGGCTAGAAGATTTCATTGCGGAAGGTTTTGATTTTTCTGTTAGTCGACCCTATTGGTTGAAGCTGGATGTAGAGGGTGCTGAGGTAGAGGTTCTAAAAGGTGCTGAAAACCTCATTAAAACTCTTCGTCCAAAAATTTCAGTAGAAAACCACACGTTTAAAGACACTTCGATTCCAGAACGTGTTAGGCAATTAGTTGAAAGCCACGGTTATCAACACATTGAAACTGTACCACATGGTGTCGTAAGCCACAGCTTTTACCTACCTTTGAAGCTATGAGTTGTCAACATACGAAAACAGTTCGAGGCGAAGACATACCAAGAAGGTATGGTTCATATCGATCTGAAGTATGCAAAGATTGCGGTAAGTTTCGTAGGCTAAATCACCATGATGAAGTTGTGGGAGATTGGCAACCAGCTGAAGAGTATGCCTCAGCTATAGAGAAAGACGAAGAGCTATGAAAGTAAAATGGCTAACCGTATCTTCTGTCGAAGATATTCCCGGTGGAGTTGCGGTTAAGTTTTCAGCCCTCACCAATTCGAAATTAGTGGAAGTGATGATACTGAATATGGATAAAACAGACTACAAAGTTGGGGAACGGATTTACTTGGTTAGCGAACTTTCTTTACGCTCATTGGGCTTTGTGATTGATTGAGATTTGTCGAAACACTATGAATCATACTTGCCATGCTATTGATTGCACTAAGCAAGTTCCACCAAAGATGTTTATGTGTCTAAAGCATTGGAGAATGGTTCCTAAAAAGCTTCAGATCACAGTTTGGAATCAGTATCGACCTGGCCAAGAAATTGATAAACAACCTTCACTGTATTACCTGTCAGTACAGCAAATGGCAGTGGCAGAAGTAGCAAGATTAGAAGGTAAAATAGAACAAGCTAGTGTCTGTTTTCAAGACAGTTTAAAGTATGGTACAGCAGCAAAAGAAGCTGGAGAAGTTTGGAGAGGTTGAATGTCCAGTTATCACTACAACGACGATTTACGAAAGCATCTTAAGAAGCCTTCTGAGATTCCTTCAACCCCGCACTATGCGATATTGATTTTTGAAGATCGGACTTATTGTGAAGCTGGGTGGGATGCCAATGATCCACCAACTACAGGTACTTATAGTGCTGCTAATTACTACGCATTTGAAGACCAGCAACTAGCAGAAAAAGTAGTAAAAGATCTTTATCAAGAAAATCAACATAATCTTCCCACTCACAAAGAAACAATTGTATTCTTCAAATCTAGTGGTAAAGCAGTAGTCGACATTTCTTTTAAGATTGGGTTTAAGTGACATGTGTTGCATATTTGGAGCTAAGGTTAATCGTTGTTCTGATATTGACCAGCTAGCTAAGAAAATCACCAGAATGGCCATTTCTGGTGAGGATAGGGGTCGAGATGGTACTGGCGTAATTATCATCCACCCAACCCCTACTCCCAGGGTTGATGTCTTCAGATCTCCTGAAAGAGCTTCAATTTGTGAAGAATCTCTTTATGCTTTTTTAGCAACGCATCTCTCTGAGAATTGCATTGTCGTAGGCAATAACCGATATCAGCCTCTTCAACAGCCAGATTCAGTAAATGAGTTAGCAAGACAACCCATTTATGTTGATGGTGTAATTCTAACCCACAACGGAACGTTTCCAGAAGATGATCTTCTGCAGGAGAAGTTTCATCTTAAGAATGAAACTGGGATTGATAGTGAAGTTTTAGCCAGGTTGTACCGACATTATCAGACGTTTGGTCAACGATTGCAGACTTCGGTTAAGATGTCGATATCGACTATTCAACATTTATTGCATGAGGTTGCTGGTGGTTTCGCTTGTGCTTTAGTTGATTCAAGGTCCCCAGGCACACTACATCTTTTTCGTAACTTTAAACCACTCACCTTAGCATGGGTTCATTCTGATGAGGATGAAGAAGATCCAGATCTTAAGGTAAACGATTATCTTCTTTACAATAGCGAAGCAAAGAACATTGAGGTTGCTGATGGTCGAAGAGATTGGCTAGACCCTCATATTCGATGGTTTGATATGCCCGCATATAGTGGCTTTAGTCTAGATGGTGGAGGGGTCGAACACTACTGGAAACTTGAAAACAAGATCTTAGCAAGTTTGCCAGCTAGATCTTCTAAGAGGTCGCTAGTTATCTGCTCTGGTGGTTTGGATAGTTCATTAGCAGCCTTCGTTTCAGCTAAGCTGGAAGGAAATGAAGTAACTCTTCTTCATATGGACTATGGGCAACGAGCTGTTGAAAGAGAAAAAGAAGCTGTAAATGTAGTTGCTGAAGAACTACAATGTAAAGCAGTTTTCGTTGATGCCAGCTATATTGGAAAATGGCATTCAACTAGTCCACTGATCAAGAATGGTGATGAGATCCCTCAAGGGTTTAGAAGCTCTGAATCTACACTTTGTTGGACTGCAGCTAGGAATATGGTGTTTCTAACCTTAGCTGCTGCATTTGCTGAAGGGCAAGGTTATTCAAGTATCTATTCTGGGTTTAACCTTGAAGAATCTGGTTCTTATAGTGACAATACTATAGAGTTTTTTAAGCGATTTGATGCTTTTGCTGAGTTTGGAACGCAGACAAGGGTTACGAGTAGGTTGTCAATTGCCAGGTTGATGAAGACTGACAACATTCGTTTAGCTCACCACCTGAAGGTTCCGATGCAAGCAACTTGGAGCTGCGATACTTCAGGGGTTTTTGTTAAGGATCGCTACCCTAACAATGAATTTTACGAAAACTCTGTGAAGAGCTTAGACTTTTATGTTAATGCAGAGTGGAATAAAGATCACGATAGAGAAAAGGTTAACCATCAAAGAGCCCACATTCCTTGTGGAACCTGCGGATGTTGCCATACCCGTAGGATTGCCTATAAGCGGGCTGGTTTACTAGACCCACAGCTTTATGCAGCACCTTTAAAAGATCTTCCACCATGGTGGAACGATGCTATCAAACCTAGTCCTTATAGCATTGAAGAGTTGGTGATGGAAGTTCAAAAGGTTCGATAGACTATGCCAAACCTTTATTACAACGACTGTGATTATGTTATTGCTGATTCTGTTGATGCTGCTAACAAAGTTCTATCTGAAACTTTAGGCCTCGATGTTGTAGAAGAGGACTGTGCTTTCACCGAAGCTGATATGGTAAAATTAGAGAAGATGGTTAGCATCTGGCTAAACGAAGAAGGTGAAGTATCGGAACCCGGTGATGGTTTGCTTACAACTTTTTCAGTAGCAGAGTGGTGTAAGCTAAGGTCTGGTTATCTTGGTTCAACGGAGCATTAAATGCAAAGACGATCGTTTTTAACTGGGCTAGTAGCAGTTGCTAGTCAATTAGTAGTTGATCCAAATGAGGTAAGACGAGTCTATTCTTTTGGTAAGCATTACCCGTCAATCTGGATCCAAAACATAGGTCTTTTACCATCGAGAACACCAACCAGTGAAAGGTATAAACTATTCGCTGATCATGATGGGGTTTATAGGCTGCCAAATTATGTTGCAGTTGAAAATCAACATGTACCAGGAAAGTTGATTACTGGTATAGGTTGCAGAGTTGTTGATAGTGTTGTTGAGGATGGCGTACTAGTTAGAACTGGTTCCTATGTCTGCGGTAACCTCATTAAGGGAATCTTGGACTTGGACGTCTCAGGCTCACCACTCACGCCTATCCAAAACTTAGTAGTGGAAGGTTTGCTAACTTGACAAACTGCATTCTTTTTTCTGGTGGAGTTGATTCACTTATTGGTTGGTTTAGGATGGGTAAGCCAGCTGCTCTGTACTGTTCTTTGGGACATCGCTACGAAGGACTAGAACTTAATGCTACAAAAAACCTTGAAGATGTTACTCCTGAACTGAAAGTAACTGATATTGATTTGCTTTCAAACTTAGGTCAGTTTGAAAAGGAAGATGCGGAAATTCCTGGTAGAAACTTCCAGCTAGCTTTCGCTGCAGCCATCAATGGTTATGATCATATTGGGGTGGTCTGCCAAAAAGATGAGAGATCTATACCTGACCGTTCTATCTACTTTTTTGGACTAGCAGAAAAAACTCTGAGCTACCTGTTTAATCGAAAAATAATCTTAGATCCTGTCTTTCCAGAGCATGATAAAACAGAGATGATCAAGTGGTTCCTAGACACAGAGCTAGGTATCGAGCGTGGACACAAGATAGAGATTCTAAAAGCTACTGTTGCTTGCTATCAACCACGATCAAACAGACAATGTGGCAACTGCCCAGCATGCTTTCGTAGAGCGGTAGCGTTTTGTAATAATGGTATTTTCGAAGTTTATGCTCAAGATGTATGGTGCTCGCCAATCGCAAAAGAGTACCTAAGAAAAGCAAAGAATGGTAGTTACAGTGAAGATAGAAACAATCGAATATTGAATGCTTTCGTAGAGGCTGGAGTTTTGTTATCAGCAGATCCTGAAGTTTGATTGATTGATTGGGACTGTAATTCAATTGGTTAGAATTCCCGGCTCATAACCGGGCGGTTGTCGGTTCGAACCCGACCGGTCCCACGATAGGAGTTTAAAAAGAGATGAAATTGCATTTGGGTGCTGGAACTTGTCTTAAAGATGGTTGGACGAATGCTGATGTTTGGGTTCCAGATTGTGTCAAGCTGTTTTGGAATCGTTTGAGTAGAGAAGATGAACTTGGTGAGGCTAGAGTTTGGGTTAAGCCTGGACAAGAATCCGACGTTGCTAATGCTACAAAGTTCGTAAAGCTCAGATCAGCTCAAGATCTCTCAGCTTTTGAAGCTGGAAGTTGTGATGAGATATATTCAGCGCATTGGATGGAACATTTTCATCCAGCAGTTGCCTACGAATTATTTGGAGAGTTTCAAAGACTACTGAAGCCAGGGGTTGGAACTATGCTTCATGTGGTCCCAGATTTTGATAGGTTGGTCTACATGTGGCAAGCCATGCACAGTGAATGGGATCTTGAATTTCCTGTTCAAGCATGGAGAACCGTAGAAGATAATGCCCAAAGGAGGGTGAAAGTGGACACTTATGTTAATCCCTCTACTTTGATGCAGGAGAAATCTGATGAAGAGATTAGAGCAGAATCAGCCAAAGAAAAGGCTGAACATCAATCTCGATTAGTCTATGACTATGAACGCTATAATACGATTGTCAACGGTACTTTGTGCCCGTTCTTATTCTCAAGTGATTATCCACAGCATAAGAGCCTATGGGGAAAGCATCTCGCAACTTTCCTGATGAAACGGTGGGGTTTTGATGATGTCAAAGCTGAAGTTGTAGGAACTGATTTACACTTTTCAGCTAAGTCTCCTACTGGTATTTATAACACAATCAGACTATGAAACCAAAGCATTTAGATCCAGTAACCCTGCTAAGACTTCGACCGATTGATAGAATGGTTTTAACTGATTTGATAGTCGATATGGAACTGACTCCAGAACAGGTAGTTGCTGAGGCGTTACACCAGTTGATCATTAAACGATCAAAAGATAAGGCAAAAGAAATTCGAAAAGTTGTTAAACGTATTAAGCCTAACGTTTCTTACTTGAGTCTGGTTAAGTAATGGCTAGCAACTCGTCGTATTATCCTGTCATCTTCGTAGATGCTAAGCTTTTGAAGTGTGAGGATATTCTAGGAAAACCTGGAAAATGGTGGTGTTGGTATCACCCGGACTCAATCTTTTATCACCCTCATTTGCTTAGTAACGCCTTCACATCTAAAGACCAGCCAGAGCATAGGAAACATTTAGGTATTCCAGAAGAAACCTATGTTCTGGCGGATTCAGGTGGATTTCAAATTCACCAGAATATGAAGGCTGGTAAGAAGATTGATATCGAGCCATTGGAAATCTTGCGATGGCAGGAACGAAATGGCGATTGTGCTTTCATCATCGATACCCCAATTGGTGCTGAACACGATGATGCAACTTACGAACAGGGCTTAAAAGATACGATTGACAATGCTCAGTTCTTTCAGGACAATATGGTTTCTGATAAGCTGAGGATGTTAAACGTTTTGCATGGTCATACTTACGACCGAACTGTTCGGTGGTATGAAGAACTGTCGAAGTTTACCTACCGCGGTAAGAATGGTTGGTCAGTAGGTTTTCATCCTTCTGGCGATGTAATGGGGCAGGCTAGGATGATGGGGTTCTTGATGCACATGGGGCATACAGGATATACCCACTTTCTAGGAACGTCTGGTTGGAATGTTCAACCCCTGCTAGTATATGGGGCACAGTTCTTTGATCGACTGGTGTATGATAGTTCTTCGTATGCTTCTGGTTATACCACGAGAACGTATATCATGCCCTATGATGTAGCTAAGGGTGAAGAGCTAACGTTTGGTGATAGGTTACAATCATGGCATGGGTTGAAGAAACCACCTTGTTCATGTCCAGTCTGTACCCACATTCTGGAGAATGGTTATGACTTTAGCACTGCGATGAGACACCCTCAAGCGGGTGGTCATGTCATTTCTATGCACAACCTGTGTTTAATGATTGAGCGCCACAAGAAGTTAGAAGCTCTTCGTGACGACAAGCATAGGTATTTCAAGTATGTTCAAGATCATTGCAGTAAGGCATCGTTTATGGCTTTGCATTACATCGATGATTGTCGATCAATGGGTTATTTAGCTGCTACTGAACGTTATGCAAAGTTGTTTCAAAGGACTGTTGTCAGCCAAGTTCAAGCAGAGTTTGACTCACTTTTTGTTCAACCAAGCAAGTTAAAAGAGCAGGCTGCAATTAGAGATGATACCCCAGCACCACCAAAGATCAGTAAAAAGACAGGCTTACCACGTAAGGTGAAGGTTAAGCCACCAAAAGGGCCAAAGCTGGTGGGCTCGATTTCTTTTTCAGACATTCCTGCGATTCAAGCTCTGGCAACTCAACTTAATACTGATCTTATCAATGGTTCATCAGAAGTTACTGATCAGGAAGTTGTTAGCGGACTTAGTCCTGTCGTACCAGCTCCAGAAGAGCTGCAAGAAGAAAGTCTAACTCTCCCTTGCCCAACGTCAGATACTGTAGAAACAAAAGATGTTGATACTGAGCCAGTAAAAGATAATTCAGCAATCTTCGATCACCATTTAATCGAGATTCCCAAGGCTCCAAAGGTCCCGAAAGTATTATTAACTGAGCCAAAACAACCTAAGGTAAAGAAGACGTCTAAGCCTCAGATGTTGGATTTATCTGGTATGCAAGAAGTTCATTTAGATGTAGTAGTAGAGAAACCAGAATGTTTTGGAACTCATGAACCTGGAATCTGTACAGGTGAGTTTTGTCAGACAGTTTACGAAGAATGTAAGGGAATCAATCAGTGAAACACGTTTACAATAAAGCGCAATGTGAAGCAGGTATCGATCTTCTCCTAAAGGGGCTGGGGGTGGATCTAGAAGATGATAATTTCACTGAAACTCCCGCTAGAGTTGCTAGAGCTTTTAGGGAGCTTTGTTCGGGACTGTATATAGAGACTGATGATATTGCAAAAATCTTTGGAAAGACTTTTGATTCACCCTACAAGGGCATTATCCAGGTCGGTCCTGTAATTGCTCATGGTGTTTGTCCACATCATCTTTTGCCTGTAGAAATTGAAGCCGTTTTGGCTTATCTACCAAGGGATAAGAAACTTGGACTCTCAAAGTTAGCCCGAGCAATTAAAATGTTTGCTGCTAGACCAGCTATGCAGGAAACTGTTTCGCATGATCTGGTAGAAGCATTCGTTAAGTATGTCGATCCTTTGGGTGTAGCTCTTTACATGAATGGTAAGCATAACTGTATGACTTGCCGAGGTATTTTGCAGACTCAAAGCACTGCGATTACCTTAGATGTCAGAGGTCTGTTTGAGACTGATCCAGGTGTGAAGACTGAATTTCAACGACTTCTTAGCCAACAGTTGAGGAAGTGATGCCTGATCTATCTGATGGTTTTAAACCTTACGAGACTACTGTTCTTTGTCCTACTTGTGAGAAGCAACCAATGATGTGTCGAGCTCAGTATCGACATGGTACTGCGGTTGAAAGACAGTTAGTTTGTAAAAACCCTGACTGTGGAGCTGTGTCACAAGATCTTTATGATCCAGCTTCAAAAAGGGTTGTATTCAACAAGCAGATGGATAGTGATGCAAACTTTCCCAATCGAACTCAACCTAAGAAGTCGAAGTCTGAGTAATGCAGCAAGATCATAAATGGTTGAATGCTGGAGCTACTAAGAAGTTCACCTTAGTTGATTCCCCAAAGAAGCTTCATTGGTTGTTTTCAGTATTAGGGAACTCATCTGACACCTCAGTAGATATTGAAACCAACCACCCCACTTCGGATAGTGCTCCCAAGTTTCCCCGATCTGATGTAGTAATTGGTGGTATGTCGTTTAGTTGGGCAACCAATGAAGCTGCATACCTACCATTGTATACTGGTATCGATAAGAACACTACCTGGAAGGATCCCAGGGTTTTCAATCTTGTCAAAGAGAAGCTGAGGAATTTTTTAGAAGACGACAATAGCGAGAAGAGTGGTCAGAATTTTAAGTTCGATATGACCTGGATTTGGGAGGTTTTGAAGATAAAGGTAAGAGGTTTTACCTTTGACACCATGCTGGCTCATCATCTTTTGGATGAGGAAGGCATTCTGACTTGTCGTCATGGCTTAAAACCCATGGCTGCGTATTACCTAGATCCAAAAGCAAATCAGTACGAGCAAGATCTACAAAAAGCTCTTGAGTATTACGACCCAAAGTATAGACGGTATACAGCAATCCCCACTGATATTCTGTATCCCTACGCTTGTGGCGACGCTGATTACACTAGACAGCTTAAACCAATCTTCTATCAGCAGATGGAGGAACAGGGGTTATTAGATCTATTTTACGATTATACGATGCAAATCCAGCAATCAACGATGCTGGCAGAAATTGCTGGATTGCCAATCGATTTGTCACGTTTGGATGAACTTGACAAGTTTTACATCAATCGTAAAGCTGAGCTTGAGCTTCAAATTCATGAAGCTGCTGGTCAGAAATTTGATGTTACTAGCCCACAGCAACTTGCAGACATTCTCTACAACAAACTAGGGTTACCAATACAGAAGAGTAAGAAAAACACTATCACCACAGATAAGGAAGCTCTTCAAAATCTAAAGGGGCAGCATCCAATCATTGAGTTGATGATTGAGTCTAGATCCGTTGAGAAGCTTCATGGGAGCTATGTCATTGGTATCAGAGATCGGTATGATGAGAAGACTGTCAGAATTCATCCTCGATTTTTGATTCATGGTACAAAGACTGGTCGACTTGCATCTGAGGATCCTAACGTTCAGAATATGCCACGACCAGAAAATGGCGGAACTCTTATTAAGAGTATGTTTATACCACCGGCTGGGTTCAAGCTTATAACTGCAGATTATTCTCAGATCGAGCTTAGAATAGCTGCACATGTTAGTAAAGAACCTGCCTGGATCTTAGCATTTAAAAATGACGAAGATTTGCATTCAGCGACTGCTAAAACCTGTTTTAAGCTTGATTGTGATGTTGACGATGTAAAGAAGTTACATGCGCCAATTAGGACAAAAGCGAAGGGAGTTAACTTTGGGGTACTATACGGTAGTACGGAGTATGGTCTAGCAGAAAGCCTTGGTATTTCTGTTGATGAGGCAAGGGAGTTCTTAGCCAACTACTTTAAAGGCTTGCCGACTCTAGCAAACTGGATTGACAGTACCCACAAGATGTCAGTCGAGTTGGGTTATGTTGTTAGCCCTATTGGTAGAAGAAGGCGATTGCCAGATGCACAGTTGTGGGTACCACCTAAGGTTTACAAACCACAAGGTGCCCCAAAGTGTTTTGGGGATACTAAAGAGAGTCCTTCAGTTCCATTGTTCAAAGAGCATTACAATCGTATTGATCTTAAAGAGTCTCTACCAATGTTTCAAGAGACTTCGATATTTCAGCAGCAGACTAGCTCTTTAAGAAACAGGAAGTTTGAGAAGTGTCAAACCTGTCCATTGATTGGTCAGTGCATATTAGCAGTAGAGCAGAATCGACGGAAGAGAAAAGTCGATGAAGCTATGCGGCAGGGACCAAATGCAATCATCCAAGGTTTTGCTTCTGACCTTGCCTGTAAAGCGTTTACTGACGTCATTGTTGAAGCTAAGCGTCATGAGATACCTTTGGTATTGAAATCTGAGGATGGTGATGGTATTCAACCTGCATTGTTGGTTCATGACGACATAGGATTTTTCGCGGCAGATAGATATGTAGAACCAGCAACCAGGCTAATTAAAGACACCATGGAAAACGCATACCCAGAATGTCTCGTACCCTTGATAGCAGAACCAGCAGTATCTGAAAGATGGTCAGACAAATGATTAGAATGACTAGAGTTCGTTTAGAAGATTCAGTGATAAAGAAGCTTGATGCTCTGGTAAAGAAGCAAAATTTGTCATCGAATCTTGTCCAGAAATACCGCAAGCTAAAGATAACTCGATCAGATGTGACTAGATATTTGATTGAATCAGGTTTAAAATGATTGTTGGTATTACAGCTTCAAGACGGTTTAAATCAATTGACAGTCAATTGATTGATTCGAAAATTCTTGATTTGGTTATTGCTCCTAACGTAAATGAGATAGTTTTTGGTGGTGCTAAAGGTGGGGATACAATAGCGCTTAAAGCAGCTTTGTTACATCGAGCTGGTTTATATCGACCTGGAGCTAAGCCATCGATACCAAAATTAGTGGTTATTGTCCCTGACGTGGTCAGGTCTCAACCACCAGAGACGTGGGCAATAACTGAACGAGCTGACGAGGTTGTTGAACTGCATTTGCCAATTATAAAAGATGATGGTTGGCTAGCATATCGTAAGCGTAATGAAGCTATAGTTGATCGCTGCAATCGGATGGTTGCATTTTGGACCGGTAGTTATTAATTCAGGTACTTACCAATGCATCCGTTACACAGAGAAACAGAACAAACCTGTTGAGGTGGTTCGATTACAACCCTGAAGCCAAAACTTCGAAAAAAGTCTCGTAAGTGGCCAAAATCTACAGTAGCGAAGATTATCTATCTTTGGCTACAAAGAGTAGAACTAGCTGGTGAACCATTTCCGCTTACTTATGCCGAGTTGTCAAATAGGATTAAACTTGGACTACCATTAGTTTTCTCAACAATTATTGAACTTGAAACTGACGGGTTGGTTGGTAGGCGTCCTGATGGTGGGATCTATCCAATTAAAACACCTATTGGAGCAGTAATACCAATAGTTGAATTTCGTTGTCGTATTTGCGATTCACCAGAACATAATATTCTTACCTGTCCAAAAGTTGTTGATAAGAAAAAAGCTAAGCAAGCCAGGCTCGAGGCAAAAGAGAAGGCTAAAGCAGAAGCTGATAGATTGAAGCAACAAAAGCTAGCAGATCGATTAGCAGCGAAGCAAGCTAAAGCAGAAGCTGATAGATTGAAGCAACAAAAGCTAGCAGATAGATTTGTGATTAAGGTAGACGACCAAAATCCTGTTTTCCAGAAGAGCGGTAAGTATTGTGGTTACTGCGCAGGCCTCTGTGATAGGCGATCAAAGCCTTTTTGTAAAGGTTGTAAAGAACCTTACGCTGAACGTGGTAAAGAAGAGCTTGAAGTTTACAAAATGTCGAATATTGCATATTCAGCAGAGTCATGAAATCTACTGCTTTACAAGATTGAATTTGTTGTTGTTAATAAGATAGCAGATGAATCTGAACCTAAGGTAAAGACAGGTTAATAATGCATTTTCACTATGATTCAGTGATAGTTGATATCGATGGGACACTAACTATTGGAGAGAGGTTGGCAAGGAATGAACATTATGGCCAACACTCTGACTGCCCAGCTTGCCAGACAAATCTTTGTCTTAGAGGTTGTGGGAGAAACTTAGGGCCTTACGAAGAATGTTCATGTGACTTAGAACCCACTGATGCTTATGTAACTCAATCCAGGATTAGGTGGGATGAGTTTTACAAAGCAGCATCAGCTGATAAACCACAAACAAAAGCTTTAGACTTTGTTACGACCCTACATGAAAATATTCGTAACTTTTACTATCTTACAGGTAGGCCAAGTGCTCAAGGTAGTGTGAATGTTCGACAGCTAACAGTGGATTGGCTAATTCAGCATGGTTTTCCTTTTGTTGGTGAGGATCGACTGTTGATGCGGCCAGTTGATTCGTATGGCAAATCAAGTGAGGTTAAGAGGGAGATTTTAGTTCCCCTATTACCTCAACTTGGAAAGCATGTTTTAGCTATTGATGACGAGGATAACAACCTCAAGATGTTTCACGAACTTGGCTTCACTACTATGAAGAGTCCTTATTGCTGGGAAAGAATTAGCTTGGTATAATAGCTAAGCTAGAATGTTCCAAGCATCAGCAATTCGGTACAGACCACAGAGATTTTCAGAAGTTTTAGGTCAAGCGGCTACTGTCAGAATACTACAAAACGCTGTTTGTGAAAACAGAATTGCAAACGCTTTTTTATTCTGTGGTCCTAGAGGGACTGGTAAAACATCTCTAGCTAGGTTGTTAGCTAAGGTTCTCAACTGCGACGATCTTCCAAGGCAGTTGAAAGAAGGGGTTAAAAAACCTGAGCCTTGTGGAACTTGCGGAGAATGTCAAGATCTAGTAAAGGGTGCCAGCACTGAAACGATTGAGATGGATGCAGCATCTCATCGAGGCATTGACGATGCTAAGGCACTTCGTTCAATAGCTGATCAGATGCCAAAGCCAGGCAAGTGGCGTATTGTCATATTGGACGAATGTCACATGCTTACGAACGAAGCACAAAACGCTTTACTAGCTCTATTTGAATCTCCACCAACTAGTTTTTTACCAATTCTTTGCACTACGGATCCACAACAGGTAAAACCTACAATTAAGTCTAGGTGTCAGACTTACAATATCAAACCCCTTCCACCAATCAATGTAGAAGAAAGTTTGAAGAGGATTTTTGCTGATGCTAAGCAACCTGTACAACAAGAGGTTGTAACATCGTTAGCAATTAGTTCTGAGGGTTCTTTAAGAGATGTGCAACAGGTAGCGGACCAGTTAATTGCTTGTGCTAATGGTGAGCTAATAGATTCTGAACTGTTTGAGGCAGTAACAGGTTACCCATCAATTCTGCTCTATAAACGAGTAGCTGGTGCTTTGATTGAGGGGATGTCTGATCCAGCCATCTGGTATGAAAGCGTTGATGAGTGGTGGAGAGAAGGGGTAAACTTCCACTCACTTTTCTATACAGTACTGACAACCTTAACTAGAGATTTTCGGATAGCTCTGGTCAGTAAGGGTAAATCAGCTCCGTGTGTACCTTATTGGAGTGGGATTCCCCACCAGGTGTTTGAAGATCGAATGACGTTGACTCATAACCATCTCGATGCTATGATTCAATCTTGGGACGAGACTGTTAAGATGTTTGGAAAGGTTTCTGAACGAGCGGATATAGAGGGTTGGTTTATTAGAGCTTGGGATCAATGTAGATGGGAACAGAAACATGGATAAGCGGGATAAAGAGATTGTAATTCATTCAATTGGTGGGTTGGTTTTTGGGGTGTTTATTTCAAGTATCATATGGCATGGGTACGTTAGCAGTAACCAAATCACTCTGAATGGGAAAATCGATAGACAGAATTGGGAAATCGATTACTTGAAGGCGGAACTGACTTTCAAAAATGAAATTAAGTTTGCTCTTGACAACAACATTCTAGGGTTTTCATGTCACGTAAATGAATGCTCTGGTATTCTTAACGATAAGCCAGTAGCATGGAAATGTACTTCCGAATCTTGCAAATTTGAGTGCAAGTGAGTGCGTCTTCCAACCCCGCTTCAGATACGTTGCCCAGTCCCAGTTTGTCGATTTGAGTGGATGAGATGCAGGGGTGGGACTCTGAAGAAATCTGGTGAGTTGGTCAGGAAGTACGTATGTCCTGCTTGTGGAGAAACAGAAATTGTGAAACGATTCGAAGCAGTTCCAAACTTTAAAAAGAGGTTGTGATGTCAGATCAGAAACCAACTAGTTTAGATGATTACAAGGCGAAAAAAGAGCAGGAGCATGCTAATCGAGTCATTCAGCTGTTCAAGGATCATCCTGAGCTAGCTAAAGAAGCTATCGTAGTATATGCACCAGAAGGTGGTGAAGGTGTAGTGTTAGCACCAGAGCATCTTGGTACAACTTTTGTTGTGGGTCTGCTAGAAGCAGCTAAGTTTGGTATTCTAGCATCTTCAATGCAAGATCCTACATGAGCATTACTCAAATCAAGATGGATATCTCCTCTCCAGAGGAGCAGACTTTAACCATTCTTCAGAATGGTGTTGAGATCCAATACAACATGGTTCAGCTTCTTAGGTTTAGGGAAAACCTAGTAGAAGAGATGGCCATGCATGCTTCTAATCAATCGTATTGGGAGCAATCCGCTATTGATCTTGAATTCAAGCGGATGGAGTTTGAGGAGAGTGGTTATGCAATCTGGTGGACGCATGCTAGAAGATATGCTAAGTATTATGCTACTGCAGCCAATCTAAAAGAAACGCTGGAATCAGTAAAAGACTGTGTCATCTCGTTGTTTAGCGAGAATGTTCCTGAAGACGAGCGGCTAGTCCTAATTGAGGAATCGTTTCGAGGTTTCTTACTGGGAAAGCATGGCACACAAAAGAAGGTAGATGATTTTTACAGTGATGCTGAGAATAGGCAAGTCTATGCTGATGACTTAGCAAAGTTTACTCAGCACGCTTTGATGTTTCAGAAAGAGGGTTGGAGTTACGAAAAGATCGAGGCTACAAAACGGAACCTGATGGAGATGGCTAAGCGGATGGGTAGGTTTGCATCAACCTACGGAGAGCGAGCTTTCAAGATGAAAGAAGTCGCTGATCATGACTTAGCTAAGTATGGAAACATCAGTTCTCAGAATCAGTTGAGTAGGTACAATACTCAAGAGAGTAGGCCACCAAGTAGGGCTAGTCAGCCTCCAGCGGATTATAGCCCATTACAACCTCTAGTAAATACCCCAACTGTAGTTTCAACACCATCTCAGAAAACTTTTTGTAACCTATGTGGTCAGCTTCAGTTTATGACCCCAGCTGGAATTACATGCCCTAATGGTCATGGTGGGGCTGACTCTTATCCTGATCCTTTTCAACCAGACGAAAAAGCTACGAATAAACAAACCCCTCTTACGACAACTTCTAAACGTCGTATGAATATGCCAAAAGAAAACAAATAAGCCCAATAAGGCGAAAAGAGAGAAGAGACAATGGGACGAACTATGAATATGCCTATCAAGGCAGACGTTGAAGATCTTAACAAGCAAGGTGGGGGTGGAAGCCGTTCAGCTAGCATTCTTTACGCGCCTTTGCCAGTTGGGCAGCATGCCACCACCAAGGTTGGTAACAAAATCTTCTTTGGACTTTTTAGCCCAGCAAAGTGGAGTCTGTTTCAACAGGACAACCACATCCTAAAGAAGGGCGCATTACCCGATGGGCTATGGACTTTTTATTTCAAGTTGGTGGGTCACTATGTAGATAGTACTGACTCACTCGGTAAGAATCGTTCACAGTTTATTCTCTGCCCTACAGAGACTAATAAGTATTTGGTTGATGTTTTGAAGTATCAACCACTCTTTAAAGATGGTCGATGTCGCTATTGTGAAGAAAATAAAGCCTGGTGGGCAAAGTTCGAAAATCGTTGGGCAACATCAAAACTTGATGGTTCCGCTCTCAATCCTGATCGTTGGGGTTATGATAAAGACACCTATAAGAAGATTTTGTCACAAAATCCTGATTTGAATCAAATCAAGGATGAAGCAGGAAAGTGGCAAGCTGGACCACGATGGGTTTTCCAGGTTTTTGATATGGCTAAGTTAGCTCTTGAGCGCCCTTTTGATGAGGGTGAGAATCAAGTCGACTATCAGTTCTATCTTGGACCAAAGACTGTTTTTGAAGGGTTGAATAACCTAGCTGAAAACGGAATTGCATTTTACGATGCAGATAAGCCTCAGCAAATACTTTTGACAAAAGACTGTACTGAAGGTGGTCCACGCCAGGCAAAGTATACTGTTTTGAATCTTGGTCCATTGCCAGTTAATCCTGAAGAAATGGCTTATCTTCAGGATGATAACTCACTACCAGACATGCCCTGGGGAGCTCCATTTTCTGAAGGCACTGTTCTTTGTGTTCAAAGCTATGATGAGATGGTGTCATTCAAGTTTGGGGTTCCAACTTCAAGTCATCTCACTGCTCCAACCCCTACACAGACAGTTCAAGGTAATTCGAATGTTCAAGTAGGTGGTTCAGTAACTGCAGTTGATCAACCAGCTGTTCAACCAGTGGCTAGTACAACTGCAGGTGCTCAACCAACTCGTCGTCGTGGTAACAATTCTTGGTGAGTTGAGGTAATAACATGGCTGCAGCTAAAGCTCCTATCATTAAGGTTCCAGATTTTCATGAACGTATTCTATCGATTACTAAGCATGTAGAATCTCAGGTGGAGGGAGCTTCGCTGCAGACTATGCACGGAGAGATCCCGAAGATTCCAGTGCTATCTTCGGGATCTCTTACTCTTGATAGATGTCTTGGAGTAGGTGGGTATCCGTTAGGCAGAATCGTAGAAGTGTTTGGTCCTTACAGTGCAGGTAAAACCACACTTACATTGCATGCTATAGCCTCAGCTATGAAGAGTGGTGGAATTGCTGCCTTCATTGATGCAGAGCATGCATTGGACATGACATATGCAAAAGCTCTAGGAGTTGATCCAGAGAAGTTGATTCTATGTCAACCTGACTTTGGTGAGCAGGGGTTGGCAGTCGTAGATCACCTTCTTGACACTGGAATGTTTAAGAAGGGTGACATCATTGTAGTAGATTCTGTGGCGGCTTTGACACCTAAAACCATCATAGAGGGTGAGATTGATAAGCAAACGATGGCAGTAGCTGCTAGGATGATGTCCACTGCTATGGGTAAGCTTAAAGGAAAAGTAAGTCAGTCCGGTGTACTACTTTACTTTACGAATCAAATTCGAGAAACTTTGAGCCAGTATGGCCCTGCTACTGATACTCCTGGTGGTGGTGCGCTGAAGTTCTATTCGTCGATTAGGGTAGAAATCAAGAAAGTCTCTACTGTAATGGTTGGTGTTCCTGGAACGAGTGAGCAGAAAGCGATCGCCAACATCACCAAGGTTAAAGTGGTAAAGAATAAGGTAGCACCACCATTCATGGAAGCGGAACTCACTATTCGATATGGTGAAGGTGTTTCTAGATTCGATGAGATTATTGATGTTGGTTCCAAGTTTAACGTGATTCAGAAGAATGGTAGCTTCTATAAGTTTGCAGGGCAAACTCTTGGACAAGGAAAAGAGACTGCTATGAGAAACTTGAAGAATGATCCTACACTAGCTGATGAACTTTTCAATCTGATTTCACATCGATCAGTAACAGGTGAATGTGATGACATCCCACCTAGAGCTAAGATCTGGACAAAAGATGTTGTGATTGATACTACAGCGGAGTTACCATCATGAAACAACCAATTGAGAACGACTTTTATAAAGATGACGATGGTAATCCAGCTGGTGGAACATCACATGCTTTTGGTATCGCTATTGATTGGCAAGATGGCCCAGTAGCCGATTATCGACCTGAATCTGCTAATGGTGCTTTTGTGGAGACTTTGATTCAGATGGCAGTAGACAGGTTAACCTTCTACCAAACCTCAAAATTTTCGTGTGAAGAGAATGCCACTGCTATTTTGAATCTAAAGCTGGCGTTGGAAGCTTTAGATAAGCGTACTGCTAATAATAGAAAAGCTAGGGGTGTAGAAGGAACACACATACCGTGAAGCAGATCTCGTTTGGGGTATTCACAGATATCCACTACGCGAATCCCTACGGAAGCGGGGTTACAGTAGAAGACGTAGCATCTGTTGAAAGACAGTTTACAAATCTCTGCATCGAGCGTAAGGTAGATTTCGCCATCTTTGCAGGTGATAGATTTTTAAGTCATACACCAGATGATGTTAGCCGTTTGCATGCGGATCGTGAGCAACGATATCGAAATGATTCTGGTATTGTAACATTTTCTGAGTTGGGCAATCATGACTGGCAAGGAAAAACAGCCCATACTGGCCATAGCAATAGATTTGCAAAAGAATTGTGGCCAGATATCCATCAGAATTTGGTGATTATGGACACCCCTGGAACCTATACGCACGATAAAGTTCCAGACGTTCGAATACATGCACTGCCGGCTGGTTCAGAGTTTACTTGGGATTGTTACAAGATTCCAGGGCAACATAGCAAAACTGGCTGGGATATTTTGGTGTTTCATGATTTGTTAGCTGGCACTATCATTGATGTTCAGTCTCAGTTTAAGATGAACACTGGTATGAACAGGGACTCACTTGACCATCCAGAGTTTGATTTGGTGTTGGGAGGAGATGTACACATTCCTCAAAAGATTGAATTCAAGTTTACTCGAGGTGGTTACATTGGTTCCTGCATTCAACAAAGCAGACGGGATAGAGGTGATAGTAGGGGTTTTGTTTTCTTTACTTTGGGTGAACGTGTTGACCATGTTGCTAGTATCACTAGTGAATTCGTTCCGAGTATCTGCCCACATTTTGTAGATGTTGAATGGGATGTTGGACTTAACAACCGATTTCCAACCTCTCAAGAAATTGAAGCAATAGTCCAAGCATCTTATGGTGAGGGTTGTAAGGGGAATATTGTAGATTTGGTTTTTACAGGTCCTAGACTAGCTTTAGAGAAGATCCCAACCAACTACGCAAAGACTATGGAACTAGAGTTGCAAGCTAGACGAGTTAATCCACCGACTAAGGTTCAACCTGTTGTTCTAACAATGGGGTCTAATCTGACATTAACAAAAACCACATCACCGGAGCAAGATTTAGATGCTTTTGTCAAGTCTGGAAAGCAGAACTTGAACGGTTTAGATCTTGAGCGTGTGCTAGAAAAAGGCAACAAAGTATTGGAGCAGCTTCGATGAGTAATGAAGGTTCTGTGATGTTGATTTCTGATGGAACCCCACGTGGTACTAAGCTGATTGTCAATGGTGTTTTAGTACCACTAATTCAAAAGATTGAATGGAAGGTTGAAGTTGATGGTCTAGCAACAGCAGTAGTAACCTTACTGAAGGTTCCTGTTGAGCTACAGCTTAGTCTAGATCAGGTTAAGTTGGTCGAATCTAGATCAGAGAATCCTCCAGACATTTCTCAACCAGATGCAACAACCAATAGGGATGATCGAACATGACACCTGAAATGATACGAGAGGAGTATCTAGACGAGCACAGGCGATGGCGTTGGGTGATGGCGAAACTTGCCTTTAAAGTTGAGACTTTCATTGCTAGAAACAACTTTGTTCGACATGCTGAACGATCTAATAACCCTATAACTGCTCAAGAGCAGTTGAGTCATTTACTGTGGATGGGTTCAGAAGAGGGGTTAGCAGCTGCCGATAAGCCAACCAAAGCTATGAGATGGGCTTGCTGGATGCAGGGAGCGATGTGTATCTTGCGGGTCACCAATCTAGAAGAATGTAAACGATTGAACATGAGAAAGACGTGGGAGGAAAACCGATGAAATGTTGGGATTATATTTGTTTGAAGGGTCATCAAAACGAAGTTTGCTTTGGTGAGCTAGATCCAAAACGGTATGAAGATACCATTCCTTGCCCTGAAGTAGGTGGCTGTGACGAGCTAGCCTCTAAGGTAAAAGTTTACAGCACACCTGCTGTAGGAACTACGGATGGTAAAGGCACTTATAAGGTTGATTGAGTGCTACAAATACATTCAGTAAATCCAACCGGGGTTGGCCCATATGGGTTTCATGAAACCATCTCATTAGATGATGGCGGATTGATCTGGCTTGAGGGTCAAAACCAAGACAAGGGTGGGTCTAACGGATCAGGAAAGACCTGGCTGTTAAACACCATTTCGATCTGTCTTTTTGGAAAGGTTGAAACTCAGGTTGGAACCGAAGTCTTAAAAGATGATGCCATCAACAACGTTTGGGGATCCGGTTGTTGTGCTAGAGTGGTTTTTACTAACAAAAATCAACAAATATGGAGAGTGACATTCTCTAGAAAGTGGAAGCAAGATCCACCGTATGAGAATGATTCACAATGTTACCCCTTTCATGGCAGTGATATTTATCTTGAGTGCTTCAATGGTGAAGAGTGGTTGGATAAACGTGAAGCTGAAATGCCAAAAACTGCAGCCAAGCTTCGCAATATTGTTGGTTGCAGTTATGAGCAGTATCTAACCACCACTTACCTGGCACAGGGTAAAGGGAAGCAGTTTATACAGGGATCACATGCACAGCGCATGGCGATCATGACTGATGTAACTGGGATAGATATCTGGGATAAGGCCGAAGCTCAGTATAAACTGGAAGCAGCTTCTTTAGAGAAGCAAATTCGAGATTTAGAACTGCAGATTGCATCGGTTAATGGTAAGATTTCTAGCACTTCAATACTTGAGGAAGGGGTATTGGCTAGCTTAAAATCTGGTCAAACTCAGCTAAAAGCCAATTTAGATGAACTTCTGTTAAACCAAACCTCGTTAGAAGCTGAACGTGTAACTAATCAGAAATGGTTGTACGAAAATCAGCTAGCTCAAAACCCGTACCCACAGCAGATTCAAAATCTACGTCAGTCAGGCAACGCTATAGCAAATGCTAGATCAGTTATTGAAGCCAGAATTAGAAACCACCCTTTGATCGAGCAGATCACCCACTCTGCAGTTTTGGGGTGGTTGGCAGCTAAGTCAGCTTATGACAGCGCTTTAAATCAACCTGACAACTGCCCAGCCTGTAAACAACCTGTTCCTAAAATAGTCAATCTAGAAGAGCTAGAATTTTCGTTTTTAAAGGCTGAACGGCTAGCTACTGCTTTTAGAATTAGGGATGGGGTTTGTGATGGCCTTGAACTTGCTGAAGCAAATGAAAAATGCATTCATGATCAAAAAGAAGTAGCTAGGCTAATTGCTGAGGCTGAAGCTAATAGTGTTAAGCATGATCAAGATCAAGAATCTCTGATAAAGAAAAGAGCAGAGATTGATGCACGAACCCTAGCTATTAACACGATTGTTAGCGAGATATCAAACAAGCGTGTAACTTTATCGAATCAATTAAATGAGATAGGCTTTAAAATATCACAGAATGATGTTCAGGTTAAACAACTAGCTGAGTGGAATAACCAGTCATTAACATTGGTTAACCAACTGAATGACCTAAGGATGCATCGTGCTGAATGGGATTGGTTAAGCAAGGCATGCAGGTTAATCAAGAGCTACAAACTGGTTGGTGCAGTAGAGCGTCTTAACGAGTTGCTAGCAGAATCGTTAAAAGATCTTGATGGTAGCTTTAGTGTATACTGTAAGCCTTGGAGACCTAAACCTCAAGCTCTGAAGAAACCTGAACTGGATTGGCAACCTGACGACGTAATCCAGGATTTCACCGTGTTTGTCTCAGAAGGAGATAAGAAAGAAGTCCCTCTGGGTCTGTACAGTGGTGGGGAAGTTAGTATCATAGCTCTCGCTTTTCTTGTAGCGTTTTGGAGATTGTCAAGTGAACTGGGATCAGGTAGTAATCTACTAGCTCTAGACGAGACCTTTGGTGCTTTAGATTCGAGAAACTCTCAGATTGTTGCAAACTTCTTAGAGACGTTAAGAGGGACTGGAAAGACGGTTTTGGTGATTTCTCACGCACAAGTTATCGATCAAGTTAATTGGGATCAGCGTTGGGTAGTAAAGAAGCAAAATGGTATGTCGAATCTGGAGAAGGTTGTATGACTGAAGAAGAAATCAAAAAGTTTTTTAAGTTTGTAGGTTTGCCTTGTGGTCCTCAATGTGAACGTTGCACGACAGAGTATGCATTCGAATACCTAGATGGTCCTGATGGCACTTCTTTTGCTTTCTCTAAGGTTACCGGTTCAAAAGTAATTCCTGATGTTCAAAAGACGATGATGTTGGCATGTATCCAACTCAACTCAGAATACCCCTTTTCGTATTTATGTGAGTCTTGTGGATCATCGATACAATCTGGCATTGAACCTTCAAGTGAAGTACTAGAGAAGGTTCGAGTGTTTAAGCAAACATTACGAGAACAGGTTTCCGAGTTTCACAGATTAGGTGAACACCTTATCGCTAAGTCGCCTAGCATCCCTAATCAAGAAACAATCTTGCTTAGAGCGGCCTTAGTCGCTGAAGAGGCTTTTGAATTACTAGATGCTTTGTTGCCAGGGCAAACGGGGTTACAAGGTAGGTTATCCAAGGCTAAAGCTAATCTTGATTTGCTTTTTAGCGAAATACGAGATGGTTTTGTAAGACAAACTGAACCACCAAACTTGATCGAGCTAGCAGATGCTTGTGCTGATTTAGATTATGTGGTCGAAGGTACTCGATTAACATTCGGCATCAATGGTAAACCAATTGCAGATGCAGTTCACTTAGCAAACTTAGCGAAGTTTGGACCCGGATCATATAAGAAACCAAATGGTAAGATTGGCAAACCACCTGACTGGAAACCACCGGATATTGAAGCAGAGTTGATTAAGCAAGGTTGGGTAAAAGTATCATGATTCTTAGTGATATCGATCTTAAGAATGAGCTGGAGTTAGTTAACTATGAGAACAACACTTACACGCAGTCTTTCATTGTAGGTGTTTTTAATGGGGTTGGCGAACCATTGATGCCAGAACAGATTCAGCCAGCGTCAATAGATCTTCGACTAGGCAAGACGTTTTTGGTTCCAAAACCTGATGCAACAACACATTTAGACTTGAGAGAAGGAGTTCCAAACGATTACTATCAGCAAGTAGAATTAGCTGAAGGTGATTGTTTTGTTCTTCATCCTAACGAATTCGTGTTGGGAACGACTCTAGAGTGGGTGAGAATGCCTAAGCATCTAGCAGCTTCTGTTGATGGTAGAAGCTCTATTGGAAGGTTAGGTGTTTGCGCACATGTAACCGCAGGATTCATAGACCCAGGCTTCGAAGGGCAGATAACACTAGAGATGGTCAACTTTGGCAAAGTTGCAGTAAAACTTTGGCCTGGTTTCAGAGTTTGTCAGTTGGTCGTAAGTATGCTTTACACTGAGTGTTCAAAAGGCTATCAGGGAAGGTACCAAGGCCAAGTTGGTGCTACAGGAAGTAGAGTATGAGAAGGACTACTAACGCTAGCATGCTAGCTGCAGATAAAGCAGAAGCTGAGAAACCAGCTGTTAAACGATCTGGCTTAGTTCAGTTCTGTTTAGTCGGTATAGATGATGCAGTTTTACTAGATGGCAGATTTAAAGATAAGCGAGTTTCAGAGCTTATCAATTCTGTTGAAGGTCGAGATTACTTAGGGGATATTTGGAATAGTTCCTCAGAAGAGCTTAGAGTTGTTTTGAGAAAGGTTTTTGCATGAAGCTTATAGGGATTAGTGGCTTAGCTGGTAGTGGAAAAGATACCGTAGCAGATATCTTAGTCAAAGATTATGGTTTTGTCAAGATTAGCCTTTCCGATGAGTTGAAACGAATTTGTAAATCTGTCTACGACTTTACTGACGAACAGCTATGGGGATCTTCTGAAAAACGAAGTGAGCCAGATCAGAGATATCCTCGAAAATGTTCAATGTTTGAGAATCAAAATGGTCGAGTTGTGCCATGTGAGTTATGTTCAGGTACTGGTGTTGTTTATTTAACCGCTAGACATGCACTTCAAACTTTAGGTACCGAATGGGGAAGGGATCTCTGTTTCCCAAAAACCTGGACAGAATTTTTATTTCGACAGGTTAGACAGCTTGAAGAAAATCCCCACCTAACCTATAATCAAAAGAAGGGTTTAATTGGTAAGACAAATCCTTTTACTGATCCGGTGAAGGGTGTAGTAGTTCCAGACCTGCGTTTTAAAAATGAAATCAATGAATTTGTTGCATATCCTGGAACATCACTGATACGAATTACGAGACCTGGTTCTGGTCTTCAAGGTGCTGCTGGATTGCATATTTCAGAACAACAAATGTCAGAGATACCCAACTCAGCTTTTTCATGTGTGTTGGACAATTCTGGTTCATTAGATGATCTCAAAGCAAAAGTTTACACCCTTTTAACGGAATCTTATGGAGATTAGGGTTAAGCAAGGAGTTACGAATTGGTTTGAATTTGCTATCGAACCTTTTCCTTATACCCGTCTTGTAAAGAATAGTCGCTGGACTTCTGGACCAGATAGCCAAGAGCAGAAGTATATCCAGTGGAAAGAAGACTTTAGAAACCTTTATGGAGCTCTTGATTACAATGGTTATGAGTTTATCCCTTATCACGAACCATTATCGATTGGGGCCCTTTTTAGAGTAAGTACGAACTGGGCTGGTAAAGATGTCGACAATCTGGTCAAAGCAGTCTCGGACTGTCTCAACCCATCTCGTAGAAAAGACTACAGTGATTTAGCTACATTTGCTTGGGTTGACGATAAACAGATCAAATGCATCAACCAAGTAAAGAGTTATCAAGGCGATGGCTTGATCCAGTTTGGTATCACACCAATGTGGGGTCGAATAGATCCCATGATCAATTTTGTTGAAGGGCATGCAAACTGGGACGCAGATGGTTTGTGTAGCTTACAGACCTATATCTGCGAAAGCACTTTAAGCTATACCTGGCAGCTGCAGTTACAAGCTGGAGATAGACAGGTTCTTAATGAAAATTGGGACCCTACCTGTAGTGATCTTTACACCTTCTATGTCTGGCCACAACTGTATAAAGACCGTTACCAAGCCTTTTTAAGGCCTGAATCGATCATCTTGTTACGATTGATTCAGTCAATCCCAAGAATGACTTTTGAGACTGGATTGAAGGTTTTACAAAACAGGTGGGGTCAAGTTCAAGAGGGTTGGGAAACTGGAAACGGTGCTCTCTGGAAATCTGATGGGCTTTCACAGGTTAAAGCCCAAGCGGTTTTGGATGCAGTGAGATCAGTAACTAAGGATCCGGTATCATATTTCCAAGTTCTTCAATCAAATTTTAATCAGGTCATGTTCAACAAAACTGCGGAAGATATTTCACAGCAGTTCTCAATTCCGTGGGGTAGCGTTAGAGTAACTTTACGCGATATGAACCTTGACTGGAAATCTAAGAAATCTCCTGACATTATCCTGAACCTGTTTGAAGAGAGAGCTAATAAACGTGAGCAAGTCAAATCTAAAGCCTGATGCTATCCCATTCAACTTTGAAACTGTTTTCGAGATTTCAGAGATCCAGGCTTACTGCAACGACTTTTGGATAGCTCAAGATGCAGCCAATAAAGAGCAAGGGCTGACTGTTACTCGTGAAGAGTTTGAAAGAGGGCCTAGCTCAAAACCCCACGATACTAAGTGGCATGCTTATCGTCAGTTGTTAGAAGATCTGTATCGACGAGAAATAGTCGAATCGACATATCCAGATACAGATGTTATCATGCTTGGAGATTTTTCGATTGAAGAGGCTGGAACTGAATTGTTAATGTTTGGTCAAGCTTACTTGATACCAGACTTTAAGTTTTCTGAGAGAGTGATACAGAAACTCTCATCTAGGGAAATGTCTGTCAAACATCGGACTGTTTCTCAGCAAGAGATCGATCAATCAGTTAACAAGGTTCTTGAATCTTTGTTAGCAAATCATAGTCTTGAACGAGAAAAGATTCACCCATTTGGCGCTGAAGTCCAAATTGAGGAAGGGGATTTGGTATTAGCAACTATTCGACCAACCATCAACGGCGAGATTTGGAAGGTGGGGGTTTTAGATCGCGGAAAGATGCGTATCGTTCGAGGTGGTTTGCATCCAGAAGCTTTTAGAGAACAGTTGATTGGAAAGACAGTTGGCTCTCATAATGTATCATTTGTCCTGGATTCAAAGTTTGGCAGTGACGAAGGATCTACGGTTGAAACTACTGTAACTATCCATGCAATTCTATCGTACGTTTTGCCAGACTGGACTAATGATTTAGCTCAGAAATTTGGTAGTGAGACTGTTGATCAGTTAAAAGCCACAGTTAGAGCAAAGTGCGAATCTAATCTTAAGCAGCATTGGGAAGCTTCGGTGGTTACTGAGCTGTTTCCCCAGATTATGGATAACTCTGAATGTGGGGTTATTCCGATGGCTATGATTCTGACAAAAACTAAGGAATTATTAGATAATTGGTTAAAACGGTCTAAAGTAGAGGATCTCTACAAGGCATATAATGTAGCTTCTGAAAGAGAACTCATTGCTAGGCTGAAGTTAGAGGTTCAAGATGAGCTTTCTCATTACGTTTTGATGTGGAATTTAGGTAAAGTTCTTGGAGTCGAACGTAAGAAAGAAGAGAGCTTAGGAAACTCGAAAGCCTACATGCAGAGGGTTACAAGTAAGGTGGCTTCTTTGGTAGAGGTTGTTTCTTGACAATTCAAGACGATGCTGCTAATGTTTTAGCAAAGACTGAAACTACGATGAAAGATCGGGTAGCTGCAATAAAACAGCACTTGCATTCATTGGTTGATAAGATTGAGCTTAGCAATTTTCATCTTGTAGTGAATGGTGAACATTTACACGTTCAGTGGGATGCTAATATCCCACCAACCCTATACACCCTAACCAACCAGCTGGAAGCCCATCTCAAACCTCAAATCTGGTGAGCTTTCACCTGTAGTTCTTAAGCCAGGGGAATCACGGTTAGAGAGTGATTTATTCTGTCACACTTATGACTGTAAAACTCCGATCTGTTTTGATGGGGATGATTGCTTAACTCTGTACTGCCACCCCTGCAGAGCAGACCTTTCTTCGAAATCTGTTCAAATTATTACTGAGTTTGGTCAACCACTTAATGAGATCTTAGAAGAGTCTTCTAACAGATTTTTTACTGCTCAGCAAATTGCTGATTATCTTTGTGTTAGCCAACCCACGCTATATGCGTGGATTAGAAAACACCTAGGCCTATCTTTTCGACAATTTAAGCGTAAATTTATCTGTGCAAAAAACGTTTGCATAGTTGTTGATCATGGAGCTAACGACTATAGTTGGAAGTATACGATGGCAGATCGCATACATCAACAAAAAGGTTGTGTATGCTTTATAGAAGAATCAACAACTTTAATGATGACTACGTTACCAGTATCAGAGTTGTCTGAAGTTTTAAAAGCTGAGGTTCCACTTGATAAAGAAACGGGTCTTAGACATATTCGATACCCGGTTCGACTCCCCATCGTTAGAGGAACATCTGGTGGTTCCGGTAGTCGCTACTGATTCTGAACAGGTTGCAAAACCCTCAACTAGGGGCGAATGTGCTAACATTATTCGCCCCTGTCCTTATGTTAGCTGCAGACATAATCTTTACCTTGAGGTTGACAAGAAAGGAGGGATTGTCGAAAGATTCTCTGACCCAAGCGAAGTGCCACCTAATCAAAGTTGTACGTTAGATATTGTAGATGAGTTTGGCATGTTAGACCCACCAGAAATAGGAAGGGTGATGGGTCTAACGCCCCACGCAGTTGGAGCTATTGAGGCTGCAGGATTAAGAAATTTACGAAGCTATCGAACTGCAACGAAGCTTTATAGGATAAGACGCAGCTGGGATAGTTAGAAATTTTCTCATAACTTCAGTTCTTCAGAGCTTACAACAATAGTCTAGAGTGTAGGGAAGATCATCCCTGTCTCTTTTCTTGTATCTGGAGTTAAGTTGAAGATGCGTCCGCTGAAACCCGTAGACGGAAATCCATCTCTGAGTGATGATGCGATTAAGCGAATCGCTGATCGTAAAAAAGTAGCTCAAGAAGAGGTACACTCTCCAGAAATGGATCAGGCTGTCGAAGCTCAAGCTGATGAACCAGTAGAGATTGAAGCTGAGACTGTCGTTGAGGCTAAGAAACTTGCTAAGAAGGCAGGTTTTGAACCAGTAGGGAGTGGGGTTTATAAAAAGGCTCACGACCTTTGGAACATGCACAAGAGTTCCGATGGTAAGTATGCTTTAGTGAGGTTGGCTGCTGAACCTGATGTCTTTCCTGAAGATGAGGTTAAGGAAGCTCCAAACCCAATGGAAGGAAAGACTGCGAGTCGCCATCCAGTTGAGACCTCTTATAAAGAGACTCTTATTGCTACTGCTGGAGCTGAAACTGGCCTGACTGACCGATATGGGATTACAGTCAAGGTTGGGGATGTTGTTAGCTACACTTTAGGTGGCGAAGATGTTTCTGGCAGGGTGGCTAGTTACATGGGCAATGGGTTGAATATCCAGCTTGAAGGTCAGTTGGATAGTGGCGTTCCTGCCGACTTCGTTAGTGTTAATCGACAGGCTAGGAAATTTGCTCAAGAAGATCCAGGCCATGATTCTTTAATCGATGATGCTCATTCCATCGATATGGTCAAGCCACGTCCTAACAAAGATGATAAAATGGCTGCCAAATTTGCAGAGCTTTTTTGGTCGTCTTACGGAGCTGAACTGGCCGATACAGTGGTTAGAAACCCACTTCCAGCTAGGACTATCGAAGGTCTTAATAAGTTAGCAACAGTTGATCTTAGCAAGATCGCATCCAGAGTCTCCAAGACTGCTAGTTGGGAAGCTCTCAACGAGTATGCAGGACAGGCTAAGACTTCATCTGTTAAAGATCTGATTGTCAGTGGTCTAGCCATTCGACAAGCTTCGGTTGAGTTGAATCTTCCATTTAATGTTGCTTGGGAATGTAGAGACGTCATCTCGACTTTAAATAAGAAGGCTGCGAAAAGCTTATTTGATGGTTTGAGAGAAGCTGAAGCGTTGCATCCATCTGATCCAGTTGTAGCTCTTATGGTTAGAGAAGCTGGTTGGAAGAATGTTAAGAAAGCTTGCTTAGCCATTCAGAGCTTTAGGGATGGGTCTCTTGATGCAATGATTAAGAAAGCTGTTGATAGCTCTGCCAAGAGTTATTGGCAAGACTACTTTGGTGATTATGGGAATGCTTGGGTTCGTGACATCAAGAGAAAAGTTAAAGCTGATCTTAGCAGGGCTGTATTGAAGAAGCAAGGTCTTGATGATGCAGCTACAAAGTACTGGGAAGAGTACTTTGGCGATTATGGTAAGAACTTGGTTGACAATGTCGATAGAGCAGTTACTAAGACCAAGTCAGTAACTCCTGAGGGTCGTAAGGCAAGTGTTGATATGCCACTGCCCCAGCCAGTTCAGCGAATTGATATCTTCGCTAATGTGATTCCACTTCTTGATGAGCAGGTAGGGAACAATAGAGTAGCGATGGTCGTTACTCCATCCGGTGTTCATCAGGTTTTGATTCGGAGAGGTTCTGCTCAGAAACGACAGTCTCACGAATCTAAGGCAAAAGCAATTGAAGCTTACCAGAAGGCAGTGTTTGCTTTCTGTGGACTTTAAACTAAGGGTTAGATAAATGGGACTCAATATCCAAAACCTCACCAATCAAAACATATCATTTGAGGCAACCTCCTTTTCTGCTCAGGGTCATCATCTCACTGCTAGAGCTTTGATCCCTGCAGGACAGACTGTTGATGTTGCAACTTTCTTGCCAAAGGGGATGACTCATCAGCAACTTGCTCAATCACGACAAGTATTGGATGAGTTCAACCGAGTGGGTGGTCCTCGTTATAACCTTGTACCAACTGGTGTTACAGCTGCTAAGCTTTTGAGCCAGTTAACTGCAAACTACAACTTGGGTGTTACCCAAACAACTGGTGCTGCAGTAACAACCCCAGGTCTTTTCTTTGGTGCTGCGACCAGAGCTGGTCAAGCTACCAAGCTTCGAATCACTACAGTTAAGGCTATTGCTGTTGGTGAGTCCTTGAATGTTACTACACTGAATCAAAACGGTGTTAACATTCTCCCATCGACCTTGACACTGCCAGCCTCTTCAACTGCTAGAAGTTTCGTTGAAGCTGTTTTGAACTCACCAGTATCTGATGGTGATGTGTTTGAAGGCATAATTACATACACTGCTGGTGGTGGTCCAACTATCGGTGCAGTTCGCTATGAGGTTATCATAGCTACTCAGTAATGGATCTCTGATGAGTTCTAATCAAATAGCGGAGGCTGGACGAGGGTCTGCAGCCTCCGCTATTTGTAAAGATTGTGGTCCAGCCAGTTGCTTAGATGAAAACTGCTCTGGAACCTTGAAGCAAGTTTTAGGTTTGAAACCGATACAGTATCGGTGTACAAGTTGTAAGCAAGAGTTTTTACTCTCTAAGATTCTACGCGAAAGAAAGTTTCTGTAATATGCAAACCCGCAAGGCGCTGAAAAGACTTGGTGGAAAAGACACCGATCTGTTCATCTCAAATCCGGCAGCTTTGGAAAAGTTTAAAGCGGTAGCTGAAGCAGATGCTAGCAGAATCGAAGAACGTAAGGCTCAGAAATCGATCTCTCAGCCACATTTAGATGTATTGAAGAATCGAGTCTTAGCAACCATTGATAATGACTTCAATCCTAGTCTGCCAGTTGTTGGACGGTTTGATGCCTATCAGTCCGTTAAAAAACTAGTCAATGCAAGCTCTGATCATGGCGTTAAAGCCCTAGGTTATCAGCTTAGATCACTGTGGGAAGCTGATCCTACTGGTGTTTTAACTGCTGGTCAACTTACCAATTTGAAGAAGCATTATGCTCAGTCTTATGGTAAGACAGCAGCTGTTGACATTATCTCCAACGCTCTTCCAAAAGTTGGATTTGTTGAATTACCAGTTCAGAGATTAGCTGTGATGGCTAGTCGAATTAAAACTCAAGCTGATTTTGATGAAGCTTGCAGAATTGCTGGACTTGCTGGAAACCGTCCAGACCAGATCCGAAGCCGCCAATACATCCTCGCCTTATTAAAGATGGGTGAGAATGTTCCAGAAGCTGGAGAGGTTACTGAGGGGAATCCAATGGAGGTTGAAGTGTCAGGTCAGCCTGAAGGTCAAGTTCCAGGAATTACCGAATCGAATGCTGCTGAACAACTCTCTAACAAGAGTGCTATGGACAGCAGAGTTAGAACCTCTAGGTTACCTTCTGCTAACCAGGTTGTCGAAGCTGCTCTTGATGCTCAAACGGTTAAGATCGCTGGTTGGACGTTAAGGGTTAATGACCAAGATATGGTTGTTATCCAATCACCAACAGGTGGGCAACGCCAAGCTCGCCTTAGCCTGATTGATAAGGTTGCTAGTGACTTTTTGAAGATGGCTCAGAGTGATCCAAACTTTGATCCAAAGGTTAATCAGCAACAGCCAGATGCGGTCAAAGGCATCGGAACTGGTGATGCAGAGTTAGGACCTGATTCTGACACTGAAGAGGGTTTTAAAGAGCCAAAGCCAATTCAGAAGCATCCAGCTCAAAGCCAGGCTGGAACGTCTACTGGAGTTGTTGGTAAGACTAGTCGTAAGACAGCTGCAGCTAGGCTTGAAGCTAGTTCAACTGCTCCAAAGTGGGCTGCCACGCCTCATCTTTGGACAATGGTTTATAACAAGCTGAAGTCTGCTGGAAAGCGGACTGACTATGTTTCAGTGTCTGCTAACTATAAGCTAGCATGCCAGTTTAATGCTAAGCCTTATAAGACTGCTGGTGGTGGGGAAACCTTAGGCCCAGACAGTGGACAGGAAGAGGGGTTTTCAGTTCCATCGGTAAGCCCGCAGAACATCAATCAGCCAAAGAATCAATCAGGTACTTCGTTACCTGATAAAGCTGATGCTGAAGAGCCTGATCATGGACAGGATCCAGTGCCTTGGGAGAATGTTAAGCCAAATCCCAAGCTGTCACAGTTGATGCCTGAAGCTGACATGCAGGAGACTGCTGGTGGTCCCGGTTCTGGGCGTAAAAAAGAGAGTCCAGGTGAACACCCAGCCATTGCTAAAGAGAAAAAGCTTGAACAGCAGAGAAACCATATCTGGAACAATCAGGTTGGAAATGGTACTCCATCTCAAGCTCTTTTTAAAGCAAATGATGCTTTGCGAGACCACCAAAAGATGATGCATGATCAGGGTATTAAGCAACACCCAGATCATCCTGCGGAAACTTTTGGTAAGGGAAAGTCAGAAGGGGTTCCAGGTCTCTCTAGTACTGCTCCATTTAGTCATCAACCAAGTCCCGATCTAGGTAAGCCTAAGCCATCGACTGGACCAGTCGGGCCTCAACTGCCTACGCCAAACATTGATGAGATGCTTCAGGGTGATCCACCTAAGCCATCGACTGGGGTTCCAGGACTATCTAGTACTGCTCCATTTAGTCCTGGAGTTCAGAAACCTGGGTTGGGAATGCCATCTGATCCTGGTGCACAAAGTTTAGTAAATCCTGATCATCAATGGGATCCAGAAAAAGGTCAGTATGCTCCAAAACCTGATATGGAGCCTGAAGCTGACAAGCATGATGACATCGAGAACCTGGAAGATCAAGCTATCAACCAGCTCCAAACAACTCAGAGCTTGGAGAAGGAAGTCAATGCGGACATTGTTGATAGCTTCGTGGCATCTCTTGATCCAGCTGAAGGTTATCGTCAAGCAAAAGCTAATCGTCCAAGTCGAGATCTTTTAGCAGGGATTGGCGATGAGAATGGCTGGTTAATGCGTCAGGCTCAGAGCTTGATTGATAACAAGCAAGTCTTCACTTCTGATCGAAACGACATCGACCAAGATGGGGAAGCTGAAGTTCGTGAAGATGGCAAGATGGCATTTACTTTTAAGTTTGATGCCAATCTGAACCCACCAACTCAGAGAGAGCTTCAAACATATGTTAACAGCTTTACGGGTAATCGCTCTGCTTTTATTGTTGAAGCACATCAGATCGAAGGAAACCACGCCTTCGCATTAATTCGTCAAGCTGAAGACGATGAGATGGAACCTGATGATGATGAAAAAAGAGCTGCAATTCGTTGGGCTGCTGGTAAACAATCTCAAGAGATGAACATCCCACAGGCTGTACCAAGTTCTGGTGCAGATAATTCTGGAGGGATGTCTAACTCAGTTGAAAGCCAAATGGGAGCTAACGCCTGCATGGCTTGCAACGGATCAAACCTACAAGATGTCGGATCTGGAATTCAATGCCAAGATTGTGGAATGATGCATGATGCTCCAGAGCAACTTCCTCAGTTAGACGTTGGCAACAACCCACAGGGAATGGGTGCTGACTATAATGGGGCCATCCTGAATCGTGAGAGTCAAGAGAATGATAATGCAGGTCCACAACAGGATAACCCATTATCAAATGAGTTGCAGCCATACGAAGAAGATGAGTTAGAGCAGCGTATGCAAACAACTCCTCCCAACAATCAAACCTACGCTTCAAAGACAGCAGCTACTCTGTCTGAAGAATGGGGAGATGGTGGGAACTATGGCCGTCATTTAGAAGCAGATGATGCTCAAGATGTTCATCAACTCCATCGTTACATGAATGGAGAAGTCCCTGATTGGAGCCATCGCCAAATGACTCCAACAGCTCCAGGTATGACTCCACCACCGGCTCCAATGGAAACTGAATCACAAGTTCAGCCTGGAGCTGTTGGTAATCCGATGAAAGCCCCAGAACCTGTTCCTCCCAAGCTGGAACCAGAACCTGAAGTTCAGACAGCTCAAAGCCAAACTGGTGGACAGTACCTAGATCAAGACCTTGCTGCTTCTGTTGGAGGAATGTGATGAGCGAAACTAGTTTCAAAATTCGAAATCTGTCAGGAGGGATCCTTACCTTCGAACTTATGCCAATGGAGCCAGTTCCTGAAGGTACTCCACAGTGGAGAGTTAAACGCTTAGCCAGATCAGGCATCCATTTCAAGATGGGAGTTGGGGCTGTCGTTGATCTGATGGCTCCTCCTTGGAATCTTGAATGGGAAAATGCTGTCAACCAACCTAACGTTCAGTCATACATGAATCGTGGATGGCTGAAGCACGAACCAGACGAGGTTGAGACTGAATCAGGTGAAGAGAATCAAGAGTATCTTCCAACACTTGAGGAGTTTGTAGCTGCTGGATACAAGGCTGAAAATTACGAAACCTTTATTCAGAATCGGTCTAAACCTTCTTCAGAAGAGCCAAGCAATACTATTAACAGTGAGGTTGAACCTATTGTTAATGACGGGTCTACAGAGACTACTGAAGAAGATTCTGATGAGGATGCAGATCAGGTAGGATCTAGCCAGACTGAGTCGATTAGCTCTGATCCCGTTGAGAAATCTTCAGAAGAGATCTCTAATGAACCTGAAGATGAATCAAATGACCCATCTCCAGAAGCAGATCCAGAAGAGTTGCTTTCCATAAAAGGAATCGGAAAAGCAATGAAAGCTAAGATTCAGAAGAAGTACAATATCGACACTGTCTCAGCTCTTAAGGCTGCTATTGCTGATGGGACAGTTACAGAGACTTCTTTAATCTCTTTGTTCCCTCCTTCTGAAGGTTGATGGATTTACAACGTAATAGTTGAGGCGGTAAACTATATTGAGAGACTGACTCTCAAAACCTGCAAAGGAAAAAATCTACCATGAAAACGACGATAAAAACTCTTCTTCCAATCCTGCTGCTACTTGCTCTGTTCTGCACACCACGAACTGCCTCCGCCCAAACGTGGTGTTTCCGATACATGTCCAGCGAGTATTTCGAGTTCCATACGCTGAACCAATGGTCGGTTTGGAACAACTCATTTGGTAGCGTAGCGGAAAGCACTCGGATGAGTTACCCGGCTGGAGGAACGTCGGCGTCTTTTTACATCTCTCAGTTTGATCCACCAGAAGCGTTCATCGTGATCGACCACCCGTACGATGCTCATTTTGGTGCCCCACAACAAGCTTCCCACCAGGTTGGATGTCCATTCGATTTCATCAAGCCAGTTGGTAAACCTAAATACTGCGCGATGGCAGCTTACGTCCATGCTGACTCCCATGTGAAGGGAAGCATCCAGATGTTGGACTCGAACTACTTCTATCAGTATGTAGAGAGTTTCGATATACCACCAACCCCAGCCGGTCAGTGGCACTTCGTTGGGACACCAGCGATACAAAACTGCACTCAGAATATGATCGCTCGAGTCGAATTGGACAAGCCAGGCGAATATCAGGAAAACCGCGCGTACGTCGATTTCGTCTCCGTCACTTGGTGGTATTGAGTTCAGATTACTCTTTCAATTATGAAACTCATACCAACACTACTGTTGCTAGTTGGCTGCTCTGGTTCAATCGACGAAACCAGATCCTACGCTGGCAGCCCATTTGAATCTAGCAACCATTCTACTCCCATTGAAAACATCACGTGTACCACTTCCGTTTTGGACGATGACTGCTCGATAGAACAAAGCGTCGTCCGTTGTACTAGCGAGATCGAACGACCCGACACTCAGTACTGCACTGGACCGATCGATCGACCTAACCAAATAATTGGTCGTGTTTGGTGCTGTGATCGATGATTGAAGATCACTTCTCAAACCGTTCACTGAAGATTCTAGCATTTAAGACTAGAGTTTCAGTGAGGATTGGAAGTGGCAAGCTTTACTGTGAAGTAGCTAACAGCCCAGTGGAATCGACCATCGGGCTGCAAAAGCATGCCTTGCTTAAGGATGGGCAAGGCATGCTTTTTCCCTTTACACCACCAAGGTACACAGAGTTTCATATGGGAAAGGTTGCATTTCCCATTGATATTGTGTTTATTGGTGCTGATCGTAAAGTTGCAAAGATTGTTGCTAACATCCAACCTGGAACAAAAGGGCATTGGGGCTGTAATAACACTGCCTTTGTAGTTGAAGCTAAGGGTGGTTGGGCTGCTAACCACTCAGTAACTGAAGGTTTAATGGTAGAGCTTAACCCTTTTGAAGATGAAGATAAAGAGGGAGCTGCTACCTCCGATGTATTAAGAACCATCACTGAAGCATCAGTTAAAGCAGAGATCAATAGAGCTATCAGACTTGGTCAGATTCCTGCTTTAGATCGCTTTGCAAACTTATCAGATATTGATAAGAAGGTTGTAGCTGTTCATAGTCTTGATTCGGCTAAAAGCTTACTCTCTAAGTATGATGAGAACCCAGGTTTCTATAGGGTGATAATCTCTCGTATGATTCGAGAAGCTAGCAAGCACAGTCAGATCAAGCTAGATGATGTAATTCTGCCAATCCAGACTGGATATGAATGTCCTTGCTGCAAGCATCCTAACTGTGACTTACATGGTAGAAGCCAAAAGGCAGCCCAACAGATTGTCTTGATGTTGACACCTGAACTCATGCAACAGCTTCAGTTAGGGATGGATCCCTTTCAGAGCATGAGTCCAAATGTTCAGTCTGCTTTTGAACGAATTAGCAAGCTGCTTGAAGCCAATGTGGATGATTCCAAGCTTGCTTCTGCTTGGAAAGAAGCTCAGGGAAGCTTAGATTTTTGGGAGCGTGATGCTCTTGTTAGATCTTTGCATGATAGCGGGTTTAAGAGAGCTATTGGTTTGCTAAAGATTGCTCAAGAGCATGGAAAAGTTACTCTTACAGATCGTAGAAACCCTGGGGCAGTAAACCATATCTCTCCAGAGACTAAGTACAGTAGCAACCAGATTCCCGCAGATATTCCAGGTGTTGGAGATGCTGCTGACTTTTCTAACTGGGATCAATCAACTGGTTACGATCAGTCTAATCCACAGTTCTTAAATGAGGATGGGCCTGGATACCGGCCTGGTTCAAAGCAGGCTGGTGGCGGGATTCATCCAGGCGACCGAGTAAAAGTTACCCAAGCTGTTGATGGGTTACAGGATGATGATGCTGGAGTCGCAGAAGAAGTCCAAGAAGGGGTTATCCTCGTTCGTTTAGACGGTGGAGAAACTCGATGGATTTCTGATAAAGTTCTTAGTGTTGAAAAGAGTAAAGATGACATCCTTTCGGACGATAAAGAAAAAGGCAAGTCGTCTGGTGGATGGCATGGGTGGGGTCATTAATGTCAACCAAAGCTAATGAAGCTGCTAGACAAGCTATTAGCAGATCAGCTAACAGTGCATGGGATTTCTCTAAAAATCAACTAGAGTCTTCTCAACCAAAGACGTTGAGAGCTGTAGTTGCAACTGCTATTGACAAGACTAGGAAGTTGTTAGCAACGTTTGAGATTCCAATTCCTCCAGATATACGCTATGCAAATATCAAGAGTACCAAAGTTGCTAACAAAGGCGGGCAACAGGTAGTAGAAGATGGTTGCGTAATGCTTGTAGCTAACTTCACAACTCTCAGTGGCGTTAGAAACAGTATAGATATCCCCGTTGAGATTCGTAATGGCCAGGTTGTAGATCCTGGTGTGATGATTCATGATGGCAGTCTAAAAGTGATTAGCCCCTCATCAATTTTGGACATAGTGAAGGCTGGAACCTTCAAGCAGTTTACAAGTCCTCGACATACTTTTTCAGCCCCAATGACTCATGATGAGCTACAGCGTTACCATCAGGTAGAGAAAAAGATGAACATTCAGCCTAGAATCAACCCAGGTTTATTTTCTGCCTCTAAAAACGCTAGCTTACTAAGAGCTGCAGTAAAGGGTGAGGGAGCTCTTGAGCTTGCAAAACAAGCTGATGAACAGCCCAGCGATTTTAGAGATATTGAAGACGGTGTTAGAGCTCTGCCAGATACTGAGACTCCACCTAAATGTCCAGATTGTGATTCGTTAACAGTTTTTGCTGACTATGACGATGATCAGTTCGAATGTGCTACCTGTGGTAAGGTTGGTAACATGGAGTCATTCTGTAAGCAAGCTAACCAGCCAGCTTCAGCATCACTCAAGCTAAAGAGTAGCCCACCAACTACTAAAGGTGATCGAATCTGGCTTGAAATTTCTTGGGATCCAGAACAGACTGAAGATATGTCTGTTGGCAATATCAAACAGCAGATTCGAAGCTATGTTTTGAGGCTTGCTAACAACAAAGAACATCGGGATCTAGGAACGATTTCTGGTAACAGCATCTTTGAAGAGCTTGATGTTACAAAGGGCAAGGCTACTGTCAGCTTCAAATCATCTGAAGTTGCTTCGCCACAAGATTCGAGTGCTAGGGTTGAAGGTTCAAAGCAAGCTAAGGCTCAGCCAATCACTCCACAAGAGATAAAGCCTGGGATGGACATCCTCATTGATGAGATGGGGCTGGGTGGGTATTGGACTCCACTTCATGTTACATCGATTGAACCCTACGGTGGTAGCTGGATTCTCAACCATGGCGAAACAATCATTGACGAACAAAGCTTGATTGTTAAGGACGCTAACAAAAAGGTTGCTGAAAGTTCAACTTGCGATTGTGGCGATGCTAAGTCTGAACATGAAAATGGCACTGACCATTGCAATGTTCCTGGTTGTGCTTGTCCAACGTTCAAAGCTGATGACGGTCCACATCATGAAGGTGCTAAGCAAGCTGCAATTGCCCCTAGCAATGATGATATGATCGACCCAGCCGAGAGAGATATTTCAGACGATTTCAAAGTTGGTGATGAAGTAAAGCTGGAAAAAGGGCAGTTGTTGAGAACTAGAGGTGGTGGTCAATCACAGCTAGAAAAGGGTGAAAAAGGTAAGGTTGTTGGAGATGTCTACGGAGATGGTGTCTCTCTAGAAGTTGAGTTTGAAGCTGGTACCTTCATTATTCCTAAGCAACACCTGAAGACTGCTGGTGGACCTGGTAGTGGCCGTAAGAAGAAAAATTCACCTGTTCAAGGCCCTGTTCAGAAAGATAAAGTACCTCAGAGTGATCCACCCCAGTCATCACCTGGTGTTTCGGATAAAGCATCTTTGAGTCCAGATTCTGCATATATGTTACAATGTATTAAGAACGTTAATTTTAGGGTTCCAGCTGATTCTAACTCACCAAGAATAAAAGAACTTGCAGCTAAAGGTCTCATTGAAGTAGACGATGATGGTTATTATAAAGCAGTGAGTGGTAACCAACCTTGGTGGGGAGTTGAACCAAGTGGTCCTGAAAAGTCTGATGAACCTTCTAATACTGTCCACCCACCTGATCCTGATTTTGTTCCAACACCTGCCAACCAAGGTGTGGACATGGGCGAGGCCTCTAGAGCTCATAGTGACGATGAGGGAGATGCATCCTATAATTTCTTTTCTAAGCATTTTCCTGTCGGGACACAAATTAGCCATCCAGATTATGGCACAGGTGTTGTTACAGATACAAAGCATAGGGGTCCAATCATTGATTGGAATGGTAGTGGTGAGCCAGAAACGCATGATTTAAATAGTCATGAAACACCTGAAGATATGGTAAACGAAATGGGCGAATTTACTCTGCATCGTCCCCCACAAAACGGTGGTAATCCTAAACAAAGTAAAAAAACTGCCAGTAATGAGGCTGACGAAGCTGACGAGTACAATCTGCCTGTAATGCCAGCTCCAGAAGAGCCAGAATTAAAACAGGCTGCCAGTATCCCTCAAATCATCAACGAACTGAAGAACTTGAGAGAAGCTGGCTATCCCGTAATTGATGTTGTTATACGCGCTAAACACCAGTATGGCAAACTAGGTGAGCAGGCTTTGAAGATCGCGAAAGCTCAGGGAGTTTTACAATAAAGGTTCTTCTTTCTGCGTGGCAACGTAGCCACAGAAAGAGCATCAAATGGAGATTAACGAAAGAGTTCTCAAGGTTGGAGATCTGGTCATCTTTATCGATGAACACAGGCAATTTCATAACGCTTTAGTTACGATTTGGCATGGTTCAAAAGATGGGGACACTATCGGAGGTTATCGTGAGAAATGGACTGCCGCTGACGCAATTCCATGTATCAATTTAGTCTTTACAACTGGATCAGAAGACAAGACTGATCCTTATGGAAGACAAATCGAACGAAAAACCTCTGTAGGTCATGGTTCAAAACAAACTCCAGCAAACCTTGGAAACTGCTTCATCTGGCCTGATGAAGTTTAGTTAAAATCAACTTGGTCTTGATACCGATGAGGCGTCAATAAGGCTGAGGTTTCGATGCCACGCAGAAAGAAAAAACAATGAAAACTGTTAGAGCAAAGTTTATCTGTACTAAGTCTGAAGATCCTGGTCCTGCAGGACATAAGACAGTTATCCTTCATCCTGTATACAGTACAGATCCAGAGTCAGAGAACAAGAGATTTTGGGATGCAACGCCAAATGGTGAATTGCGCATGTACCTGACAAACCCAAGTCTCAAAGATCATTTTCAGATTGGCAAACAGTACTACCTAGACATTATCGAGGCTGATAATGAATAAGAAAGGTCCTGGAAAAGGTTCTGGCCAAGGGCAGCCACCAGCTAACCCATTGGGAGTCGGACTCAACGATCTCAAGATGATCAAGTCTGACTATCGTTGTAAGGTATGTCAGCTGGCGCATTGGGATTGGCCAATGTTTGTCAAAATCCACGAGATGCGGATTCTTGAGAAGAAGAGCTTTGAGGCTTTACGTTTGTACGTTTGGGAACGCATTGATAAGTACAATAGCGATCCATCAAATGCTATTAAACGCGACAAGATGTCCGATACCTCGTTCACTGGACATTTCAAGAATCACGTTCCAGCCTCAGTTGAGGCTGCTAGCGCTATTCAAAAAGTGTTAGGAACTGGTAACCAAAACGGTGCTGATTCTGGTAACATGTTGGTTACCACTCTTCAGTATGCATTAAATGCTAACGTTGATGACTTTCAAGCATTCCATGGAATTGCTGAACGTCTGCTAGCTAGATTTAATCAGCTAGACAAGCAATTTGGTGTTGATAAGCCTCTTGAAGGAAAAGAGGTTCAAGAGTTTAAAGGCATTGCAGAATCAGCTGCCAAGCTTTATGAGGCATCAATTAAGATGCGAAATCAAGAGCGTTTGATGGCAACTGCAATCAGCTCTTGTCTTGATGTCTATACAATGGGAGCATTGCAAGACATACTCAAGGGATTCGACGAGATTATGCTAGACATCAAGAGCGCTATTGCTAAGGGTGGAGCTGGCAATCCTGGTATGCCTGCAATTATTGAGCATCGATTCAAAACCATACTAGCTAATGCTATGACGGGTAATGCAAAAGTTGCACTTGATTCTGTGAAGCTTCAGTTTAAGATGGCGTAAATGACACGTGAACAGAAGCTACTCTTGTTTAAAGAGTATGCTCCAATGGCTAAGAGATTAGCCAAATCTTGGATGAAGCGACTTCCAAGTTCAATACAGATAGAAGATCTTGAATCAGCTGCTATGATGGGGCTTTGGGACGCTATCAATCGAAAAGGTGGCGTTGATTACCTAGAAAACCTAATAGCTGTCAGAATTAGGGGTTCAATTATCGATGAACTTAGACGGCAAGATTGGCTAAAAAGAAGACAGCGAACTTCTTACTTGAAGGGGAAGGGGATAAGATCTCTAACCCAGGTTGGTATATACGACCCAGCAGCGTTTGAAGACTTTGAAATAAATTCGAATCTTCAACTGTATCGTTTAGAATTTGAGCCTGACGCTGATGACTTTAGTGAAGAGGTTAGGTTTCTATTTAGAGAAGCTGTCAAAGAGTTGCCAAAAAGAGAACAGCTTATCATTGGTGGTATTTTACAAGGTGATACACTAAAAACAATCTCAAAGAGATTGAAATTATCAGAACCAAGAATCTGCCAGCTAAAAACAAAGATACTAAAAAAGCTTCGAGATAGTCGACATCTCAAGACATTGGTTAGAGACGATTTATAGCGTCTAAGGTTGCTTTTTTTAGAAACCTTAGACGCTATTGTTTTGTTTGATTGGTAGAATCTGATAAGTGGTTAACATTAAGCGACTAGTCACTATCATCGTTAATGACCCAATCAACCCAGTGCTAATTGGACTGGTATTGGGAGCATTGTTTATGGTTTGTCTAGAGACGTTTCGTTGACCTTCTAAAGCTAAGTATCAAGCAGACTTTCAACTCTTTTTAAAGTCGGTTTTACCATGACTACGAAGTTGGGTATCTAAATGTCTGAAGCAAGAAAATCAACTGCAAGACTTTTTGGCTATGATGGAGAATCTGGTGATCCAGTCATCATGAGAAATCAAGATGGGGTTGAGTCGTTACAGATTGTTCAGGCAGTAGTTGACGGAGAGCCACTAACAAAAGAGTTTGTTAGCATCAAAGAAAGGGAAGGTGACCCTGATCTTTATGATGTAGAGACTATTTACGACCCAGCAAGAGATGGACCAGCTATGGTTAATAGCCCTAGTTTTAAGTCTGGCTGGGATCGTACCTTTGGAAGGAATCAGTCTAACTGATGGCTCACAATCAAGTTAGACATGTAGCCGTTTATCCCTGCGTTGTTTGTTCAACGATGCTTGAAGCTAGGGATGGAAACCAATGCTATGAATGTGGTGAGTGGTTGTGTCAAGAATGCAGAGATTCTAAAAAGCATGTTTGTGAGCCAAAAGGTTTAACACCGAAATACTGGGATGGTCTTATGAAGCTTCTCAGAGAATCTCCAACTATAGTTGATACTACATCTGATTTTGAAATAAAGGAACTGCCATGAAATATGAGAAAGATTCGTTTTTAATCGTTAAGAAGCAAGTTGTCAGTGCTGGAATTTACACTGAAAGAAAGCTTTTGTATGCTAAGATTGGGGAGGATTTCGTTAGAGTAAATTTTGCTGAAATTTTGTCTACAAAAGTTGCAGCTGAACAGCGGCTTAAAGCCTCAACTGCAGGAAAATCTCTGGAAGAACGTTGGAAGGTTAGCTACCACTCCAATAGTATGGAGCCCATACTTGTCAAGTATAGACCATCCACTCGGAGATTTGTAGACAGTAGGGGGTTTAAGGTAGCTTCTCAGTTGTTTCAAACAGAAGTTGAAGCTGCTCAAGCGCTACTGAACTATCAAGTTAGTAAATTCGATGAAGCACGATACGAGATTAAGAAGTACTCAAAAGGTGTTACTGTTGCAAAAAGGAAATTAGATGTCGCAAAAAAGAAAGCTGCGAAAGTCAGTAATAAAGTCGTCAAATCAGAGTCAGCTTAAGTCAGGAAAGCTGCCAATAACCATCACAACAGCTAAAGGGATCTACAAAGCTTGCGTATGCTTGATCAAGAACAGAGATGAAAATGGTAGGCCTAAAGATCTACACTTCATCGCTGACGATAAGACGATTACCCTAGAAGGTGGGGAAGAGTTTGTGATTGGTTATTTCCCTGAAGATGTCATCTCAAAGAAAGATTGAATGATGGCAGGACTTAAGTCGATCTCTCTAAACGTTGAGGCTGCTGAGGAGCTAGCACTCATCAGTTCAGTAGATGATTCGGTTTGGTTGGTTATCTCCTTCAAGTGGTATGACTTGGCTACCTTAGTTTGGTGGATTCTGACACCCTCTACTAAGCGTGCAACGATTGTATTGACTCTTCATGGTGGAGAGAAAATTCGTGCCAAATGTGTTCGAATTGCTAATAGACATGCTCGTATTCGTGGGTTTGTGTAAAAAGAAAGATTGATAATGCCTCAACGACCAAATGTAGAAGCTGCTGACGAAATCCTTAACCTGTACTTCCCTGTTCTTGACCATGGTTTCGTAGCCTTGGTTGACTACATGGGTGGCGATGCTTCTGTAATCAGAGCAGCTAGAACCAGCTATGGAGCAGGGACAAAACGATCTACAGAAGATCGAGCTCTTGCTAGATATTTGCAACGACATCGCCATACGACTCCATCAGAAATGACTGAGATTGTTGTTCACATGGGGCTGCCAATTTTCGTTGCTAGGCAGCTGGTTAGGCATCGAACAGCATCGCTTAACGAATACTCAGGTCGCTACAGCAAAATGCCTATGCTGTTCTATCGTCCTGATCAAGAGCATCTTCAGCTTCAGTCAAAGACTAACAAGCAAGGAAGGGCTGGTGTAGTTGATGATGGGACATTTCATCGATGTGAATCTCAGTGGAAATCGAACGAAGAAAATGCTAAGAGCTACTATTCAAACCAACTAAGTTATGATGTTTCTCGTGAGTTGGCGAGAATTGATCTTCCACTTTCAACCTACACTTACTGGTATTGGAAGATGGATTTGCACAACCTGCTTCACTTTCTAGGCTTACGGTTAGATAGTCATGCCCAGTATGAGATTAGAGCTTTTTCGAATGTTCTAGCAGGAATCGTTCAAAGGATTGCTCCTGATACCTTCGAAGCCTGGCTGGAGTATGAGTTTTGTGGCGAGCGTATGAGCTACACTGAAATGGAGATGCTTCGACAGATGCTTGTTGTATCAGTCCCTGATCAATTTCCTAACGCCCAACAACTAGTACAAATGTCAACAAACAAAGATCTAGTTTCGGTTATGCCTGGATTATCTAATCGAGAAGTAGGGGAGTTTTTGAAGAAGTTCCAGCCCCGGACAAAGCCTGATTTTAGCCTAGACTTGAGTACTGGTAAAGATGCCTCATTCTTTGAAGAGAAGATCCTTGCTGCAGTTCCAGCAGAAGATCTGACTTAGCATTCAATCGTCTGGTATTCTTAAACCTAACAATGCTTGATTATCGTCAACGTGCTAAGACCCCACTCAATAAAATAGCTAAGACGATTGAACGTCTTTCAAAAGACGAAGAGCAAGTGTTGTTAGCAAAATGGCAGATAAAGAAGGATATCAAGGCTAGGAACGATTTGATCACAGCTCACTTACCACAGATTTTGCAGATCTGTGGTAAGTACGTTTCTAAGAGTCGTCTATCAATGGACGCTCTTGTTGGAGCTGCCACTGAGGGTTATATCGTTGCTTGTGATAAGTTTGATCGAAGCAGAGATGTTAGGTTTGTAACCTACGCTTCTCTCTGGGCAAAAGCCAAGATTATCGTAGTTATTCGAGACTTCAAGTTTCAAGGCTTGAATGGTAAACATGTTAATAACCATTTCTTCTTAGATTTTGATCATGAAGACTTCCAGTTTGAAGCCAAGTCTCAACCCTCTTATGAGGATCTGGAATCTTTGGCTTCGATTAAAGATGCTATTCCAAAATTGCCTGCAAGAGAGCGTTTTGTAATTGAGAAGCTTTATTACGATGATAGTATCAAAACCAACGAGGACCTAGCTGCCGTGATGGGGATTAGTAGAGAACGCGTTAGGCAGTTGAAGGAACGAGCTCTAAACTCTCTGTCAGTTCTTTTAGATACATGACCAACGATCATGTTCCAGTCTTGCTAGAAGTTGGCGACGTAGTAAAGTACAAGTATCGACATGTGGTAGCCATGTCTCCACATGGAGGAGCATTAAGGAAAGTGCTTCATACTCAGCATGGTGAGATTATTCAAACATTTGGAAATGTCACCGTTAAGGTTCAATGGACGACTGGAGAACCTCGCTACGAGAAGGTTGCTAACTTACGTTTGTTTAAACGAAATCATGTTGTGCTAGCAATGAAGGATTGGTAAATGACGAAACCTGCGGAAATATGGGTTAATTTCGACAGTAATGGAGCGCCACTCTATGCATATGCTTCAGAGAAAGAGGGGGTCGATGGAGCAGGGCCAAGCTTTCCTGTTACACGATATATACTTCCTGTCATACCAGCTGGAGCTGTAGAGGACGCTCTGAAGTTCTTCAATCGACTCGTGAAGGATCAAAAGAGAATAGGGCTAGGGGTCGTCTATGCCATCGAAGCTAGAGACTACACCGTAGCTTCAGCTGCGACCAGAGCTGGTAGGTTAGCACTTTGGGCAGAATTTGAAGCTGAACTGGATGGGTTCCATGCTCAAAGCATCGAGGCTAAGTATGCGATCCTGTGTGACGTGATCAAGAAATTCCGCGCCAAGTTTAGCACTACAGTGGGGAAGTTTGAACAGTGCGATGGAAGGGTGAGGTAGGGTGATGGCCTGGGTATTTTACACCGGATTTGTGGGTGGATTCTTGATTGGGTTCTTGGTAGCATGGGTTGGAAAAATGAAATCAACTCAGTATACAGTAATCGCTGCTGATAGTGTTGTTAGAGGACAGTTAGATCAAGAGATTAGAAGAGCGAATATCGCTGAGGAACGGGTTCGGTTAGCTCGCAAAGCGCTAGACGACTTTCCAAAAGCGTAAATTACGAAGAAAGTTTGGAAATGAACAACGACGAACTACAGGACTTGAAAGACACTTTAGAGTTGGTGGAAGCTGAGCTTTACCTCATCAATGCAAGACTTCGATTGGTAGGTAGTGGTTTGGTAATCGGAGATGCTGTAGTTGATGTCATATCAGTTGAAAAACGGTTTTTAACCCTCAGAGAGAAATACCTGTATAAGCAGAAAGAGAAGATAGAGAAACAACTCAAAGCAGAGACAGAACGAAGAGATTGGGAACTTAGGACTCAACAAAGGTAAAAGACAATGCAAGACTTAGAACAAAAAATCAAATCGTTAGCAGCTAGAGGTAATGGTCGAAAGTCAATCGCCAACTTCCTAGGAATTACGGAGTACCAAGTCAGGAAGGTTTTGAAGGCAAAGACCTCACAAAGACAACCTAAGAAAAAGAGAGCTTTCAAGAGGAAACCACTAGAGCAGATGACCCATGCTTTCTTAGTGGTTGATGGTTCTGGATCAATGTCAGGGTTGAGAAATGCAGCTTTGAAAGCTCTCAATACTACCATCTATTCGATAAAAGAAAACGCCAAGAAGACAAAGCAGAAGACAACTATCAGTCTTCTATGGTTTGGTGTAGGGGCAGGAGGGATCAGACCAGAATTCTTTAGAGTTCCTAGTGACGAGGTCGGTGTAGTTCTTTACTACCCGACTGAAGGAATGACTCCGCTTTATGATGGGATTGGAGAAGCAATCACCCAGCTGAAAACGATTGGGGATTCTCCAAACGTCTCGTATCTAGTTATCACCATTACTGATGGTCACGAGAATAACTCTTATCGTTATGTAAGAAGTATTCATGAGATGATGCATAACTGCCAAGTTACTGATCGTTGGACATTTGCGTTTCAAGTCCCGGTTGGGCAGAAAGAAGCAGTTGCTAGGGAATTGAAGATCCCTTCGGGAAACATAACTGAATGGGAACAGACAACTGAAGGCGTTGCTAACGTTACTGTTCAAACTGTAGTAGGTGTGTCATCTTACTTTAAGGGTAGATCGGCTGGTGAGTCCTCAACAAAGAAGTTTTTCGTTGAAGCTGGAGATCTTAGTAAAACAGAAGTAAAGCAGGCCCTGACTGATATACGGTCAAAGGTAAAGGTCTTGCAAGTCAAGCGGGAAGTAGAGATTAGAAGCTTTGTCGAGCATTGCCTAGGCAATTATGAAAAAGGCTCTGCTTACTATCAACTGACTAAGCCAGAGAAGGTTCAGAGCTACAAGAACATCCTGCTAATGCGAAAGAGAGATAAGGCAATCTATGGTGGAGTTCAAGCAAAATCTCTGCTCAACTTTCCGCCTGGAGATGTCAAAGTCGTTCCTGGCAATCATGGAGATTGGGATATCTTCGTACAGAGTACTAGTGTAAATCGTAAACTGGTTCGAGGTACTCAGTTGCTGGTGGTAAACCTATAAATGAGAGCATATTACTGGCTCGTATTTTTTCGTAGCAAAGCTACAAATCAGTGGGCAGGACCATTCATATTCTCAACGATAAAAGCAGCCAGAGTATGGCTGGAGAAGTTAGCTGAAAGAAGAATCTCAACTAAAGATCATAAGATTGTGAAGTATAAAAGAGCTTGAAGCTAGTTAGTTGCGCTAAGTTAAACCTGTCATTAGTAAGTTGTAGCTACAGCCAAGCTAATAGTTCTTATGACAGGTTTCTCTACTTGTTATAGCAGTGTTTAGAGAGGTAAAAGATGTTGAAGACTTATGCAATTTATTTTCGTCGTATCGGATCACCTGCAGAACCATTAAAAGAGCCTATTGGTGACTGGAGGCCAATTGAATGTAGTTTCAGTAGAGAAGTAATTGAAATGAATCTGCAGCGGATATGGAGAGCATGGTCACACGATCCAAAATCCTGCCCTTATGAATATTTGCTAGCAGAGTTTTCAAAAGATCGGGATGAAGGACCTGTGCGATCACCACAGTATAACAGCCAACCTACATATGGACCAACAGGGTCTAATTGGGTTGATGAAGCTAAGGGTGCTAATGGCCCATCAGAGACCACGAGTGATGGAGGACCAAAGCTGAGAACAGCGTTTAAGATATACAGAGCACCTGAACCACTTCCGCTTGGAGCTAAGGTTAGGGTTATTACCAACGATGGCTTACCAGTAACGCTAAGACCTGTTTTGAGTGTTATTGATTCCAAGTACAGAGGTGAGGTTGGAATTATTGGTATTGTTAACTTTGGTGGTCACTATCTGATTATCGATGGAGAATCTGCTGGTGGTTATGCGTCAGCAGTAGAATTGCTTGAATACCCATTAGAAGTTGCAAATACAGACGGTGAACAAAAGCAGGAATATTGTTTATGTGGTTCGAAGGCAGTGACAAGAGCTGGCCTATGTGAATCTTGCTTCTTAGGTTAAAGATGAGCAAATACGAAGGCCCTGATCCACCATCAGGATATGCTCCAGGTATATTTGATGTAGTTAAAGCTAAGACAACTACTGACCAGGAATGGTTAGATGGCTTCCATCTTTATTGCTTCCAACTGCGAATCATCAGAAGCTGGGAAGAGACGTTGCTAGCATGGATTTTAAACAGAACGTGAAGACTTGTTGCGTATGCAAAAACAGTTATGGTGAACGTCATGTTGGTCATCATGTAGAGCAACCTACTGGACTAGTTGAATGGTACTGCTCAAAAGAATGCGCTAGAGGAGAGGTAAAAGTGATCCATATTGTCGGTAGACCCTTGCGGGTTCAAGGCGTCATGAGACAAGTCTGCTCATGGTGTGGAGAGAAGCTAATCGATTATGACTTAGAATGCATTGCAACCTCTGACGGAGCAGACCCTGGATTCTGGAGTGAGGGAGACTTACTTGAAGTGTCAGGGACAAATCCCGTCAGCTATGTAGTGGTCCAACATCAGGATGGAGCTGCCTTGCCAGCTGGCAGTTGTGCCCTACGACCACTAAGAGCTGTAAGATGAACGATGACTGGTTGATATACGCTATCAGCTTAGTCTGGAGCATAAGTGGATTTGTTAGTGAGATGCATAAGGGATGCGTAGTCTGCTCACTAATCTGTTTTGCTTGGACAACACTGACAATTCAATGCTGGGCAGGATTGGCAAAAAGATGATAACCAGACTGAAGAACAAGGTAAGAATTGATTGTAGATTTGCTAAGGGATATGGCTCTAACGATGAGTGGTATGGGCATATCTTTTATAGAAACCGGACAATAGAGAAGAAGACGTTTCATAGTTGCTGCAGCCAAGCTGTCTGGCTAGATCGTGTTAGGCGTAAGTATCGAAAGCTATCTGAAGAGCAGCTAAAAGCGCTGATAAAGGATGCAAAGCAAGCGTTTCCTATCTGTGACCAATGCCTAAAGCCAATGGTTAATGGTTATGTCTACCAGGGAAATTTGCAACGTTGCAAAACTTGCAGTGATACAACCCCGTATCTTGAAGTTGATGAGGCGACAAAGACTCGTGCTAAAAAGCGTGAAGAAGCTTACCTGGCAATGAGGTACCAATGAGCGACAATGACTGGGTGATGATGCATAAGAAGGTTCCAATGAGGCTAATTGATCTCCGCACTGCTGTAGGCAACCCAGTAGCTGTAGTAGAAATACCTGATGTAGAAGATGAGAACTTGCCAAAGATAATCGTCTGGAACCATTGGTGCTTTGCAAAGAGTGCTACATTTAATCCCCTAGATCATCCAAACGATCAACCTTGGTTCTACTTTGAGGTTACAGCAGTATGGGTTTAAGTGAGATATGCCAATCGATTTTGCTAAGAGCAAATAAAAAGATAGCTATGCTAATTGAATGGGGATCATTTATTGCGTATTTCTTATGGGCGTTGATAGTCTTTAAAAGATTGATGCTAGAAGGTTTGGTAGGGCACTGTCTTTTAGATCTTTTTGCCTTCTGTCTGTTATTGACAAGCTGGTTAGAAACGTAACGTCGAACTTGGTCCAAAAAGTCCCTGTAGTTCCCTGTAGACTCAAGCCAAGCGTTATACGAAGTTTGACTAAGGAGTTAACAAAGTGGTTAACAGAGATGCTCCTGTAGCCAGTCTGTAGCTGACTTCCAATTTGTTAGGAACGATCCACGGAACTGCGTCAATGGTTAGAGGAGAGACAAAGAGGATTTCTACGTAGATGCAATTATGCATTCCATCACAACAAATCCACACCTGAGAAAGAGAAGATGGACGAGAGCTTCACAACGTCTTCATCTATGTCTTAAGCTATAGTAATAGTACTAAGTGATAAGTAGTAGCTATCGTAGGTTGTTAGTTGGTTAGGAGTTATTGTCCAACATCACTAACCAACTTCCTTCGTAATTAAAGAGCCCTGTTAGGTAGATTCGACGTAGTAAAATCGTCTTTTGGTTTAGTAACCGTGTTGATTAATGGTTCCTTGTAGGAGCTAGACTGTTTCGTGGGGTTGGACGTTGTTAGAAATTGGAGCTGCTAGCAAGGTTAAAGGGTGTTTGAAAGCTTGATTAGAGACTTTCGATAATGGTTATAGGTTGTAAAAATTGGTAAAGAAATGGTTAGTAGGGGTTGGGGAGACGATAACCCACCGGCAGCTTAAGAAAACTACACGACAACTCAGCGTCCAATGCATTTCCAACCATTGCTCCATACCGAAATACCTACTAAACTCCGTTAAAACCAGGGTTGGAGAATTTCTCAACCAAGCAAAATTCACGTCACAAATTTTCATACAAACTGTGACTAATTCCAGTTTGCTTCCAACTATCTACAAAATTTAACCTACATATAACACTGCTAACGTTGTAACTATTTCCGTCATGTCTATTGAAATGCTTGTATACATCATTAAATTTAGCTTATAGCGCTTGTTAGAAGCTAAGATTCAGCAACCTACAACATGGAGACAGGACAATGGCAACCGCGGAAGAACAGCAACTATTCGCCAAGTACAGCAAAGCATGCGACGACCGTAGCAAGGCTCTAGACACGTATGGACAACACTCTAACGAATGGCTTCGAGCGGACATCGAAGTTAAGAGGTGTCAACGCCAACTACGTATGGCTTTGAACAAACCAAAGCTTTCGTATCCGCTGACGTTAGTTAACGACGGAGGCTTGATGGTCGAGGAGGAAGAGCCTCCAACAGTACGACGTCCAGGGCTAGTTCAGAATGGCTGAACTTTCTGCTGGAGAGCGTGATTCGTTAGTAGCTCAAGTCAAATGGCTAGAGGAAGAGAACCAAAGGCTACTAGCTGAGGTTCAGCGTTTAACGTCGTTGGTAGCAGAGACTTCAGCCTTAGGTGAACTGCTCTGTGACGAGCTAGAAACGTTGAAGAAAGGCCAGCAATGACGCTATTGCTAGCAGTAAAGATTCTAGCAATCTCATTTGTTGTCAGTACTGTCGCAAGCTTTATTCGTGAGTGGGTAAAGCTATGAAACAGTCCTTGTAGAACTCCACAGAGACGCTAAACGGAAATATAAGCATCGTTAGCTTGTGGAGCATAACTATAAACCAGTCATTAGTAGGTTTATGACATGGCTCTTAATATAGTTATGCTATGTTGTTTAACAACTGTTAAAGACTGAAACAGCTTTTAATAGCTGGAAAACGTTTGAGTCCGTTCTTAGTCCGTTTTTACACCTATGTTAATTTTGACTGCTACAAAAAGATTTTGGAGTCAACTCTTGATTCGTTAGAAGATCATTATTATGATGTTTGTATGGCAGATTTGAAGGTAAGTAGGTATTACAGAGCATTTTCATACGGATTGGACACTCAGGGTCGAGTTCGCGTATTTCTGTCTATTACCTACGATCGACCAAAACTCTGAGCGGAGAAGTCAATGGCAAAGAAGACCAAATCGATTTTTGACGTCCCGACGAGCGCTCTGCTAGTCTCATTCATAGGCCGAGGAGAAGTTCTAGTCTGCCTCAAATCCGTTGAGAAGGAGTTCGTAGCAGAGGTGTTCACAGAAGAGTATGGACGAGATATCGAAGACTATGACCGTACTGAACATGGGCTACAAGCAATGTTCAAGACTTTGGTCGATATTCATCGAAACAGCTAAACATCATGGACAACCCTGACGAGCTAGTTGTATTGCGTTACAAACCGTACCCAGGAGAAAAGCAAAGGCACTACGTTGGAGAGCCTGGCTGCTGGGTGGTATCCGACCTCAAGCGGGTAATGATTAGAACCCGCAAAGAGTTTTTAGAAACTGTTCTGGAACCAGCTTGGAGCCATTTGGAAATGGTTCCAGTCTCAGAGCTAGAAGCTCAAGGTCATGCGTTGTCTATTGGGATAAAGATGGCTAAGAAGAAACGCTACGAGTTTACAGGTTGTGTTACGATCACTGTTCGTACCGTAGTTTATGCTAAGGATGAAGCCGAAGCTAGGAAGCTGATTAAGGATCGTGGCAACACGTCAGGTCTTGTTGAGCGAGGACACGAGACGGAGGAGTGGGTTACTAGTGAAGAGCTAGATGGGGAGGTTCAGAATCAAACCCTCGTATTCAGCCAAGGTGATGATCATGATGACCACGACGATGAGAACTCTGAGTAGGTTCTTAGCGTAGCTTGAAGCTGGGGCAAAATGATCAAGCTAGAAGATCTACAACCAGATCAGATTCGTAAAGCTATTCTGAATCAGTTGTCTACCGATGAATGGCAGACTGAAACACATATCTTCAATAGCGTTATGCACACTCTTGAAATAGCACCCACAAAAGAGATTGCGAAGCTACGTTTAGCTATCCGCTATCTGAGTTACAAAGGAAAGGTGGTCATTCATGCTCCCTTACATTCCGATGGTATAGTTCGTTGGCGTAGAGTGGGTTGAGAGTCAGGTCGTCGTCTGACTCAGAATGGGGTTTCAAGCTCCGGTGATGCTTGAAATGACGCTGAGCCAAAATTGACAGTGGGTTGAGAGTCAGGTCTACAAAACGCAACCAAACACCTAAAAACTTTCAACCCGCATACAAACATCTTAGTATAGCAACGTTAGGTTAGAAGTCTTGCTAGAAATCTGACAAACGAAGGCTTTCAACCTGTATACAAGCATCTTAGTAATCAGGTTCACGACCTAGATTCACAACCAAAGCTATAAACCCCTCCGTTTTAACAGCCCTATTAAAACCAACCCCGAACGTACGCGAAAAACTCTAACAAAAGAACCTGCATTTCAAGAACAGTCCAACCCACTGTCAACATCCTTACCAGCATATTCTCAACCATACAGCTAAAATAACCAAGTTGGGCTAGAAACATAAGGTATAATCAGATGAAGGACGTTAACAATGTTTCCTAGCGTTTCGTATGCAGATAAACCATACATGTCGGGTGGACAGCTTGGGATGTTTCTTTTTGGTCTTATAATCTTTGGGTTTGTAATTGGTTGGTATGCTAGAAAATTGCTTTATCGCTGAAAGTGAAAAATGACTCCACAAGAGCTGTATAACAACCTAGTGAAAGATCTAGCAATTCTCGAAAAGAATATTGGTAGTACTACAACAAGCAAGTGGGACGAATCGGAGAAGGCGTTAGATAGGGTTCAAGATTATGGTAAGTCACTATTCGCTCTAGCAGAAAGTAAACTTACGGTAGGAAGCAATTTCGCTATCGGAAGTAAGGTGTATCCTGGCTTGGGAAAGTTGGTTGAAGAAGCGGGAGAGGTTCTTCAAGTCATAGGTAAGTTGATGGGGACCTACGGAGCCGAGCAGCACTGGGATGGAACCAATCTACGAACCAGGCTTGAAGAAGAGTTAGCAGATTTGATGGCTGCTAACTTATTTGTAACAGAGGTTAATAAGCTTTCTGTATCTGATCGTCTTATTAAGAAACTCGACCTATTTAGGAAGTGGCACAAAGAATCATGACCTTAGTGTTGAAGATCTGTCCGAAGTGTCAAAAGCGAAAAGCAGACAACTGGGAATCGTTCGTAGCTGACATAAACAATAGTTGCTTTGCGCAGAGTGGTATGATAATGCCATTGCAGCTTTGCAAGGACAGACAGCAAACATTGCTAATGAGCTTAGCAAGGACAGGATTTCTTTCAACCTTAGAACTTGCTTTGAATCTTGGCTATAAAGAGACAGAAGCTGAAGCACGCAAAGCATTAGCTCTGTTAGATGCTATGGACACCAACTAGAGGAATTATGAAAGCATCAGAAATTCTTCGCAAAGCAAGAGAGTTACCATTCACCAAAGGAACTTACGCCAGAGATTCAAGTGGCCAACCTGTAGGAATTATGAACTCTGACGCAGTATGCTTTTGCACCATTGGAGCAGTAGCTAGAGTATCTGGAAAGTTTTATAGAAACGAGGCCAAGCCAGGACCCTATGAGCTAGCACTAGATGCATTACGAGATTCGATTCCGAAGCGGATTGTTAGTAAAAACCACCATCAATAGCAAACACTAGTGATACACTACCAGAGCAGAAGCGCTTAGAGTGGTTTGACAAAGCTATAGAACTAGCAGAAAAGAGTGAAATCGATGTCTGAGAAATACAAACTCCTTGGAATTGAAACCGGTAGGATTCAAAGCAAGTTACCAACCATTCACCGGAACATTGATTTTGACGATATTAAATCTAAGCAGACCTCAGCTAAACTGGTAAAACAAACGTACCAAATTGTCATCTACACAGTGTTGGATGAATCGGAACCCAACACAAAAAACCTGGCCGAGCATTTAATCGAATGCGAACCTCACAGTGCTTTTGACCTGGTAGAGGCGGTTCCCGTAACTTCACTGGAAATGGTTGACAAAGACTGGAGAAACTCTCAACCATACGGGGTTGATGATGGCACTGTAGCAACGATCCTTGAAGAGCTCAACAAAGACTAACAATGGATACTGTTTACTACAACGCCAAGCGTTTAGGAATTACGATGTCAAAAAAGATCGTTAGAACTCTGAAATTCACACCTGGAGTTGAATGCGACATTATTGGGTCTACAGATATTCCATTAACTGCTCACCGACAAAGGCTATCAGCGTATGAAACACTTTTCGAATCTATTCCCAACGGGAAAGCTTTGATTATTTCTTGTAGCGATTCCACCATGAAGAAAATCATGAATGCGTTACGAGGCAGAGTTGCTTCAGCTACTCGATATGATGATAAAACTGTTAGGATGATCTGGAAACTATGAACAGCGACAAGCTAGTGAAGCTACGTCAAGCAGCTACTGATGCTACACCAGGATCTAGAACCATAATTGGTAACATTATCTGGGTTAACCACTTACCTTTAGTTAGATCACCGTCAACCATACCAGGACTTGGTCGTGAGGATTTTCCAGGTGTAGTCTGGGTTACACCAGCAGATCGAGATTTTGTAGCAGCCTGTGATAGGGAAACTATTCTCGATCTGCTTGATCGGGTTGATACTTTGCAAAGGATGTTGGCAGAAGCAACACTAACAATTGCAAGGCTTGAGCATGGAGATGATGTGACAAAATTTCAACCTCTAGCTGAAGGCCATTGGGTAGGAAAAGAACCAAACGTTCAAAAGATTCCAAAGCCTGATACTTGAAATGTAGCAAATCATTATTATGATGTTTGTATGGAAGACAATGAAGTTAATTACACAATAGCAGGATTTCAGTATTTGCTGGAATGCGAGATGGCAACTTACGAGCATTTGAAAATGAACAAACGCTCTAGCAAGAATGAAATCAAACGACACGAATCTATCATTACGAAAACTTTCTACAATCATCGTGGTGTGTTTGCGAAACTTACGAACTCTGGTTCCAAACCAGCTGGCTATAACGCCTGCCCAAGAGTCGATGACATTTTGAACCAGGCTTCGAAAACATCCCTTAAAGAAGCGCTGGAAGAGTACTTCAAACAAAAATGAAAGTTCGAGTAATTTTTACACAATCTACAAGTAAAACTGCAGACGGCAGACTAACTCTTAGTTCTTTTCCAACAGCCAGAGTTGCCGAAGTTATCAAACGTTTTGACGAACTTGGCCAGAAGATTACTGAACCAAGTTCATTTGATACAAACGATCTGAAGAGCTGCATCCTTACTTTTGAGGATGATGAAGAAGAGACTGAGTACGAGTTTGAGAAACTCAGTGGCAAGTGGGTTGAGACTACTACGAAAGAAGTAGTGACTATCTACTACAAGTTTGAGGATTAATGTTAACAACGTTAGTCATAGTACTTGGAATCACTACAGTCGTATGGTTACTTTACGGACTCATAAGAGGAGCAAACTGAATGGAATTCAAAGCATCACCCGCCAACAGTAACCCCACAAACCCTAATGCACTTTGCATCAACTGTGGATGTATTCGTCTATCGCATAGGTTAAGAGGTTACACCATCAAGGGTGAAATGCTTCTTTGCGAGAAAGATTCGAAGGCTCTCAACCAAGAAGAGATTGAAGCAATCATCAAGCTTGATTCCGAAAGACCAGAATGGTATCATGAAGCGCTGTCAGCTGGCTGGAAACCACCAGAAGCTAAACAGGAATTACCCATTGAGCTAGAAGAGGCGGTAAATTGGGTTTGTGGTAGTGCAGGAAATGCAATTGCAAGAGGGAATTCTAAAAAGTGGGATGCTGCAGTTGCTGTTATCAAACAGGCTTTAGGTATAAAGAGTCAGGTCTGCAAAACTTGCAACGATACCCGAAAAGTAACTTGCGCTTTATGTAGAGGAGATTGGGACAACGGTCGTATGTCTTGCATGCGATGCGATCATGGCGAAGTCGAATGCTCAACTTGCTCAAAATAAAGTACTTGACTTGAAACTCCACAGATCATTATTATGATGTTTGTATGGACAAGAAACAATTCACAGTCTCTTTCAAAGTGGTTGGAACTCTCAGCAGAATCCTAGATGCTTCAAACGAACGTCTAGCAGCTGAAGAAGCAATTCGACTTTACGACGAAGATCCAGAAGCTGGTTGGGAACTGGAATGGGAAACCGACGGAGAACCCCGTGTTGAGGAGTCATGAAAAAGTTAAACTGGGTTTCTTTAACTGATACAGACACAGATGCTTTGATGGCAAGGGCTATCTCAACTACTGAGATGTATACAGACACTGGTGACTGGAAGTTGATTAGCATTCTACCAACAAAATATGCCAAGTCTCAAACAGGCCATACTCGTCGATTAATCTCCGTGCAGATCATTCTGGAAGCTACTCGTGAAACGTAAGAAGTATCCAGATAACCCAGCTCAGCTAGAGCTGTTTTTACCACCAAAAGGGAAACGAGTTCGTAAAAGAAAACCAACCGTTAACCAACCAGAGCTGATTAAGAAGTTTGCTAGAAGCAATCCTGAGTATACCTACAAGCGATATGAAAACCGAACAGAAGTGGAGCTGAAACGAACGCTGAACAGGTTGCTTTCACAAAAGAGTCGTATGCAATTTGGACATCGTCTAAATGCTGGATTGGCTACAAGTAAGTATGCTTATGAGTTACAACAGAAACGAATCTACATAAACATCTGTCTTCGAATTGAAAAGATTGAGAGACTTCTGAAAGAGGGAATATGGAAGCAAAATACCAACAGTGGATCTCAGAAAACGTAAAAGAGTACAAAGATGCTTATGGCCAGTGTCATAAGGTAACTTCAGCCATGAAGGAAGTTTTTCCTGAACTTACAGTAGTAAAAGGTCATTACTTTTGTGCTTGGGGAGATCGAGATCACTGTTGGTTAACAGCACCTGATGGTACCATTGTCGATCCAACCGTAATTCAGTTTCCAGGTCTGGGGGAGTATAAACCGTGGAACCCTGGAGATGAAGTTCGGGTTGGACGTTGTATGAATTGTGGTGATGATATTTGGAGGGCAGTTCAGTCGCTGACTGGAGACCCAGGTGGAAGCACTATTGTTTGTAGCAAAGAATGTGAAGATGAGTTGTCAGCAGCTTGGGATGGAAAGTAACATGAACAAAATCGAAACTATTGAAGAAGTTGAGACTCGTCACATAAAGAAAGTGATGCTGCAGTTGGGTGGGAATATGTCCCAAGCTGCAAAAGCTCTAGGAATTGATCGTCGAACCATCTATCGTAAGGTCAACTCATATACGAAAAAAGATCTTTCAGCAGAGAGTTCAGTTGAGGAACTTCCAAAGACGTTTGAAGATCTGGAAATTCGAATCAGCAACCTGGAATTTAGAAACAGTAATCTAGTAGCAGTCAATGATCACCTCCGTCAAGAGTATGCAAAGCAGACTAGGTATCTTGAACGATTAAAAGATCTTCTTCGAGAAGCCAATGAACAAATCTTTGAACTAGGCAAGCAACTTGGCGAACCTGAAGAAGAGTTTACACCATACCAAATTGAACCAAAATGGGATGAAGTACCAACCCCTACGTTTTTGTCGGAGATTCTGTAATGCCTGAATTTAGGAGTGATGCAGAGTTTCTAGCGCATATGCACAAGTATTACCCTAAATCTGAGAATTGGCAAACGGTTGAGGATGTAGCTTCTAGTGTTCAACTCATGACAGGTTTGGTTGAGACACATTTGTACTGGAGATTCGCAGAGATCTTTGGTTGGGAACCAGAGAAGCACAATACTGATTTCTATGACAGAAGTGCTGAAATTCATGGCATGCCGGAGGGGTTTGTAGTAACCGATGGTATGCGGAAAGCTATGGGAGACCTAGGGTTTCAGAGGTTTTGGTTGCATATTGATCATGAACATCGAAGGATGCCAGGTGAACAGTATCACGTAACCATTCAAGAGATCAAAACTGGCTAATGGTATACTTATAGGTGATTTTCATTCTAGCCCTTGATTAACTCATAATCATTATTATGATGTTTGTATGAAACAATCAACCATTCAAGATATTCGAAACATCAAGTGGGTTGGTAATCACGCTAGTGATGCTAAGAATTTTGATACGGTAGAGAAGTTCATCGTCCAAAAAGATCCTGATTTAGATATGCAGGAAATGATAGAAGCCCTGACTATTAAGTTTAGAGACGGGATGGGAATCCCTGAAGAGTGTTCCGAAGTAGATGTTTTTGAGTATCTGGAAGCAATTCGATCAGGTTGCAGCTAATGATAACCCGATACGAAGACCCAATTGCTAAGCTGAGAAATCTACAAGCTGAATATGCAAAAGCTCTCAGCAAGACTAAAGACCCATTGAAAGCTCTCGAGCACATATATTTGCTAGGAGTCGTTGATGGTGAGGGTAGGTTAGTTGGGTTGATGCAACACTTGAACAGGGCAGAAGAGAATTACCAAGCTGGAAGGTCTGGTAAACCCATGCCAATCCATCCTAATCTAGAACAAGCTAATAGTATCACTACAGAGACTAGAACTTAGGTAATGACAGGTTTACAAACTGTCTGATTAGTTTTAGCCTCAATTCTTTTGTCTCAGTAACTCAGTTGGATAGAGTACGGGGTTTCTAACCCTGAAGTCGTAGGTTCGAGTCCTACCTGAGACGCAAATCAAAAACTGAAAAGGGAAGAATCAATGTCAATTAACGTGAAGCTTTCAAAGCCTGATGAAGTTGCAACCAAAATCTGGAAAGAGGGCTTTTTGGTTGGGATGTTCTTTGGAACTGTTATTGTTGGTATCATTGTACTGTTGGTAGTTGGATGAAAAAGATTTACAAGTATAAGTTAACAAGCAAAGACTTAGAGCTAGAACTTCCAGCAGGTGCAAAAATACTACAAGCGAAATTTGCAACTGATGGTTCGCTTTGTCTCTGGGCAGTTGTCACACCTGGTTCAGAAACTGTTCATAGGTATTTTAAGGTGCTGCATACTAACGACGAAGTTGATGATGATCTTCAATACATCAACTCGGCTAGCAATGCTTCAGGTTTCAACACAGTCCATGTCTTTGAAGTGATGATCTGATGGATACCGGAAACCGAGTTCGGGATCGTTTCAATAAGAGGATGGGTTATGTTAGGCAACCAGGTCAGTCTCCAGATTTAGTTATAGTGCAATGGGATGGTGAGTTGAAACCTTCTATTGTAGAGAAAGATAGACTGGAATTGATTCCAAAGGTTAAGAAGTCGTGATTTTCTGTTGTCCAAACTGTGATTTTGATCAAGAGTTCTCAACCCCATTCAAATCGATTAGAGTTGGTGATATGCTTAGTTGCACGAACTGCACAACTAAGTTGGTAGTTCGTTCGTCAACTGCTACTGATGTAAAAGTGCAGAAGTATGTAGCTCCAATGATTATCACTGACAAGGTAAAGAAATATGGCTAAATCTGATGTTGTCGAAAGCGTTGCGAAAAGTCTCTACAATAAGTTTTGGGAATTTAGCGGGTGGAGAACTTTGAAAGGTAGTAGAGCTTTAGAGTGGGAGGACTCTAAACTTCCTGAAGAGGTCAAGGACAGGTGGAGAGCAGTTGCTAAACATGTAAGGACTTATTCTGATTATGAAGTCAGTCTGAAGAAAGAGTAATATGGCACAAACAAAAGCGTTTCAAAAGTTGATCCATAGTGATGCTATGGAAGCTATTCGTAACTTGTCAGTTCCAGTTGAAGGACTAGCAGAAGTCATTCAAGATCATTGGACTTTTGACCTCTACAGTAGGAAGCCTGGTCCAGCTTATCTAGAAGATGGGGTTATCAAACCTACCGATCTGGATCTGGTGTGCTTCTTGTCAGCTTTAGCTGATCGAAATGCGGTTATCAATCTTCCTTCTTACACCAGCAAGAGAGCAAAGACGATTAGAGAAGGCGAGACTGTTATCTCTAATAAGAACCGTCATGGGAAGGTTATTGGTTTGAATGCTAATAAGGCAGTTCTTTCCTTCTCAATCCGGATTGAAGATATGAACGTTATGTCTTCTGATGGTCTGGGTTCAGAAGAGATTGGAGCTCCACGAAACTTTATGATTGTGGACTTGGATGGAGAGTTCTACTCAGGTTGGAAAACAATCGAATTTGTCCCTACTGCTAAGGAGAATGATTTCCTAAATGATAAGCAGCTTTGGACAGGCAATTCAATCTATTTTGAGAACTTTGTCCATCCAATGCGTTGGACATCATTCTTTGGGCAATACTTTTTCGTAACAAAAGCATTGATTAACCGTCTTGAACAGGATTTGACTTACACAAATCTCTGTATCCAGCAATTGCTGAAAAATGGAATCAAATTTCCTACCAGCGGTGATGGTTCTAAAAAGGAATGGCCAGCATCAACCAAGGGTGAGAGTAAGTCAATTTCAGTTAAGACTTGCGAGGTAGAGGTTGACATCCCTTGGACTGGATCTTATGTTCACCCATCTAAGATTGAGAATTCTCAAGAAAATCTAGTTCGCCTGGATAAGTTAGCACACAAGATCAAGCACAAGCAACTTCCAGCTCTAAGGTTTGCTACCAGAGCAACTGAGTTAGCGTTTTTTAAGAATGGTGGGGTTACCACTAACTTTCCTACTTGGATTAAGGGAGCTAGCTGGGAGACAGATTACGTTCAGCCAGGAAAGCGAACTGAATGGAATCGGCTTATGCTAACTCAGAGATTCCCTTTTGAAAAGGGATTTGCAATTCGTTATCGTGAATTTGAGAAGAGTGAAAGGGTTGCTGTCTAGTGAAAATCAAGGTCGTTAGAAAATATACACATCGTTGGCAAGATCTACAAAATGGTCAGATTGTAGAAAAATCTGAACCTAGAGAGCAAGTCCTTTTCAAAGGCAGTGAAGCAGCTTTCAATCAGTGGCAGAAAACCAACCAGCTTAGGGCTACTGACGAAGTGATTAAGAACTTCAAAGGTGCAAAAGTAGACCACGGTTCTCGAACGAAGCTGACTATCGGAGGTATTGATGGAATCGATGATCATTGACACAAAGAAAGTCATCGATTCTGATGACTGGGTAATTGCAGAAGCTGGTGGGGTTGCTTACATAGGGAAACTAGCTTTTGGAGTCGACGACGCCATTCTGGGCTTTGATAACAATAAGATGATCCAGCTGTCCCCAGTCTTCGAGCTTTACAAGGGACTTCACCCACAACAAAACGGGACGTTGGGGAAGTTTATTCAGATCATGGCACTTGGTTTGTGTCTTGATACTGCAAGAATCTGCATTCGTCCAACGACATTAACCTTTCTTAATTCTCTTTCTAAAGAAGATGTTCGGGAGTACGAAAACATACTTCGAGATGTTGTAAACAGGATTACTCAAGCTAGGGCAAAGCGTTCAGGTATTATAGCGTGATGTTAACAGAAGCTGAGAAAATTGCTAACGCTGCAAGAAAAGTACGTCGACAGGCTTTAAAAGAGATTTACGCTAAAGCTGATGCAAAGGCAAAGCCTGATGGGACTTTCTTTGGGTGGTATGGCATTATCTGTAGTTCTGCAGCTGAATGCCGAGTAGGCCTAAAGCTAAAAACCTACGCTGAAATGCTCGGCATGGGAGATTTGGTTGATCACTACCTAATTCCAAACCAGTTGGAGTTAGTTCGGAATTCAGATGGATCTGAACGGTGGAAGTCAGAACGTCTGTTTGCTGGATATCTTCTGTGTAAGCTTAAACTAACTCCAGATCTGAAGAATTTGATCTGCGCGATTCCAGGTGTAGTTGGATTTGTCACAGATCGAACTGGAATGAAACCTCAACTAGTTTCACAAAGAGAGGTCGACTGTGCCATATCATTGATGTATCAGTCAGTGACTGGCCAGATGAAGAAGAAACAGAGAACTGATTTGGTAGTTGATCAATGGGTTGTAATTAAAGGTGGCCCATTTGAGAATTTCAAAGGTCAGATTAAGCGTATTGCTGATGGTAGATTGATGGTACAGCTATCGCTTTTTGGTCGTATTACTACAGTGTCTTTTGACCAATCAATAATCGCTCCTGACCCATTAGCAGGGAAAGTGTAATGCGTCGATTCTTTTTACTTCTAGCTATTCTTTTGCTTCCAGCCAATGCCTTTTCTAATCGTCAAACATTAGAAGAATCGTTGCGAACAATTCCAGAAAAGTACGGTTCCAAAAAAGAACCTGTGGTTAGTGGGGTTGAATTTGCAAAGGCATTGATGCAGATCAAAGGAGTTAGTAGAGAGTGGGCAGCTTTGCTATCTGCAGTAGGTATCCATGAGTCAGCGCTCTCCGAAAGAATTCGGTTAGGCTTGTATCACGATTGTAATGGACCAGCTGACAGATGTGAGGGTGACGCTTATAGAGATAAGGATGGAGTTCTAAGACACAAAGCGTGGGGGTTGTGGCAACTTCATCAAAATCTTACGAACGATCAGGAATGGGGTTCTACTGAGCTTCAAATTCAAGCTAGAGCAGCTTCCAGAATGCTTCGAGGCGCTTACTATCGATGTAAGAATAGTGGAGTTCCCCATCCACTAGGGACGATTAGGGCTTTCGCAGGTCGTTCCTGTACGATGCCATTCCCAGGTGAGAGTAAACGCGTAGTGACTTACAACAGGATTCTAAGTCAGCTGTAAATCTGACGTAGTAGCTGGTATTATAGGTTCTGAAAGGTTCAAATTATGTCTACGAAAAAGAAGAAGAAAGTTGCATCTAGGGGTAAGGTTGTAGCCGCTCTGAAGTCTGCACCGAAACGAAAGACAGCTAAATCAGTCAGAGCTCCGAGACCTTCTCGGAAGAAGGTCCCACCCAGCGAGAATATCGTTAGGTTGAAGACTTCCTCTTTTGATTGGATGGTTGGTCGATCAACTCAACGGGGTATCTCAATTAAGTCGATCAATATCGTTCGAAAGCCTTCGAAGGGGGCTTTGAATGAGTATTTCGAAGCTCTTACAGCAGATGGAAAGTCGAAGCACTATTTCTCCATTGATGCTACACAACCTGGTGGGGTTTCTAGCAAGGTCCTTATTCCTGCCAAAGATGTTGTAGGTCTTACGGTTTCTGGAAAAGAGTATCAAGTAGCTTCTGATACTAGTTACAACCATCGTCGCTGATTCATACTTTTCGATACGGTTAGCTGCATCTTAAACTAGTAGATGCAGCTAAACCAATGTTTAGGTCTATATGAGTGAAGTCCCCGATAACATCACTAGGTTGTTGCGTAAGACTTACCCTAGTTCATATACGGTTGATTCGTTGGCAGCCCAGCTAAAATATACTTCAGCACAGGTTTCAGAAGCTGTTAATAAGCTGTTGACTTATAAGATGATTGTCGCCATCGAATCAACAATTGATAATGGTTCTGGTGTTCAGATTCCTGTTGTTGGAGCCCCTGTCCAATACAGAGCAACTTTTTCGAGTAATTTGTGAGTAAGGTAGTAGCGATCAGACACAGTACTGTTGTCTGGGTTACTGGTACCATGACCATTGATGGTCGACATTTAACATTGAATCTTTCTTGTAGTCGTTGCTTAGTCACCTGGAATTACAAGAGATTTTGTGGTAATATTAATTCTGTAAAAGAGAAAGCCTTGACTGTGTTTGGTATGGAACATACCAAGTGCATTGCAAAATGAACGTCCAGAGAATCTTACTGTCGTGGAAAGAAGAGTTTGTTCAAGTTGGGTGGTTAGCAGATTTCCATCCCATGCTAGAGATTTATGAACCAATCGATTTAGGCGATGGCCGTTCTTATCAGTTGCGCTACGCTAAGACTTACGGGGCTAGTTTTTGGAGACCAGAACTAGAAGAGATGGAACCAAGACTAGGAGAGCTAGATTCAAAGCCAGGTGGAGTGGGTATCTATGCTGAGTGGCTTAAAAGGCAATGCTTCAAGGTTGGTGATCAAGATCTTAGAATAGCAGATGCTTCAATTAGGGGGTTGGGTGTTAGTAGATTCCTGTTTAATGAGATCACTTTCAGCTATTCATCAGCTGTTGGAACCAAGCAATAACATAGGTTGTTAGTTAAGTTTAGCTTAGTATGCAATACAGAAAAGAGATTGACTAATGTGGGAACTATACGGTGTAGATGTTTCTAACTATCAGTCGACAACAGGTCCAGGCGGAAAGTCATATGACGAATTAGCCAGGACATGTAAGTTCGCCATGGTAAGACTCTCTTATGGCACCTACAAAGATCCAGCTGCGGTTCAACACTTCAAAAACTTTAGAGCGGTTGGAATCCAGGTTGGTGGGTACCATTTCTTTCGTTCAACCCAATCAGTAGCTGATCAACTTACTGTTTTTAATGCTCAAGCTGCAGATTGTGGGTACCTGCCAGGTGATATTGCCCCTTCTTTAGATATTGAAGATGACCCAAGAGTTGCTACTGTTAGTCCGAGTTGGGTTCCCCAACTGAGGGAGTTTATGGCTTGCTTGCTTTCTACTTACGGAGAGGCAATGCCTTATCTTACTCAGTATGCTTATAACATACTGTTAAAGCCTTCTTTTATTTTAGTCAGACCTTTGTGGGTGCCTTATTGGGTTAACTCATCTAACCCAGCATCTCCTGGTGGAGTTACTCCAGCGATTTGGCAAAGAAGAGTTGGGCCATACGTTTTTAATGGCGAGGGCGGAGTGTTCAAACCCCAGTTAATAGATCAAAATGTAGCACACAATGTGTTACCACTAGCTCGAACAGTAGCTAAAATGCCCGTTGTTGTACCACATACTGATACCCCACCACTGCATACTGAAGAAGACCTCTGGAAGAATCGTTTGGATAGCATCACTAACGATGCTTGGAGCCAGTTAAATTTGAAGCTAGAGCCAGATGATTACGAAACTTACGATGGGGATGGAAAGGTCAAGTAAGAATCTTGTTTTCAGTACTTGATTAGTTGAAGATCATTATTATGATGTTTGTATGGAAAAGAAAATCGTCCGACACATCATTCAAATCACAAATGATGATGGTGAGTGGGGAGATTACGCTCCAGGATCAGTTGCTCGATTAGATTTGGAGTCTACTATCAGCATTGCAAAAGCACTAAAGCCTGATAGGAGACGTATGCGAGTAGTTACTCTGACTGAAACAGCATCAACAGAGGTTGAGTGATTAACCTATCTGAAAGATTTGCTAGCGATCGATTCAAAGTGATCGCAACCTTTCCAGATGGTGTTCCAGTCAAAGTCTGTTCTAGTGAGGAGGGTTTTACATTCTGCGAAGCTTGTAGAGTTTTAGAACATGCTGCTAAGTTTTACGTTGGTATGAGATTGCAAATTGTACCTGATTTTGAAGTTGTTGAAGGTTTGGTAGAATTAACCCAGGAGTTGAAATGAGAAGTTGGAATTCACGTACTGTTCAGTTGAAAGAAGATCTGCCCTACAACCTGCTGACTGACACTGATAGTTACAAGTTCAGCCACCCTGGTTTGTATCCCGACGGTACGACCAGTATGCAAAGTCATCTTATCGCACGTGGTGGTGAGTTTGATACCTGTACATTAGCAGGGCTTCAGTACATTCTTCATAAGTATCTAGCAAAGCCAATCACGCTAGATATGATTGAAGAGGCTGAAAGCTTTGCTGGAAAGCATGGTGAGCCTTTCAACAAGGAAGACTGGCTCTATGTTATGAAAAAGTATGGCTACCTTCCAGTCAGGATTCGCGCTATTCCTGAAGGGTTGGTAGTACCAGTAAAGTCAGTACTAGCTACGGTAGAGTCGATGGTTGAAGATGCTCGGTGTTTCTGGATCGTATCCTGGATCGAAGATATCCTCGAGCGCTTGTGGTACCCTAGCACAATTGCAACTACCAGCAGGGAATCAAAGAAGATCATCAAAGAGTATCTCGATCTTTCTTCTGATGATCCAGAGGCTGAAATTGGGTTTAAGCTTCATGACTTTGGTGCTAGGGGTGTTGCCACTCTAGAGCAGGCTAGAATCGGTGGAGCAGCGCATCTTTTTAGCTTCTTCGGTTCAGATACCGTAGAAGGTATTCGACATGCTAATCACTATTACGATTGTGAAATGGCAGGTTTTTCAATTCCTGCAACAGAACATTCTGTAATGGCTATGTGGGGTGCTAATCATGAGATTAGCTGTTGCGAGAATTTCATTCGTAAGATGTTGATTGAACGCCAGGTTCCAGCAGGATCTCCAAAGTTTGCAGCTTGCGTTAGCGATACTTATAACGTGTTTGAGATGTTTAAAGCTTGGACTCATCCCTTCTTACTCGATCTGATCAAACAATCAGGTGGGACTCTAGTTGCTAGACCAGATTCAGGTAACCCGCTAACGGTTCTTCCAACTTTGTTTGAGATTCTTCAATCAAGGCTGCCAATTACTATCAATAGTAAGGGTTATAAGCTGTTGCCATCTTACTTCAGGATGATTCAGGGTGATGGCATTGATATGCAATCAACCAGAGCTATTTGTAAAACTCTGACTGACCTGAAGTGGTCGATCTCAAATATTGCCTTTGGTTCGGGTGGGGGTTTGCTTCAAAAGGTAAACCGAGATACTCAGATGATCGCTTTTAAGAACAACCATGCTATCATTAATGGCAAATCAGTTGCTGTTAGAAAGAATCCTATCACAGACAGTGGTAAGGCTAGCTTGGGCGGTCGTTTAGATCTAGCGCTGATTGATGGCGTTTACAAAAATGTTGTGCTAGATCTTGGTGTTGATAAACATCCCCAATCGGTTATGAATACTGTCTTTGAGATGGGTGATGTTATGTACCACACTACTATGGACGCTTGTCGGCAGAGGATGGCGCTGTAATGAAAATTCCAAAAGAGGTTACTGCCAGATTTGTAAACGAAGATACTCGATTTGTTATCAGTGGTATTAAATGCTCTACTGATGATGGTTTAGCAGATTTCACTATTAAGATTGAGCGAGAATGATGGACTGGGGAGTTAAGAGTTCGATTAAAAGGCTGTTGGTTGATCAGCCCAAGGCCAAACTATACCTAGCCTTAGCAGGGTCGGGGATAGGAACACTATTGAAGATACAGGAAATTCCCGGAGTATCTCAAGTTCTTCATGGTGCTAGGTTGATTTATGGCAAAGAGGATATGACAAACTTCTTGGGTTTTGAAGTAACTCAAGCAGTGTCAGAAAATACCTCAATCTACCTAGCGATGGAAGCATATACACAAGCGGCCGTCAATCACTCCACTATGCCAATAGGTATTGGTTTGACAACTGCTATTGCTAGTAATCGAGAGCATAAGGGTAAGCTAAGAGGTCATGCTACCATTATCTCTGACAAGCTAATGTGTACATGCGAATTTACCCTCCAACCAGGTGTTGGAGAGAATGCCCGAAGGCAGCACAACGATACCATAGATCTCGTTCTTGAAGGTCTGCTTCAGTCTACGGTGTCTAAAGAAACCACCTCTTATCCTGTAGTCACTAATTGCTCTGAAAAAGCCTTGAGGCTGTTTTTAGAGATGGGCTATTTTGGTTCAAATGGGTTTAGGGGTAATTCAGAGCGGAATGGACCACCTGATGCAGTTATCTTTCCAGGTTCGTTCAACCCGGTTCACGACACCCATTTGCAGATGGCTAAATCGGTGTCTGAAGAGTTGCGAAAACCTGTAGTACTCTTGGTTAGCACTGACCCACCACACAAATCACAGCAACCAGTAACAAACTTTCTTCGAATTGTCAACACCGTCCGTAAGTGGAACTCTTCGTATATTGGTCCAGCTGGACAGCTTCATGTTAAATTTCATACAGGTCTGCCTTTGTTTGTTGACAAAGCTAGGTTTTTTTCAGATCAGCAATTTATTGTAGGTGCTGATACTCTTGACAGGTTGCTCGATTCAAAATGGGGTCTACCAACGTGGGAAGTAATTAACAGGCTGAAGAATTCTAGAACGCAGCTTATCGTGTTTGATCGTATTTTAGAAGATGATTCTGTTTTGATGCTTCGTGATGTTCTAGATCAGTATCGAATCTGGCCTTATGCGAAGAGTAATTTTAGACAGGTTCCACATACTCCTTCAAAGATCAGTTCTTCTGGGTTGAGAGCTGAAATAGCCAAGCTATAATGTATCAAGAACAATCTGAAACCTTACTAATGACAGGTTTAACAACTGGTTATTAGTCAATTTGTTGAAGATTAGTACTTGATTTAGGTTCTAATCATTATTATGATGTTTGTATGGACGAAGAACAAGTAAAGCGGTTGACAGAGATACGAGATTCTGCGATGAGGAGTTGGATCAACCTAAGGTTTGATCGTGGTTCTGATTATGAAAAAGCTGTAGCTTATGCAAAAATCGAAATGATCGAAAACATTGCACACATTTTTGGTGTTGAGCTAAAACCCTACTCTCCTTGAAGGTTCTTTATGTCACATACCTACGAATATCCTAGACCTGCTTTAACTGTCGATGCCATAGTTGTACACCAAAAACAATCTGGTGGTTACAAGATTTTGTTGATCGAACGTCTGCATGACCCATTTAAGGGATGCAAAGCGTTGCCTGGCGGGTTTGTCAACAGCGGTGAATCGACTGAGGAAGCAGTATGTCGAGAGCTTCGAGAAGAAACCACGCTAGACTTTAAGCTAGAGCAGTTCAAAGAAGTTGGCGTGTTTAGTAAACCAGGTCGAGATCCAAGAGGGTGGGTTGTTAGTGTAGCTTATCTAGCTGAAGTCGAAGAAGAATTTGCAGTAGAGGGATGCGACGATGCTGCTTCTGCTAAGTGGTATGAACTGCCCCGCTGTTCTTTTTCATTGGATCAATTAGCTTATGATCTTCTGGAAATGAACCTAGCTTTCGATCACCGGATGATTATTCTCAAAGCGTTTGAGGTGATGCTTCGTGGATGATTGGTTGAAAGATTTTGAGGAGATGTTTCCTGAGCACTATAACTTGTCAAAAAAGAACAAGTCTAGGTCTAAGAAAGTAGCTTATTTCCAACAAATATCGACTTCAGAAGACGATCCACTAAGAGTTGACTGGATCGATGAGGCTACGATTGATTACGTTGGTGGGTTGGGGATTACCATCCTACCGGGTCGGAAAGACAGCGGGATGGGACTGTTTAGGTATAAGAGGGATCTGATCCAAGACATTCGTCAGCTGAAGCAAGACGGAGTCAATACTCTCGTAAGCCTTGTTGAGGGTGAAGAAATAAAATGGGCAGTGAAGACTAGAGCTGTCGAATTCTTTAACCAAATCAGAAAAGTAGGGATTAATCCGGTTTGGTACCCAATCATTGACATGCATGCTCCTCACCCGAAGAATATTCGACCTGTTATCCAGCAATTGGTACAACAGATTCGTAGTGGGAAGAAGGTCGTAGTTCATTGCAGAGGAGGGTTAGGTCGAGCTGGAACTGTTGTTGGAGCAATATTGATAGAGATGGGCTACGATCCAGATTTTTCTGTTGATGCTGTTAGAGGTGCTAGGCCTGGTGCTATTCAAACTCAAAGTCAAGAAAAGTTTCTTGACAAATACTGGGACCTCTGCTGCAAGTAAGCTGTTAGAATCGTCGTAATCTAACTTATCATTTGAGTCAAGGGAAATCTTGACTCAAATTGACGAAATCTTTGCAAAGCTTCAGAAGTCAATTGAAGGTATTGCTAGTCAAGGTTATGTTAGTGACGAATACCTAAGCGAAGGCATAGATCTTCGACAACGTGCTCCAAATGCTATTCAGTGGGTTTCAAGACCAGAGTTCTTGAATGTCCCTAGCATTTTCAAGCATGTTCGTCAATACCAGATAATCAGAGACTACTTCCAGCTGCGATGCCCGTGTTGTAATTACGGTAAATCGGACTGCTGGGGTAAAACAGAAGAAGAGCTCAAAGCCGAAATATTGCTTGAGTGGAACAACGCAGCTGGACAGGAGATTTGTCCAAGCTGTGGTATGTCACGTACCGAACTCTTTGCAGAAGATGCTATTGTAGAGTTCGATACTCTGATTGGTGTAGCAGGAATGCGTTCTGGTAAGTCAGTCATGGCTGGACTTATTGGAACCTTCATGCGTCATGTGCTCATTACAATGGGCATTCAAAAACGAGGTCGACTGCACAACCTGTTGGAATTACTTCCAACGCAGAATCTGGAAATGGCTTTCGTTGCTACGACAGCAACACAAGCCATGCAGACGATTTGGGTTAATTTTTACGAGCAATGCAAGGGGTCTCCTTGGCTGAAGGCATATGTTAAGTGGGTGAAGCAAAAGGAGGCTAAGCAGGTTTGTCCCGAAGGAATGAGGCCTTGGGAGTATAAAGAGCTTGAAGACCAGATAGAAGATGGTTATTTGATGCTCAACTGCGTCAGTCTTAACAGCAACTCAGCTGGTATGGCTGGTCGTACGAGAGTTGCTTTCTTCATCGACGAGTTATCAAGATTTGGTCTTGGTGATAGTAAGATGGGAGCAGATGAGGTCTGGGCAGTGTTTGAGCACAGTCTCAAGACTGTCAAAGGTGCTCGTAAGAGGCTTGATATCAAAGAACCTTGGTTGGGTAGTGCTATCGCAATTAGCTCTCCAATGAGTATTAGCGATAAGACTATGATCCTCTATAAGCAGTCTGAAAGAATGAAAGGGATGATGGGTTTCAAATACTCAACATGGACTTTCAATCCGACTCTAACTAGAGAAGACTTTGATGTTGAGTATGATAGAGACCCTCTACTAGCAGAACGGGATTTCGGCGCTAATCCACCAAATGCTACAAACCCACTAATTCTAGATCCAGTAAGGTTTTGGAGCTCAGTTGATAAGACTGCAGTGCCTACAGCTAAGTTTAGGACTTCTTACCCTGTCGATAAGTCCGGTAGGGAGTATGTTGGTGTTGAGCTAGATGAGGCTACTTTTGATCGTGGCAGACCTCTGTACATATTTGGAGATGCTGGCAGTACTTTCGACCAATTTGCTTTGGTGGCTTGCTCATGTATGTGGATGCCTGCCTTCTCTGAGACTACTTATGAGCTGAGAAAACGTTCTCAAGAAGCAAGGCACTTAGGTGGAACACATCCTGAAGGAAATGAGCATTTAGCAGGTGGGACATACATCAAACCTTTTGATGCTAATCAAGAAGGGGAGATGACTTTGGTAACAATTCATGAATGGTCAATGAGAATTGTTCCTGAAATGAATAGACCTGTTTGGTTTGAATCTGTACTCGATATCTTGCGGAAGCTAAGTAAATATCGAGTCATTGCCCAGGTTGCATTCGATCGATGGAACAGTGAGTCTACTATTCAGACTCTTAGCAACATGGGCATTGCTACTCAGTTGATCAACCTACAGATGACTGATTATGTCAAGGCTGTTCAAGATGCTATGGTTGGCAGGTTGAAGTTACTACCACCTGCAGAAAAGGATCATCTAAGCATTGACGATATGGGAAGAATACAGCTTGGATCTGCTGTTCCTTCAATGACTGCTGAAGGTGTTACTTTGTATGAACTCTTGAAACTGGAGCGGGACAAAGACTTAAGAAAAGTTTTTAACCCACTGAAGGGTAAAGTTCGTGGACAGGACAGCGATGACTTAGCTGCTTGCTTAGTTGGAGCTCATCGTTTAATTCAAGAGAGTATTGGTAAGACTGTTCGAGGTTATAACGGAAAAGAGATGGGCAAGGCCAAGGAAATTGGTGGAGCAGCTAATTTTGTTGGTAGGATAGCTAGATCTCGCTGGGGTAGTTAATGGCAACGGCAAGAATTGTACTAATAGGTCAACCTCTCAATCCATTGCCAGAACATGGTCCATGGTCGCATGGTGATTATCTTGTTGACCCTGATGGAAATATTTTAGGAATTGCGACTGCTACAGTAGGCCCACAGGGTGCTACTGGACCAAGAGGAGCTACTGGACTTCAAGGCCCACAGGGTGTAACGGGTGCTACTGGACCAACGGGTCCAGCTGGAGCAACTGGAGCTCAGGGTATTCAAGGACCACCTGGAAATATTGGTAGCACAGGTATACAAGGTGTTACGGGAGCTGGTGTAACGGGTCCACAAGGCGTAACGGGAGCTACTGGCCCAACTGGAGCAGCTGGTGTTACAGGGGCAACTGGACCTGCTGGACAACCGGGGATTACAGGCGTACAAGGTCCCCAGGGAGCAACTGGACTTCGAGGTGCTACAGGCGTTCAGGGTCCAATGGGAGTTGGAACTGGATCTACGGGACCTCAAGGAGCTACAGGTAGCCCAGGGGCGACTGGACCAGCTGGAGCAACAGGACCTCAAGGAGCTACGGGGGTTCAGGGCGTAACAGGAACTACGGGTCCTGCTGGAGTGACTGGTCCAACAGGGCCAAGAGGGTCTACGGGTGCTACTGGAACTCAAGGGGTTACAGGTGCTACTGGACCAACAGGACCTCAAGGCGCTACTGGTCAACAAGGACCAACAGGTCCAGCAGGTGCGACTGGTGTTCAGGGACCAACTGGACCAACAGGACCAGCAGGGCAAACTGGGGTTACTGGTCCTCAGGGTAATCCAGGTGTAACAGGATCTACAGGACCTCAAGGCAATGCTGGTGTAACAGGGCCTACTGGACCAGCTGGGGTTCAGGGCGTAACAGGTCCCACAGGCCCAGCTGGGGTTCAGGGCGTAACAGGTCCCACAGGCCCA